CCCATACGGGTGGGGGTCAAGGGGCTAGAGGCTTGCGGCATAACGCTGTACTGAAGAGCAGCGGTAGGCTACCCGTTAGCGTGGGGCAGGGTATAAAGCAGCACTGCGTAGCCAAAGGCTGAGCAGTACCACGGTCTATAGAAAGTAGCCTAGTGCAACCCCATAAGTCAGCGTCAGGCAAGCCCTACTCGCAGCGCAACGCTGCTACGCAGCGTGGTGCTGCTCGTCTATGAGTGGCTTGTTACGCCAACCAATAGCGTGCGGCTGCGCCCACCCGAAACAGGCTTGCAGTGCCTTGTTACGCAGGGCTAGTTACGCCCCTTAGCCGGAGGAATGTAGTTACGCCCCCTAGTTACGCTTCTTATGACCACGCATACCTCTCCAGCAAAAAAAAATTACAAAAAAAAATTGACCCCTGCGTAGTCCTTTGATTACCGGATTATTGATAGGTTAGTTACGCATCGGGCTAGTCATGGCTGACGCTTTTGCTACTGCATTCTCCTTCTTGAAGGCTTTGCAGCCCTCGCCTCACCACATGGATGAGGGGTTATCTGAGGAGCAAATGCGCCATTACAATAACATGCAGCGATTTAAGGCACGCTTTGGAACAGGTGAGGCTGAACACCCACTACCTATGCCTGAGTCTATGCCTCTACGCAACTTAAACCCCGGACAGTACCCATTCAGTGGGCCGGGTGGCCCAAGAATGAGCAGTCTACCTGACCCTACCATAGAGCCTGAAAACCAAGCACCTGAGCCTCCTATGCATTTACACCCATACATGATGGATTACATAGAAGAACAGATGGGAGACCAACCTCGACCAATTAAACCAGTCAATGTTAGTGGTAACCCAATGGGTAGACTGAAAGAAGGCGATATACAAAACCTAGCAGAAGAGTTTCATATTCCTATGAAGAAGGCATGGGAGTTTTTGAGAAGGTGAAGAGATGTGTCACCTTTTGAGCAAGCCTACCAAGTCCTAAAAGACGACCAAGACGACCCACGATACAGACCTATTTTGATGGGTGATTGGGGAGAAGATGACTACGGTGGGCGAGATAAAGTTGAAGAGCAATATTTACCACAGATTCTAAGAGATTGGAGAGGCGGTAGGTCAGGAAAAATAGGTCATGGGGCAAACCGATATGCATTAGTTGGTGACAAGACTGTAGAAAAAATACCTCAAAGTTGGGGTTATGCACAAGATAAAACTTCATTGGCTATGATAAATGCACTTGCTTCACTTGGTTATCCTATTCTCCCTGAAAGACCTATTGCTACAAATAACCCTCGCTTTTTCCCAACAGAACAAGATAAAGTAGACATGAGTTTTAGAGATTATATTGACCCACTTATTTATGCTGATGATGAAGAATCACAAAGAGAATTGAAGGAACATAGACGGGTTTTTATGAATGAATTAAGAGACCTTGACACAGAGGTTGCTGAATCTCCACTAGGATATGCTTTAGATGTGGGTGACATAATAGAAAATGAAGAAAATGTAGGCTATGATAAAGACGGAAATCTTGTAGCAATTGACCCCTTTGTAGGCAACGCTTACCCACTTCAAAGATTTGGAAAACTATTACATTCAATGACTGGGCGAGTAGGCGGAAATGATAATGCAGAGCGATACTTTGGTAGAAAGGCAAGACAGGGTGCTGGTAGGAACTGGCGTAGAAATCCCCATTCAGGTACAAGTCAAAAAGATAAGTTAAAGTGGATGTATCGAGGCTTCAAAGATGTACCTCCAATGCAACTTGACTCGTTTACTCAATTATATCACGACCAAGAGCAATTCAAACCGTGGGATGCTGCCGAGCAAAAATTGCTTGACGACCCTTCTGCATTTGGTGAATACGAGCCAAATCCAACTCAAAGAGAACAATTAGAAAATGTAATTGCTGCTGGCCGTGGTAATTATAGAGCAGCAGGTAATGCTTTACAATGGATGAATACTCCTCCTGAGCAAAAACGCCTGTATGAGTTTGGTGATAATGAACACGCAAGGCGTTACAGATATATGTTAGATTTCTTAAAACCTGAACCTGAACCTGATAGTTTTTGACTATTGAAAGACCACTAGCCTTTTATCAAGCAACATCATCGGATTAAACATGACCGCATTTGACGATGCCTTTTACATATTGAAAAACGAACACATGTTTGACATGGCATGTGATGCACTGCTCCGCAAAGGCAAAGCAGAAGAAATGATACAACTACAACAGATGAGGCAGTTTGTTCTTGACAATGAAAACTCACCTGACCCAGCAAAGCGACAAGCGGCTGAGGACATGTATCAACATCTAACTCGCATTATGAGTGCTCAGTCACGCACTTCACCTATGGTAGCACCTGAAGGGCCAGTTGGCGAAGGTGGTTCTATGGGTGCTATGGCTGGTAGTGCTCAACCACCTGAGCATCCAATGATGAAGGCTTGGGATAATTTGCGAAAGAATGTGGTCGGTATGCAAGACGGAATACAATACAGTATGCCTCCATCAGTTGCATCTATGGCTCAACGACCTTTAGTTCCTGAAATGACAACTCAAACATCCCCTGCACCGGGTATATTTGGTCGTTTCAAGCAACCAGTAACCACTCAAGTCCCAACTGGTAATATGGTAATGGGTGGCCCACAACCAATGAATGTTCAAGAAAATCCACAAAGCCCTATGGCTGGATTTGGAGCAGGTCACCCTAATGTTTCAACTCCCGGAGGAATAGAGTCAATGGGAGCAACACCGGGTAGTGCAGTAGAGCGTATGCCTCACCCAAGTCCTTTCAATATTCCGGGCCTCCCTCCTAAAATGAGCCTTGCTGGTCAAGGTTACACTGTGGATGATGCTGGCGAATATGTAAGACCGGAAAACCCCTATCAAAGTAAAGAAGTTAGAGAGCGTTTTGAAGATAAATTAGCCCAACCATTAGGTAGGACTATTGCTGGTATTAGAGATGCGAATACACCGAATCAACAACAAGCGGGCGACCAATTTAACCGACAGACCCGACAGTTTTGATGTCGCTTCATAAGCGATATGCTTTTGTTTAAGCACGCTTTGGCATTAGATAATGCCGAGTGAAAACTACGACTTCATCTCAGGGGATTCTCCTGATGAAATCGAGAAGTATTTTCAACTTTTGACAAAAATACCACAGGCATTCAAAGGTATCAAAGCAGGTGTAAAAAATCTTGCTGGTAAAGTCGGTGTCAAAGGCGGAGGCTCGGTAACAGAAGCAGCAGGTGCTGCAAAAGAGGCAGCAGGTGCTGCTGAAGGTATGGCTAGTGCTGCTGAAGCAGTGGAGTCTGCTGCACCTAAGCCGAGTTTACCCAAAGCAAGTGATGGAACAGACAGCGTACCTTTACCTGAATCACCTGCTGCTGAACCAGCGGCTGAAATGCCTGAACCTGAAGAACCAAGTGGGGCTGGTGGTAACAAGACTGATTACAAAAAAATCGGTATGCAGTTAGCCGGACAGATGCAAGCACAAAATGCTCAGAGAAAACAAGCGCAAGAGCAGCGTGCTATGGAAATGGCTAGGCGTGGTGCATCGGTACAAACTGGTGAGCCAATGAACCTTGCTTGGCGTTTGCTCAAAAATATTGATGAAGTTCAATTGTGTCCAACTTGTCAAGGTGTTGGTTTTGGATGTAGGTATTGTAAAGGAACAGGGCTTGCTGATAATGAACGATTTCATCCCGAAGATACAACTAATGAATATCCGGGTTATGATGAAGATTGGCCTTATCCAACAGATAAAAAAATAGGGCAAACTGTGCCGGATGCGCAAAAGACAGATGATGGAAAACCTATCACTTTTTTCCATAATACTGAAGATTGGCTTGCTTCAAGACCCGAACCCATCAAAATGCGAACTAATTCTCAAGACCAACCTTCATTTATGTATATGCCTTTTGCGGGTGCAAGTAAAGAAATGAAAAACCCTGCGGCTAAGATTTTTCGCAGAAGCGAACCCATGAACCTTGTTTGGCGGTTGCTCAAAGAAGAAGATGATGAAGTTCCCGACCCTCGTAAGTTCAAAATGCCTCAAGAAGATTATGTCGAGGCACTAAGAGAAAGAGCGAAGAGAATCAAAGGGCGACAAGCAGACCCCAACATGGCTGAAAATACAGAAAATGTACCAATGGGTCTGAAAGAAAAAGTGCCATTTACTCAGCCACCGGGCGGTGGGCCTATTCAATTACCGACTAAATTAACGCCTCCTAATGCTAGTCAAGGAATACAAAGAAGAGTTCATCCATTTACAAGAGAGGGTACATTTGAAGGATTACCACTAGATACACCTGACGCTGACCCTAAAAAATACTTCACTCGCAGTGAAGCGATGGATATTGCATATCAATTGTTAAAGTTTGAAGAACTAACAGATATGCACGCACCTGCTCCAAGAAACTTCAATGAGTATTTTGGTATCAAAGATTCATGGGTGAGTTTACCAAAAGAGGGGATGGATGCACGACCTCAATTATATGATGAAGTAGCCAACGCTATGAACATCGCTTACAAACCAGTGGGTGGTCACGATAAATACAGTGATGGTAATGATTTGAAAAATGAAAGCAAGCACGCTCGGTATGATATGATTGACAATGACCAAGACCCATATGTAGACGCAGCAAGAGTATTTTCTCAACAAGAGCAAGGGTTCAAAGCATCTATTACCGCACATGACGGACAACCAGCAGCAAAGCGTGCTGCTGTAGACCATATGATGGAGCATATGCAAATACCGGGTCATTACATAGAAGTTAGTGGAGCATGGCCTAGAATCTTTGACAAACAAGGTATGCAACCTATTACAGACTATGACCATATTAGAGAATTAGTAAACAGACCTTTGCGTGAAACTGAAACAGCACCGGGTACTTACACTCGCAAAATAGGAGAGAATGAGCGAGAAAAACAAATATTTGGCTCACCAATGAGAGATGGTGCTACTTGGGCTGATGACTTTATGCAACAAGCAACAGAAGCAAGTAGAAACAATTCGGCTCTAGTTTTGAATGATTATAATTTTCCAAAATCAGTAGGAGTGATGTAAAATGAAACCGTTTGAAATAGCATGGGATTCGCTTGAAAAGAAATTATGCCCTGAAGGTAAAGCCGCTGCAAAACGCAAGTTCAAGGTTTATCCATCAGCATATGCTAATGGGTGGGCTGTGCAATACTGCCGTGGTAAGTTCAGGAAAAAGGGGAAAAAGAAATGATACCTCTTGAAGCAGCATGGGCTGTAATGAAAGCCAAAAAAGATGCACCAAATTACCGTAAGGCAACTGGGTCAAAAAAATGCGGTAACTGTAAAGCATGGGATTCGTCAAAAACTGACGACCCAATGACTGGTTACTGTGAGTGGTACGACTTTACTTGTAGAGCCGACCATGTATGTGATGCTTGGGCTGGTGAGTAAAATGCCTGAAGAGCCTCGCCCTTTTGCTCTAATACCTATGGAGGATTTATCAGAAATGTTGAATCCTAATTCAGACAAAATGATGAGGCTACTAGGTAAACACATCCCTAGAGAAATGCTTACTGCTGACCGAGCGCAAGAAGTCTTTAATGCGCTTAAACGAGAAGCAGAAATAAGAGAGCGTGACCAAGTATATTTCCCTCTACCTGATGAGCAGCCGCTTAACCAGCAATCAATGTTTAGAACTGAAACAAAGTTTAGTCCTAAGTTCCAAGATATAATGACAGGCGAACCAATGAACCTTGCTTGGCGGTTGCTCAAAGAGTATGATATTGAAGATGTTAAGAGATTGCTTGTAGGTGAAGGTGCTCATAGAGATTGGATAGAAAGGAATGCAAAAAAACTTCAACCCGGCTCTAATAGAGATTTACCAAGACCTCATGCTCTTTTATCCCATAAAGAACTGAGAGAGTTAGAGGCGCAAATGCAATATGACCCTAATTCTTATTATGAAGGTGAAGAAAAAGAATATACAGACCCGCAAACGGGCGAAGTTAAAACCTATAGGGAAAGTTTTTTCAAACCTCATTTCCAAGAGGTTCGTGATGAAATAGATTTAAGAGAATTAGAGAATACACCGTGGGAACTCCCTGCACCACAGACATTCAATTTTTTAGGTGGTGAGAGCAAACCAAGTTCTACTACAAGTTTCACAACTGATATGAGTTTCGGTGAGCCTTCTACTCTTGAGAGCATAGAAGGTAAGAAAAATAGAGGTTTTCAGGATATTTACACAGGCGAACCAATGGATATTGCATTCCAACTACTCAAAGAAGATTCTCTTGACCCTGAAGAGAGGACACCGATTAAAGACGAGAAGGTCAATTATAAGTTTCCATCAGCAGGGCCATATTGGACTTTGAATGATAGGCAAAAGAGAATAGCAGATGCTGTAATAGATTTACCAAGTGAATATTTATCTGAAGAAGGGTGGGATGGATATGACTTTGACCATTTATTTGCAGAGGGTCACGAAACTGTTCCCGACCAAGAATATGACCGGCTAGAAGCCGCACTAAGATACTTCAAGACATACATCAAAAACCACATGGCTCACCCCGATACTGATAAATCACCTAAGTTTTTAGAATCATGGGATGACCCTCGCCATCCGTGGGCTATGGCTAGGCATATGGCGTTTTACAGAGATACTGAGCCATATGACCATTTTTCTGAAGATTTCAAAGAGGCTAACAAAAGCGAACCAATGGATTTAGCATTTGATGCAATTAAGAAAAATCTAAACCGATGGTTCAAGGAAAAGTGGGTTGATGTATCTCGTAAAGACAAGGATGGTAAGCACCCACCATGCGGTAGAAGCAAGGCAAAAAAATCTAGTAAGGGCTATCCAAAATGCAGACCTAGTGTAAAGGTATCAAGTAAAACTCCAAAAACTTCAGGCTCAATGACTGAGGGGCAAAAGGCTGCTGCAACAAAACGCAAGCGCAGTAAAAAACAAGGTGTAGGTGGCAAGCCTACTATCGTAAAAGAAGATTTTCTGAGTGACCCTATGAGTGACTTTAACATGATGGTGGCTTTACAAGACGAAGCGTACAAATTGGCTGAATTGAATACGCCTTATTCTCGTGAAAAATATCCTGAGTATGATGACTATGTAGAGGAGATAGAATACCAAGGAGAAAACATTCTTATGCAAATGATGAACAAACCTGAGTATGCACATTTGAGAGAAAGATACAAGCAAAGTATACCAGTAATGACCGAAACAGATGAGTTTCCCCAAGACTTCATTAACGCAAACAAAGGTAGTCCGATAGAAATTGCATTTAGATTATTAAAAGCACCACGCATACCTCGTAAAAAAGGACAACCCGCTGGTTCAAAGAAACATTCTGATTTGTATACTGACGAAAATCCAAAAGGCACTATACATGGTTTAGGTTTCAAGAACCCAGCAAAGGCTCGCCAATCAGTATCTAAAATTAAAAACAGTAGCCGTAGTCATGCTCACAAAACACAGGCGGCTATTGCTATGGAACAAAGAGCACGAGAGATGGGTAAGAAACAAGAGGCCGGTGTTTATCGTAATTTTATTGAGCAACAAAAAAAGAAAACTCAAAATATGAAAAAGATGGTAGGTGTAAAACAATGAGTGCATTTGACGAAGCATGGGATTTGCTTGAAAAAGGCAAAAAGAAATCTAAGCCGTTTCATGGATATAACCCGAAACGGCATCACAAAAAAGGTGGATTAAACGCTAAAGGCAGAGCCAAGTTCAAGCGTGAAACTGGCGCAAACCTAAAGCCACCAGTTACAACTAAGCCATCCAAACTCAAGCCGGGTAGTAAAAGGGCAAAGAGGCGTAAATCATTTTGCGCTCGTATGGGTGGTATGAAAGGGCCGACCAGTAAGAAAGGTAAACTTACACCAAAAGGTGCAGCGTTAAAGAGATGGAATTGTTAGTATGACAGATATTGGTATAATCCGTAAAGAGCGTAAATCTCCTGAAGCAAAGCGTCATAAAAAAGAATATGACACAAAGTATGAGTCATCGCCTGAGCGAATCAAATACCGAGAAGAGTTGAATAGAGAAAGACGAAAGCGTGGTATGTACGGTGACCACTCTCACCGTGACATTTCTCATACCGAAGGTGGTAAATTGACAGTAGAAGATGAGCACGATAATCGAGCACGACATTTCCGAGAGAAAGGCACAAAACGCCCTTTAACAAAAGGACTGAGAGGCGATTTAGAGTTGTTAAGAAATCTTATGAATGGGCCAATGGATGAGCAAGACAAAAAGATAGCACAGGCTCTTCTTACATCGTTAGATGACTACAAACAAGAAGAGGGTGGCGAAGATAGAAAAGAATTGATGCATCCTTATCCATTCTAAGTTGTCCGACTTGTCTAATGTCTGATATAGACAAATAATATATTCTTGTAAAATGTATAAACAATACAACGGACAACCCGGACAACAGCCCCAGCAACCTTTATGGTGACCCCCGGAGTGGACATACCAGTGGACACTATGGACTCAACTGACCATCACGAAGCAGAAATTAGGCTAATGGGATTGATTTTAGCCCAAAGCACACTTGTTGGAGTAGCAATCGGTATCTTTGATGCTGAGGTTTGGCTCAAACAAGATAGCGTTTGGATTAACGGATTTACTTATGCTATGGGTGCATTCTTTATGCAAGGAATCGCTTACTACTTTTTCAAAATGTTCTTTGAGCAAAATCTACAGGAAAAAGTACGACACGGTAACATTGAGAAACAAAGAAACCACCAATACCGTATGATGCAGCAACAGTTTGATAACCGTAGGGCTGAAATGGAAATGCGAATGCAAGAAGCGCAACTTGAGCGTGAACTTCGCTGGATGGAGGAAAACCCCGGTCAGATGCCCCCAAGTTGGGGAGTAGCAGGTGGCTCTCCATCAATGGTAGGCTCATTTGATAGTAGGGGTGGAGGCTCTTCGGTCTTTGATAGTAGCCGTATTCCTACTCACGAGGCAAAAATCCAACAACCACTTACTCTTGGTATAGATGAAGAAGTACCACTGAAGAAAGACGGCACTCCTGACAAAAGGTATCAAAAGAAAGAGTGAGGAATATGAATGGGTCGAATCTTTCGTACACCTTCTGATGATGCAACTGAGAGTACCCTTCGTGCTATTCACATAGCCAACACTGTGGATAATGCCTACGAAAGAACATGGGGTTGGATAAAAACTGTTCTTGCATCTCTTATCACAGCCTTAGTTGTTAGTGGTATTGAGTTTCATAATACCAGTTTCAGTGTTTATGAAAATACTGTAGAGTGGACTGTTGATAAGTTAGACCAACTTGTTAATTGGCTAAAATGGTGGGATTGATGTTCTATGGTAGACGCAGGTGGCACAGCCTTAGTAGGCGCAGCGATGTGGGGTCAGAATCTCTATAATTCTTACAAACCAAGAAAAGTTGGTGTCTATGGAGCACCTATGGTTGGTAAAACTACGCTTGACCGTTACCTTACAACTCCGGGTGAAATGGAGGAAATACCCGAAGGTGAAAGAACTACTCACTCTCGTATACTAAAAATTGGTAAGTATAAAATGCCAAAGCCAACGAGAAAAAGAGTATCTTGGCAAGGTGAAAGGCGAGTTGTATATTCTGCTGACATAGGGGGGCAAGAGCGTTTTTGGAATCTTTGGATTGAAGATATGGTTACTCGTGGTGTAGAAGCAATTGTCTACATTTTTGACGATAGAGCATTCAAAGGAGGAGATGAAGGCTTACAACAAATTGCAGGTTTTCGCTATCTTGTAGATTGTCTCATCAATAGAAACTATCGCTATCGCTCATTTTGGTCGAGACTAAAGGGTAAAAAATACCATCCAAAAGTCATCATGTTAGTAGCGAATAAGGCTGACCGATTTTTTGACGAGACTGCTTCAAAACTTTGGCACGATGGAAGAATAGGCGAGCACAAGATATTTGACCCATTTAGAGATGATTTAATTCGCTTACAAAAAGCAGGTATTCCTACTAGAAGGTCGTTTATGGCAACAAGAATAGGATGGAATGTAGAAAAGACAATGGTGAGTCTTTTGACCTCGTGACCCAAAAAATGACCCCATAGGTAGCCTTTTGAATAACAACTCTTTCGGTGAGGATATGTCAGGTAAGAACTCTTCAACAACATTGGTATCTACTGGCGGTGGTAGCCGTAGTCTTAGAACCACAGTTCCTATGTGGATAGTTGAGCATTTTGGGTTAAATGCTGGTGACGATGTTCATTGGAAGTTTGTTGTTCAAGAGGGGCAGATTGTTGTAGTAATGACTCCTACGCCTGAACAGGTTGTGATAGGATGATTAACTTTAGTAGACCTCAACAACAACAACATCTTAACGAAGCACAATTAGCAACTTTGGCTATGCAAGGTAACGACCAACTTACTCAGGCTGCGTTACAAGAAATGCTAATGGCTCAACAAGGTATGCAAGAAGTTGCTGCTGCTCAGAATATAGAAGTCCCAAAAGTTAATTTTTATCCAAGTCGCCACCCTGACCCAAGAAAGGCTAGGCGTAAGGATATTAAGCAAGCCTACAAATTACTTCAACCAGCAAAGCGTTCAGTATTCAATCCTATGAGGTGGTTGTTTGGTCGCAAATACAGATATGCAAAAGATACTGGTACTTGTGTTGTAGATGGTTGTAACTGTGCCAATTTAATTCAACATGATAATCTCTACATGAAAATCAGCGATGAGGAAACTGGTCGCTCTTTATGGGAAATGTATTGGCAAAACCCAGTTACAGGCCAGCCTGAAGCATTTATTGCTCAGGATAAAGTAACCAGTGGTAGAAAATTAAAGGGAACATATTGCCCTGAGCATATGCATCTTTACCATCTTTTGGTAAAGTGGGAGGCCGAAGAGGATAAGCAAAATGAGATGAATCCGAGTCGCCTTCGTGATAAAGTAAAGAGAGGGGTATCAATTGTTACAGTTCCTATTTCATCTGTGAAGAAAAACGACCCGACACCTGCTATGCTACAAAAGTATGAGCCTTTCTTTGCTGAACTAGAAAGAGACGCAGGTAAAACAAAAGGTATCAATATACTACATTATGCAAACCCAGCAACTGGTCAAAACGATATAACGATGGTTGTATTCGACTTGCGTATATTCCAAATGGAACTACAACAAATGAATATGCCGACACAAGCATTTCAAGAGTTACTTAACACTGAAAATGCCAAAGTACAACAGAACATTGATGTTGGACTAACTACTGGGGATGCGTGATACGATGTTCAACTTCGGCAACCAACCACAGCAAAACAGCGGATTTAATCTTTCACAGACTGGAGGAGGGAACGGAGGATTAGGCTTGAATATGGGTACTCAAAGCAACTTTACTCTTGGTGCTCAGCCTCAGCAACAAAATCAAGGTTTCATGGCAGGTATGATGGGTGGCATGGGAATGAGCCAACAGCAACAACATATGATGCAAAATGGTCAGATAGCCCCTCCTTCTGAAATGGAGTTAATGTCTGCACTTTTACAATCACAAAATCCTATTCACCGCTTCATAGCAACTGGTGGGCTTGCGTCTCTAGTTGATTTGATTGCTACAGCAACAAGTCTTAGTTTGATAAACATTCTAAAAAATGGCACATTTGTTATGGATGAAGATGAAGGAGGTATGAAACTAGACCCTGCTACTTTACCATCTGAGTTACAAACTCTAAGCGCAGAAAATGTCAAAATGCTTCTTACTAATTTAGTATCACAAAGTCAGCAAACTGTTCAGCAAGCAGAAATGCAAAGACAGCAAATTATGGCTATGGCTCAACAATCAATGATGGGTAGTGCTCTTGGTGCTGCTTTACAAGATGAGGGTATGATGAATAAAGTCGGTGGCGGAATTGGTAGTGTCGCTCGTGGACTTATAGGACTACCAAGACAGTGAGGGAATAATATGCAACCGGGTAGTATGTCTGATTACAGCATGAGAATAAGTCAAGCGAGTAGCACTATATTTGCTCCAAGTAGAAATATCATTGTAGAAATGATAATGGTACAGTTTATTTCAATCATTATTGCTTGTGCATCTATCTTAGTTTTCAAGGGAGATTCAATGAGCAGCGGAGATGTTAGTGTATTTGTAGTAGGTATCTTTGGAGGGTTAGTTTTCCTGACTACTCTTTACTCCCGAATTACTCGGTAACCACTTGTCTATAGGACAGCCAACTGAGGGCGCAAGTGCTTTAATTTTCATTACACAATTGCACAGTCGGCAAGTACCCATTCTTTTTTGCATATAAGGGCATTGATAACACTCATCAAGCCTCTCCATGTATTCTTCTTTTGAAACTCTACGACCTTTCAGTGCGTCTTTTGAAGCATTAAGTAAATCTTTACCACGCCTTTTGAGAGGCTGTTTTGGGACTCTCTCGTAAGGTGGCAGCATGATACCTCCGAAAAGGTTCAGGAGAAAAAGCATTATGGGTAATGCTGCTTTAAGCGTGTCATGGCGGAGGGTGGTGGTATCACAAAAAGGTCTTGCCCTTTGTGCCAACATCCTAGTCGTGCCGACTTAGAAAAGGGTCTGCTTGATGGTGAAATATCACCTAAACAACTTGACAAAGATATGGGCTGGCGACTCAACACAACTGACCGTCATTTCCGTAATCACATGGGTCAATATCACATGGCTTCTAACCCTCAATGCAAAGTATGTGCTCATCCTGAAAGGGCTGATTTTGAGCGTAGATTCTTTGAGGATGGCTCTGAATCTGAGGCTATTGCTGAGGAACTTGGAATTGCTGAGTCATCAGTTTATCATCATATGAAGCATCACTTTCAACCTTTAGTTCAAAGAAGTGCAGCCGCTGAAATTACATTAGTGGTGGGAGAAGAAATCAACGCACTCAGGTCAAATGTTGAATTACTTAATGTTAAACTAACTGAGTTACTAAATGAAGGTAGCGTGCATGAAGATGGTTTTGTTAGAGACGCAGTTTCTCTACACAAAGAGGTCAGAGAATCAATAAAGGACTTATTGAAGATGAATGAACAATGGAGTCCTACAACTGAAAACAATCAAATTAACAACACAATTAACATTCTCAAACTTGAACTTGGAAAAGAAAGTCCTGAATCTTGGGCTAGAGTTCGTAAACAACTATTAGAGCACGCAGGTGATATGAATTGATGCCAGTTCCAGTGCCTGATTTGTTGCAGATGACCCATCCGGGTTATTCAATGGTGGATAGTAAATTGGTTATTTCTGAAAATCATGTACCAATGTATCTTGATTTTTGTCGCTGCGTTATAGAAAGATTTGAGCACTATGGTGAACTAAATATCACACCACCTGATTTATTCAAGTTGTTAGCAAAGTCTTTTCAGACCGTATTTGAAGATGACGACCCTACTACATTTTTCCCCGCTTACAATCTCATACCTCGTTTGCTTGAAGAGTTTGAATATACGATGGAAAACATGACTTCGGCATTTCAAGATAGTCCGAGAATAATGTCGTTCTATAGAAAAATAAGCGAAAAGTTGCGACAGTGTTTTGAATACCATATCATGGGGGATAATACATGACGGAGGGTATGATGGGTAGAACCTCTGATACGAGGATATACAATCCTCGCTCAGAATCCTCTGAAATGTTTAGGGCTAATCACGAAGATGAAAGGCCACCAAGCGGTATTGAAGATGCTAAAAGCAAGGAAAGACGCAAAGACAAAAAACAAGCCAAGCGAGAGCGAGAGGAAAAAGAGGATAAGAAAATCCGTCATATCAAAGTTCGCAGACACCATCTTGGTCTTGGTGATAGCAAACCTAGTGAAGATATGGATGAAGAAGAAGAGCAATACAAACCTCGTGGCTCTACAGATAATCCAGCAAATCAAACAATGCCATCAGGTGCTGGTGGATTCCTAAGTAGTCTTGCTATGGGTGCAAAAGGGCCGGGTGCTGCTGGGGGTCAAACGATTCAAATGTCTGAGCCTATGGATATGGCTTGGCGGTTATTGAAATACGATGAATATTATGACGATGACGATGACGATGACTTTTACCATGAAAGTTTTTACTATGACGATGACGGAAATCCTCGTGACCCTCGTAAAAATCCCGAACATGAATACCATGAAGAAAATATGTATGATGAAGCGGGTGAAGAACTAAAAGATGAAATTGAACAACTTAGAGCATCTCCCGGCTTCCTTAACAAACCTGAACCAGCGGTTACTGATAAAGAGAAAGAAGAAGAGGAACTTAAACAAAGTATTGCAGATTTCCTTTCTAGTCAAAAACTAGCAGGTGAGCCTATGGATATGGCTTGGCAACTACTCAAAATGTCTGAGGCTGAAGCCTTACATTACCACCATCCTGATATTGAAGCACAGCGTCATATTGATAAAAAGAGGAATGTTTCAGGACACCTCACAGGTCACATGAAGCAAGGTCTATCACGCAAAATAAGACAAGATGCGATAGATAGAGCACAAAGAAATGTATTAGCGGGTATTCCTGAATATCTACGATTTGCACATGGCACTCATCCTGAAATGATGAGACGCAGGGCTATGATACCTGATGATAAAACACCTTTGCTACCTACTACTGCTGATGAGAGAAATAAAATTGCTGATTTGGAAGAGGTTGCTAGGAAAATTAAACTAAACCCTCAAACTGTTTATCATCAACAAATGTACTCTACTCAGATGCTACCACCCGGCCCATTCACTGAACCCGAACCTGAACCTGAACCTGATATTCAAGATTCGCCTATACCCGGAATGGCGTTTGTTAATGGTCAATTAGTGCCTGACCCTCGTGTGAAAAAAAGTAGTCCTATGGACTTTGCTTGGGATATGATTCAAAAAAAAGAATCTAAGCGTAGCGTAGCCCGTAGACGCAAGAAAGAGGGTTATGCTAAGTGGCGACCATCTACTGGTCAGTTTGAAAAGCCAAAAGGCGGTGGTGACCAACGAAACATTACATCAAGACGCTCTAAAAACATCAGTCGTAATCTACCGATGGGGCGTAAAACTGGATTAAATCGTTCACATTTTTCTGTTGAGTTTTCACACCGAGGTCTTGCTAGTAAACAACCTCCGTCTAAAGACCCTCAAAAATACAGACCTTATCTTGCTTCACAAGATGCTCGTAAACTCTTGGGTGGAGTGAGAACAGTATACACACCACACATGAGACATAGCCAACGCTCCTTTATTGCTGGCCCTACAGGTGGTGGTCGCTTGACCAACACGCTTCAATACCCTCGTATTCCAAGACCAAGACTACATGCTGTTCGTGCTCCAAGTATCGTACCACCTAAGATGAAAGTACCTCGCTTAGCACGACCTAAGATGCCGAGCATGATAACAATGAGTGAGGACACTCCTCAGCACAGTGATATTCTCAAAGCCAATGCATATCAAGCAGCATTGATGCGAATTGCTCTGAAAGAGATTCGTGAATTAATGCGTGAAAAGAAAGACAAGGATAGTAAAAAGAAAGGTAAGGGTGAACCCGACACCGCTGGTGCTGCAAGCACTTTACCCAACTATCCAGCCAATAATCCCAAGCAAACAAATCGAAATCAGGGTGCTACAGAAGATGCAAATAATGAGCCACGAGATTATGGGCTTGACCCCGGTGCTCTTGTAGGTAGAGGGAGTGGGCGAGTTTGAGTATCTTAGTTCGCAAATCTATTATTCGCAAGGGTGACGGTGTTTACGGCTACTACACTAATCCCGAAACAGGGCGACTTGAGCCTTATCTAAAGACTGCTCCTCCTCCTGAAGCATTCCATCCTGACCCTAATATTCCCGATGTACCCGCTTTTGCACATCATGGTGCAGCAAAGCATCACCCGTCAGGACACTTCGGTATGGGCGAGTTAATTCCCGGTAAGTTCGCTACAGGTAAACATGGCGAGATGGTATACCTTGATGAGAACGGAGAGTCACATCACCACGGTATTGATGGTGTACTCCATGCTGTAGGTGAATCATTAGAGAAAAATGGATTGCTAGGTCAAAATCACCCGGAGTTAGGAGTTCTTACTCCGCAAAATCTTGTTCAAACAGCAATTGATATGACAAATGCAGAACATGAAGATAAAAGTGGGTATCATAATATTCCTGATGTTGATGATATAAAACATCGAAAGATTCGTGTTGCTGGCTATGGTGGTCGTAAACCTACAACTCGTGCTCATGTGTCTCAGAGTGGTGACTACATTACAGCATATACTAATCGTCAAAACCGTAACGAAAAGGTAGGTGCTATGATTGAATCATATGCTGTTCCTTACAATCATAATTTACAAAAGATACTACTAGAAAAACTTGGGCTGACAGATTTAGTTGGTGCTGAGTTTATTGACAATCCTCATATTGACATTAAGGATTTACACCCTCGTGGTAATCGTATTCGTGGTAGAGGTGGGGATAAAATTATGCAGACCCCTCAAGGGTATATGTTACCAAATCTCCACATTACTAATGCTCCTCCCGGTGTCACTCACGATGCAGCCCATACTGGAATCCAATCTTGGGAGGTTATGAATCACACTCCTGACTTCATGCACATGATGGCTGGTCGCCAACAAACTGGGCCAAAAAACTCTCTTGACAGTGCTAGAGTTCATATTGCTGAGGCGTTAAAAGTCATTGACCCTAATAAGATACCTGATGTTGATGTTCCGATTAACACTACACCGGGAACTACGGGAAAACCTAGATACACTATGATGAACCTTAGAACAGTATTGAGGACACCAACTCTTACTGAAGGTATGATAAAAGAATTATCAAGAACTCCAGCATTCAATATGTTGTTTGGTCGTATTATCAGTGGCTCAGCAGCAAGACCCGGTGTAGGTAAAAGAGCGTTTCAACATATTCTTGACACATTTGGAAAAGACCATGATGTTGGATTTGACGCTATGAGTGGTCACGCAATTCCGGGTAAACACCTAGAAACTCTTGACGGTCAAAAAACTACACAAGGATTGGGTACTCACGAAAACGCTGCTAAGTTTTACGCTAAGGCCATGTTGAGTGGTGCTCACGATGAGCACGACAGTGCGTTACGAGCCTACATGCCAAGAGACGCTGATGGTAATATTGATGCTGCTGTAATCCAAAGTTTAGGTTTGAATCTACAAAGTTATGATACAGTAGAGCAAAGAAGGCAAGGTACTCAGGCTTTAGCCGATTTGTTAAGTGAAGCATTTGGTCATCAAACTCGTAGACAATTACCTGAGACTCTCCCAACTAGCGGGTTATCTTCTCGTTACATGACATACCCTGATGAATTAGTTGAAAGATTACCTGCTCATGTTCCATTCTACAATGATGTATCTCTTGCTCCTAGTATGAGCACTTCAAGAACTGCTCCAGCAACAAAAAGACCTCGTTCTGCTCCAGCAGCACCAAGACCCGCTGCTGCTCCATCTCCACCTCCAGCCGCTGCTGCTCCCCCAGCGGCTGCACCACCCCCGTCAGTACCTCCAAGGGGAGCACCAACATTTACACCGCAAAGCCCTGAGTTAGTTGCAGCACGAAGGCGTGTTGGCGTGGCTGACCCAGCATCTCTTCGTAGAATTATACAAGCGGCTGGTGCAAGAGTACCTCAAGGACAAGGTATGCAACTATCCCCTCAAGAGCAAATGTATCAACAAACAATGGGCGACCCACGACAGCGTTTGCTCACCCAATACATGAAATCACAATCACAAGAACTCTCACCTATGGATAGAGTGATGAAGGCTATGGAGGATATGCAGATGGATGATGCTCGTGCTGATTCTAAGATTATGAAACACGCACTGGCTCGACCAATCAATGTTGCAGACCTATCAGGTATTCATCATCTTGCTAAGAGTGTAGACCTAACGCCAGTTGATATTCGCTCAATTGCATATGCCACTGGTGACTGGGAGAGAATCGCAAAGCGACTCAATGTTTCTACTGATGTTGTTAAGGTAGTCAAAGTAAGTGTAGGTGGTGTCTGATGGGTAGCATCTTAGTTCGTAAGCAATCGTCTATGCAAATGGGTATGCCAATGCAAATGGGGGGTAGTTCAATGATGCCTATGATGGTGATTGGCTCTCAATCTCAAGAAGCACAGCCACAACAGTTTGCTGGTGTAAATCCTCAAGGTATGGCTGGTCTATCACAACACCCAGTAACTGGTGCTTATCAAGCAACACCAATTATGGAAACAAAACAAAATGAAGAAGGGGAAATGGTACAAACAGGTAACGAACTTGGTTCGCACCTCGGTGACGAATATGGTGCTCAAGCCCTTAATCAAATGAATCAAAGAAAACTGAAAGAGGGTCAGACTCGTGCGCCCGATGCTGCCCAAACAGCATTTGAAAGAGGTGCAAAGTATGGTGAGGCCGCTGATAAGTTCGGTAGAGGATTAGGGAGAGCCGTTGGTGTTCTTTCAGGCTTAGTCTCGCTTGCTAATGCTGGTGCTACTGGTCAAGATGCACTTTCAGGTGGTCTTGGTGCATATCAAACTGGTCAATTTACTTCTGATACAATGCAGAAACCTTTGGGTGAAGGTCTTGGTGGGGCAGCAGCAAGAATGGCTGGTAGGTCTGTTGGTGTTCAGAAGCCTAAGCCCGAAGTAGCAGACCCTACTCCTCAAGTCGCAAGCACTACTGAAGAACCTACTGAAGAACAACTCGTAAGTTATCGAGGTAAAGAGCCAATTATGAGCACGAATATAAGAGATGAGCCAGTTCCGTTCCAATCTCCAATGGCAAGAACTCGTGCGATGCGTGACATTCACGGTGACAGTAAAATATTCGGTACAAGAATATCACCTGCTAATACTGTAGAACCGAAAGTAGACCACATGGGTATGCCTCTGCAAGAAGAAAGAGAAGGTGGAATGGTTGCCATAGATGGAGGGCCACCCGGTCTTGATGTTGGAGCGAGCACACAACGAGAAATAGCCGCCCAACAAGCGAGAAATGTCAATGTTGCTCCACCTACAACTGAGTCTACTGAGCCTACTGATGCAGAAGTTGGTAAAGTAATCGGTGCTAATACTGTAGGGGTAAAAGATACCGAAGCAGGTAAGCATATCAAAGAGCAAACAGATGCTGCTAAAAAAACTGATACTACAAATCCATCATCTGCATCATCATCATCAAGCAACTTAAAATCTTCTAATCCTATGCGATTCATCGGGGTGGTCTGATGAGCAAGCGTGAAGAAGAAGCACAAATGAAAGAACTTATTGTTGAGATGGACATTAATATGTCTAAGCGTTCTTTCAAGTATTTTTTTGAAACAGTGCTAGGATTTGACTACGCTGACCACCACGCTCAGTGGGATGAAGGTTTGAAAGAGAACCGATACTACTGTGTCAAAGCGTCTCGTGACCACGGTAAATCTGTATTCTTTATGTCCTATGCTCTTTGGATAGCAGCGTTCAATCCCAATACCCACATCATGGTTTTCAGTCACTCTCTTGAACAGACACTAGAACATATGCGTTTTATTCGTAACAACATAGATGGTGCTGCTTGTCTACATCATCTAAAGCCCGGTGGTATACCGTGGAGAAAGACCTACTTTGAGTTCACTAACGGTAGTCGTATTATGGCAAAATCGGTTGGCGGAGGTACTCGTGGTTTCCACCCTGATGTTGTAGTATGTGACGATATTCTATGGGGTACTACTGGTAGTGAACTTCAGCGTGCAGCCGACTGGTTCTATGGTGTTCTATTACCAGTTCTCCACCACACAGGAAAAATGATGATGGTAGGAACTCCGTTCAGTTACAATGATTTGTACGCTGAACTTGAGAAGAAAGAGACATTCCAAGTGGAGACATACCCTGCTATCAATCGAGAAGGTGAACCACTTTGGCCTGAGCGTTGGAGTCTTGAAGCACTAGAGCAAAGACGACTATCTATGCCAGCGATTCAGTTTACTCGTGAATATCTTTGTGAGCCAATTCACGATGTAGCAAGTATGTTCCCAATGACAATATTAGAAAAGGCTCGTGACGAAAATCTAGTTCTACTTGACCATGCTGAACATGAATATGACGAAGATGGGAATAGCATGGGCTTGTTTGGTCAGCACTTCATCGGCTGGGACACAGCGATTGCATCTGATAAGAATGCTGACTTTACTGCTATGACTGTACTGCGTACTATACCTGATGATAATGTCAAACAAATTGTTGGCATAGTGCATGAGCGTGGTATGAGTTCTGTAGCGCAGAAGCGTCAGATTATTCTATTAAATCAAAGATTCCAACCTGATTTAATTGAACTTGAAGGTAACAACTTTCAGCGTATGTTCGCTATGGAACTCAAAGAAATGCGTGAAGATATTCCTATCAGAACCTTTATGACAACCAAGACAAGAAAGGAAAGCCTCTTCATGTCTCTACTCATGGCTTTTGAACAGGGGCAAATCAAGACACCATACGGTAACGAAAAAAGTAGACAATTTACACATAAGTTAGAAGAGGAATTGAACAGATTTGGAATGCAGAAAAACGGTAGACTAGAGAGCGTAGGAGTACACGATGACTTGGCTATGTCTCTTGCTCTAGCAAACTGGGGTACAAAAGAGTTCAAAGGCTCTATTGTCTTGCTTGATGACATATTACCCGGTCTTGATAACATTATAACAGGTAAACCAAATAACGGGTGGATGATACCATGAAAGAAAGTAAAGTAGGCGGAAAGAAACACGGAATGGTACTAATCATTTCAGTTGGTAAAAAAGGTGACAAAGACCCTACTCATGCTGCTGACCCTGATACAAAAAAGAAGGCTCTACCAATTCCACCTGAAGTTCTCCAAACAGGTCTTTTAGCAGGGCTTGGTGGTGCTGCCGTTGGTCATTTCATGGCATGGCTAACAAATAGAATGGATGCTCGCTCAACAGCAGGTTACACTCAAACAGAAGAGGGGTGGGAAAGAAATGAGTGATGTAAAACTCTACGAAGTTGGCCCTCGTGACGGTCTACAAAACATCGAAGAGTTTACTCCTACTTCTGATAAAATTGATTTGATAAATCGCCTTTACCACGCTGGTCTAAAGGAAATGGAAATCACATCTTTTGTGCATCCTAAACTTGTACCTAATATGGCTGATGCAGAAGAGGTATTTACTGCAACTCAAGACATTGGTAATTTTGCTACTCTTGTACCAAATCAAAAGGGAATGGATAGAGCATTGGCCGTTGGTGCTGAAAAAATCAATGTATTCTTTTCTGCGTCTGAGTTCTTTAACAAAGCAAACTTAGGAAAAAGCATGGATGATATAATCGCAGAACTTGACGCTATGCTACAGGAGACAGACCCAAAAAATGTCAGGGCTTACATTTCATGTGCTTTTGGTGCTCCTAATGAAAAAGTAGACGAGCATAAATTGTTAGAAGCCATGCAAGCAGCACAACATATGGGTGACACTGTTGTGTTATGCGACACCATAGGTAAAGCCCACCCTTCTCTTATTCATCGAACTCTTGAATTATCAAGACACATTGATTCTGAAATAGCATTACATCTCCATCACAAGGCTGACAAGAAAGACAATATGTTCCCAAATATTCAAAGTGCTTTGGACTGGGGTATTACCCAGTTTGATACAAGCATTGGTGGTCTAGGTGGTTGCCCCTTCATACCGGGTAGCGGTAGTAATCTTTCAACAAACGACATGGTACGCTTTTTACACAAGAATGAATATGAAACTGGACTCGATATTTTTGAGTTAAATCAGATTGCTCAAATCTATTCTCCTAAGCAAGTTGAGCCTCGTACTCCAATTCGATTGCGAGTAAAAAATAGGCTTGAGGAACTCTTCAGTAAAAACCCTGTAAGTAGCAAATGGTAAATAGGTCAATAAGGAGGTCAAATTATGTGGGGGTCAGCATTGATTGAAGATGACTTCGGAGAAGTCGTTTCGTTTACCCCTGTTTCCGATGGAGAGGCTACACCAATTAAGAAGCAACATCGCTTTGCTCCAAATGGAGATGGTTGGTTTGAAGCAACACTTGGTTGTAATGCTGAGACACTTGTAAAGCGTCTACGAAAAGCAAGAAGAGGTAACAAAGACAATCGAAGTGACATTGATAACTTCATTGATGATATTAGAATGATAAAATCTCTTGAGACAGATATGACAATCCAAAATCTATCTTGGAGCGATGGTTATGAAAATACCATTAAACAACTTGGACTTAGTGACCGTAAACTCAAGAGTCTGAGAAAGTTTGGCGAATCTCGCTGTGTTAATCTTGAGAGAGCCTGTATAATGTGGGATAACGCTGAGGCGACTTTGAAAATGTTAGACGAGCATGAAGATGTTTGGGGAGTCGAAGAGCAACAGGCTTGGGCGGGTGCTATGAAAGATAGAAGCGAAGCCCGTAAAATGTGGACTACTACTCTACAGCCTATTGATAAACTAACTAAAGCCGAGCAAGACTTCTTGCATTTTGCTGCTGAAGAATTAATGCGAAAAGGGCCAATGAAAGTCACTACTATACGCAGTAACTTTTCTGATGCTGGGATGTTAAAGAAATCTCAGACCGATAGAAAACTTACGACTCTTATGAATATGTACGGAGAAAATGTAGATATTGTTAAGGGGGCAGTAAGAGGCACATATGTTGTAATTTCTAGCGATGGTTTAGTTATGAAAGATGTATGGTCTTACAGTGCTGGGTTCATTGACGCTGATGGTTACATCACTATTACTGAGCGTGGTGAACCTCGTGCTGGTATGATTGCTACTGGTGATAGAGGAAAAGTACACTGTGAAGATTTATTCAAGACACTTGACTGTGGTGTATTATCAGTAGATAACAAGGTCTACAAAGATTCACAAAGAAGCCAGCACCGATTACAATTTTACTCTAAGGCTGATTTACGAAAGTTACTTGATGGGGTGTCTCCCCACCTCAAGATGAAGTCTGTTCAAGCAAAGGCTGTTCTAGCCTATCTTGATGAAAAAGATAAAACTCGTAAAGAAGAACTCAAGCGATTAGTAAGGTATGAGAATTGGAAAGACGATAGGAAAAAATCTCGTGCTTTGTTAGATGGTTGGGGTATTGATGCTGACACAATTGGAAAATATAGGGAGGGTCTATGATGGCTGAAGAAAAAGAAGGTATTGTCAGTCGTTTCCTCTCTACATTAGCGAGTCCTTTCAGAAGAAGGACTACGCCTCAGCCTCAGATGCCATTGTATACTACTGGTATACAAGAGCCAGTATTAGCACAAGGTATCACTCTCCCAGCACTTTATGCTGTATCAAATGAAAATCTTATTCTCAGAACTGTCATAACAAAACTTGGTCAAGAGATATTCCGTAGAGGTTACTTTTGGGAGAAGAAGTTCCGTAAGAAGTGTATTGAATGTGAAGAGGAGTTCCAACATGAAGTTACTGAGTGTAACTCCTGTGGTGGTCAAGTTCGTGACCCTGACCCTGAGCAGGTAGTCTATGCCAAGTGGTTGTTACAACAACAGAACTCTATGGAGCAAAGTTTCATGCAAGTATTGCATGAAGTTGAGCGTGATTTGAATATTGTAGATGATGCATTCCTTTTGATGATTAAAGAGTATTATGTCGATGAAAAGACTGGAGAAGTGCAGTTTTACAGAATCAAAGAGTTAATTCGTGGTGACCCTATTTTTATGCGAATCATCGCTGACAAGAGAGGTGTCCGTGGTGGTAGATACAAGATTTGTCGCATTCACCGTGACCAAGTTGCATATCCCGGTCAAGAGCCAAAATGTCAAGTCTGTGGTTCTCGTTTAGTTGATGCTCACTATGTCAATATGGCTGGGTCGGGTAAGAATCAATACTTTATGAAAGGTGAAGTGCTTCACATATCAAAGTATAATCCCGGTAAATTGTATGGTCGTGCTCCAGTAAACACTCTTTGGCGACAAGCCATGACACTGACTGCTATGGATAATTACATCTATACAGCCTATCAAAAGCGTAGGATTCCAAAAGGTATAGTGAGTGTAACCACAGACAATCTTGAGTCAATGAAGTCTTTTTGGAAAGGCGTTGATGAAAAGATGGAGCGTGACCCTCACTATATTCCAAAAGTTGGTATTGAGTCAGCATCGGGTCGTGGTGGTGTAAATTGGATTAAGTTCATGGACACCCTTGAAGAAATGCAATACATCGCTGTGCGTGATGAAATTAGAAATCGTATTGCTGCCTTCTATGGTGTATCTTCAATCTTTATGATTGACAACGGTAAGGCTGGTGGTTTGAATAACGAAGGTCTACAGATTCTTGTAACAAATCGTGCAGTAGAATACGGTCAGAAAGTGTATACTGAAGTCTTATTCCCTCGTATGCTCAAAGAGTTAGATGTTACAGATTGGAAACTAACTCTCTATCCAAACGAAGAAGAAGATGAAATCACTAGATTGCGAAGAGATGAGATGGAGGTTAATCTTGCTCAGCGCATGGCTATGCTTGGCTACAAACCTGAACTAATGGAGGAGGGCGAGCGTGATATTCGATTTATATATCGAAAACAAGAAGAGCAACAGGCTGCTCAACAAGCAGGTGGAATGCCACAGGGCGGTATGCCACCCGGAGGAGGAATGCCACCCGGAGGAGGTGTACCCCCTCAAATGATGCAAGGTGGTAGAATGCCTCCTCAAATGATGCAGGGCAGACAAAGTATGCCACCAGTTATGCCACCATCTCAACCGGGTGGTGAAGGTATGGGTATTCGGACTCCACGCTCACCAGCAAGACCTCAACAAAGAGCGACACCGGGAGCAGGTGCTCCAGTAAGTAGTGTTCAACAGAGAGGGTTACCACCTACTCTTCCACAGCAAAACTCACAAAGACTACAAGCCAGTCGAAGGCTTAGAGGACAGTAAGGCTATTTAGGGTGGTATTGCTACGAGTACAGTAGAGGCGAGACTATGGACTTACTGAAAATGAATCCTATGGCTAGAAAACTAACTGTTCACACAGATGCATTTAACAAAGCATTAGAGAGCAGTGACCCGTTTGCTGCTCAGCAACATCTTAATGAAATCCTAAAGTTTGCTGGATTTTTGAATGATGATATTCATTCGGCTATCAAAAAATCACAAAAAGAAGTTGCAGTTGTTCAACCGGGCGAATCAACTCTAATGAAGATGAATGAAAGTGGTGCTAGATTTAATCTTGCACAAAGAAGTGACATACTACCGGGAACAATTATTTCAGGTCGTGTAGGTCGAGGATTCAAGAAGCATACTGGTACTTTTGGTCGTTATTCTCAATAAGGTGATTAAATGGCTGAAGAATCTGTCGCTGAGCGTTTGATGAATGCTTTGGTAACAAAAATGGAGTCAATGGATAATGACCTTCAAGTTTTGAAATCAGAAAACATACAACTTAAACAGGCTTTACAAAATCCTATTTCTATGCTTAGAAAGGCAGGGTTTGTAGCAACTATGACTCCTTTGAGTCAAGATGTTGAAACAGATGCATTTAGAGGCGACATTGGAGTTGGCACAAACGATGACTCTGCTCTTTTGAAAAGCCAAAACGAATACACAAATAATGAGATTCACTTAATGTCTTGGGAGGAGATTCACGAAATGGCCGAACAAGCAAAATCAACAGAGGTGACACAATGAAGCCGATACCATCCCCAATGAGCCGAGAAGCGTTTGACTTAATGAACAAAGCACAGTATCTTTCTGAGCGTATAGACATGCTTGAAAAGGAAAAATGTCCTAAATGTGAAAACACAAAAATGGGCTGCGCTAAAATGGGCTGCGGTGGTAAAATGGAAAAAGGGCTTGAGATGGTCGAGCACGAAGGTAAGAAAGTTCCTAAGTTTGCCGCTGATGGTAAAGGTGCAAAAGACATGAAGGCAAAGGCTGACATGGCTACTAAAGACAAATATTGTATGAAGAACTTTGGCAAGAAATATTCTGAGTGTTCTGATAAGCAAAAAGCACAGTGCGATAAAGCGCATGGTAAGGCTGACAAAGATGACAAAATGAAAGGTGACACATTCACAATCGCTGATGCTCAAAGAGAAAACGCAGGTGTTTTGCCGGACTCCCCACCACCTAGAACATCTCCTATGGCGTATGAGAGAATGAGGCAAAGAATGGGAGGAAATACTCCATCTGAATTAGAAGAGACTGAAACCCCCATTGGTAGGTCTACAGGTGACACTATACCATTGAGTGAAGGTAAAACTCGTGACCAAAAGCGTGGCGTGCGTGGTCGTGGAGTGAAAGTATTCAGAAGGCCGGGAGAAGAGAGTCCTAAGAGAATGTCTCCTGAACAGAGAAACCCACCAAAAGAAGTTGCTAAATCAATAGAAGCAGGTAGCCAACCCGGATTTATTACGGCTTACGATTCAACACCTCAAGGTGTTATGTTTATGTCTGAAACTGGTGGTCAGACAAGAAACGCCTACTATACTACAAATCAATATCCATACAATGCTGAAGATGTTACCAACAAAGGTGCTACATCGGTACAAGTTAGTCTTGACAGATTGGCCGCTATGTTAAACCCACATGAAGGTGGCGGAGTAAGTCGTCTTGATAACAACGGGGTTTTGAGCAACAACCCCTATTGAGGGGGTCTTTGATTGATTGAAACGCCATCAGATTGGTATTATAGAAGTCGTAACGAACTTCTCAAATCTATAGTCGATGGTATCGACATTAGTAATGCCATTGGGGATTATTATTTTGCTAAGATGAACTTAGAAAGATATGGTATAAAAATAGAAGAAACACCATCTGACCAAATCTGTGACTCACTACTCAAAGCAAAACAAAGACGGCATCGTTTTGACAAAAAACAAACTGGTGAGTTTAGTTTCATAAGAGGAGCAGAGATGAAACTAGGTGAACATCCTTGGCAAAACAGAATGCAAGAGCGCAGTTTGATGGACTTAGCCTCATCATTTCCTGTTGCTAATTTCGCCCAAGGCCAACATTATGCTGAGTCTCATCCTCATCACAAAAATCATCACCCCTTACGACAAAAAAATACCATCACTGATAGGTCAAAAATGGTTGAAAAATTGAGAAGATTCTATTTACCATCTAAGCCCGGAGAGCCTAGTTTATCTGAAAGATATAGAGAAGCCGAAAAAGGTAAAGAAAATTACGAACTTAAACAAAATAATCCCTCTGTAGTTGGTAATAAAAAATACGACATGGAGGCTGGTAAGGATGTAGACCATCAAAACTTCTTAGGGCCACTAAAGGGAGTCTATGCTCACGACTTGTATATGCGTGATTTTGAAAAATGGAAAAGTGAAAATCCATCTCTTGTCAAAGAAATGATAGACAAATATCCAGTGCCTATCGAACATGAGCACGCTTTACAATTAATGCATTTTGAAGATGCTGCTGATAGGTGGGAGAGCGACCAATATCATGGTGAAATGTATGACCCAAAAAAAGGAATGACAGAGCAAGAGATTCAAGACCATCTTTACAGCGGTAAAAGTGAGTCTGAACTTGAGGCATCTGCTCTTAGAGAAGCACTTGGTTATGAGGGCTATCTCTATGGATTAGAGTTTTTGTCACCAGTAGAAAGGCAAAAAGTCATTAATCATATTCACGATAAAGGCACTGACGCACACGATGCTCAGACCATAGACTTAGGAAATGGGTTCACCATAAGCACTGGTCGTATCAAGAGAAATCTTGCTCAGCGATTTACTGGTGAGTTTGACCACTATATGCGACCACAACATATGCATGGTGCGAATGTCAAAAAACACTATGAAACAATTGATGACATACCTGATGGTGAAGTGAGATTTACTAATCAAGCGTTGATGCAAGCGTTGAAAAGTATACCCTTTGATGCTGAAAACAAATCTACAACAAGTGTCTATGATAATTTATTAGAAGAATACAATGAGTATCTTAATGAACATAATAGTGATTTTTCTGAAGAAAATGAAGAAAATCAATTAATGCAACTACCAGTAAAGGGTATGAAGCAGGGTGTTAAAATTAATGCTGGTTCAAAAGACCATCCACTTCACCACGGCCAAGGTATACTTGAAGAATTAAAGATTCTCGATGAGAGAGAGCAAAATCATTTGGATATTGGAACTATGCTAAATCTCATGGGTTATAATGAAGATATGACCGAAATGGAAAGTCATCCTCTTTTACTTGGATTTGAAGGAGCACTGGTATCTCCTACTAAAATCAAAGAAGTTCTAAACAAAGCAAAGTATTTTTCCAAAACAAACGCTAATCAAAAGTCAATTCGTAATCACGATTGGTTTCATTCCGGTGGGTATAATGGGTATGATATTACTGATATTCCAGTAGACGAAAGAGAGCATTACCTTACTGATGATGAAAATAACATCATAGGTCTTGGTGCTCACTTTGCTGAGGACTTTCACCATCAAGGAGGAATGGGTAGAAATGTGCTTCATTATTTAGAAATGATACACGACTCTTTACCAAAAGACAGTGATGGATTTTCTGCTATTGGTAAAATAGAAGGAGACCAGTTTATTCCTAATCCCAAAACTAACGGCCTTTGGGGTAGATACCTTCCCTCTTTATATTCAAGAGAATCAAGAGAGCACGCTGGTTCACATGGTATAATTTCATTATGGGATTCTTCATCTCACATTCATGGTTCGCCTAGAAATCCAAAGAATATGCCTTTTCGTCAAGCAACTTCTTTGAGTGGTGGCTATGCTAATAGTATTCGTTACATGACAGATGATGAAAGAAGAATGTACTTTAATGGCCCTGCTTGGAATATTCACAAAGATGGGGATAATCATTTTACTACAAATCCAATTAATGCCATAGGTGGGAAAGCACTTGCTACAACTCAAAGTGATACTAATGCACTACATACACATCGTAATGCTACATCAGGTGGTAGACTCCATCCTCCTCACGAGCCAATGAAAAAGAACAGGTGGCTTACTAAAGACAACCTCCCTGCTGGAGCAAAACTTAGTCACAATGAAAAAAATAGAGAGTCTTTCAAGATTTTTCAAAGACATAAGAGAAAGAAAACTGGTGGTATGGAATCTCTTACCGCTGGTCAGAAAAGTGCAGTAGCAGACTTAAATGATGAGTATGATGGGATTAGCGACTCAATAATGAACTTTGAAGAAGGGAGTGATGAGTTTGCACGAGCCAACTTGAGGCTTCACGAAATAGAGGCTGAGATAGATGATATTTACGCTGTTGCTAGAGAAGATGAGAAAAACACATTTGACCATGTTTCAAATCATGCTCAAAAAAAGCACGAGGCTGACTTAGACGCTATTGTAGATATGGCGATAAAAATGAAACCTGAGTATGAAAAAGCAGACCCTGATGCTTTTAATCCTGAGTTCCCTGATAAGTTCATAGCAAATACATCTCGATTATTCAAAGATGCAAATATTGCTTTAATGCGTCTACCTAATTCAGTTCATGGTTTAGAATCATATGGTTATGGGGAAATTATGAAAGAGCAAAAAAGTGCTAGTGAATTAATGTCTAGTGGAGATGAAGTTGTGTCTCCTCATCATACTATAGCATCTGTATTAGGTGCTGCTGGTAAAGAAATCCTACCTACTATGTCTCAAGAAAAAGTTCGCTCTCTACTCAATTTACCTAATGATGAAGCACACAATAACATGATTGGTAGATTACTTGAGGGAATGGATGCTCCTGTAAAAGTGCTAAGACATGGTGATTTACTAGGCTCAGGTGTGAGTTTTGTAGGTGAAGAACCTAACTCTATGTTCACCACTGACGACCATCACGAAGCAATCGAGTCAATTTTGAGAGACCACATTAACACACGACCATCAGCAAAGGAGCAACCTACTGAAAGGCATAAGGCTGATAGAAAGTTTGCTGGAGTTTTTAGAGAAAAGTACGGCAAGAGTCTATCTCAGTTAGAGCCTTTATTCAGACCTAATCAACAAAATCAACTTCAGTTACACGGTTTAAGTCGAGTAAAACTAAGCCATCGTGATGGTAATTATGGTAAAAAAATGAATGCCATTGGTAGTGTTAAAGGGCATATGAATGAACCTATTAATAATGCTAAAAGCGCAGTCCATGACCTCTTTGTGTTCGACCCAACAAAAGCACAAACAATGGATAAGGTTGTAGCACCATCTACTACAGTTAGAAATGCCGATTTTAGTATGTTCCCAATTCACTCAGCAACCAGTGGTAAAGGAGTCTCAGTTCAAGATATGTTTGCGTCAGGTGCTATGGATAGTGGATATTTGTTAGAGCCATCAGTTGGTGCTGAGTTCCCCGGTAACAAAACAATCATGGTTGGAAATAACACTCAACCTGAATATCTACACAGTATTCCTGAATCATTAATGACTTCTGTGCATGGTCAAGAGGCTGTAAAACAAGTATTATCATCAGGCTATCAAGTTCCTGTTGCTACTACAAATATGAATAGACCTAACATTCTCGGTCTGCCTCCAAATATTGACCCAAATTACATTTCAACAAGCGACCCATCTGAAACACTAATGGTGCTAATGAACCCTGATGCTTTGTTAAAGGCTGATGAGTCACGACCTCCACCTATTTTACCGATGCACCGTATCTTTAGTTTGAAAGATTTTGAAGCGTTAAGAGGATTCAGCGGTGACTGGGTTGTATCTGCATTCTATGATGGAAAGCGTATGATGATTATGAGAAAGGGTACTCGCTTTACTGCTTATGATGAAAATAACGATGCTGTTCCATTAAGTGAAGAAGATAAGAAAAGTCTGAAAGCCTTGACTGAAAAGAACTACATCGTAGATGCTGTTAGAATGAAAGACAACATACACATCATAGATTTGATTGACTACGATGATACAAATGTTTCAGACATGACAGTAAGAGAAAGGCTCAAGATTCTAAGAGGACAGTTCGATAGCCACGAACATATCTTAGTACCTGCTCCACACGATACACGAATCACAGAAGATGGTGGCTTGGAATCTACAGTAGAAAGTCTACAAGAAGAGCATAAGCAACTATTACTTCGTGATGCTAAATCAACATATATGCGTGGTGAGCGCAGACACCCTAAGTGGTTTTTACTTCGTAAGAATAAAAATGTCAGTTTCATTATCTTAGATGTAAGAGGTAAAAGCCCATACACCTATCGTTTAGGAGCAGGGCCACTTGACTCTGAAGGGTTTGGTAATAGAGGAGTTGATTACGAAGGTAAGCAGTATCTTGATGTTGGTACTATCAAAAGCCCTAAGCCATTCAAAGAAGGAGACACTGTATCAATATCTGTATCAGGTGTTAAAAAGCGGAATCGAAATGGTAAAACAATCTACGATGTAACTTCTTCAAAGATAGTAGGAGAGGCTGAATCTGAGAGTCCAGCAAGTCTTGAAACATTATCTCTTTTGGCTAAATCCCACCCTATTATCCATGTTCCTTACGATATAACCCTCAAAGAAAACCAAATATCCATCGTTTTTGAGGGGTTAGACGAGGTAATTTACAAGTCAGAATCCAGTCATACTGGAAATTGGGCGCACTCTCCGCAGTCAGTTATGGGTAGTTTAACCCAGTCTGATTACTCTCTACAACTAGCAGAAAGCGTTAGACCGCTATGGAATCAGGCTGTTTCATTGATGATGAAAGGTGTCGATAAAAAAGAAGAAGGTGTAGTTGAAGAAATTATTCCTGAGAAGAATTATCATTCAATGCATTCAAAAAAAGATAGAAAGCACAGTGAGAAAAACTCCGCTGGTATTATTGATGCTGATGATGAAATGAATATCATCAAGCCAAGTATGAAGAAAATGCTCAAGACAATTACTCGTATTGCTGACATTACAGAACGAATTGATACTCTACAAAAAGAAAAAATGTCAGGTAGAGTAAGTGCTCAAGGATTAGGTATTGATGTTGGAGACGGTACTGAATCTCCTAGAGGGCCAACTTCATTGACAAGTGAAGAAAGTCTGCCTGATTGGGATATGATAGAGCGACCTACAGAGGATTCCGAAGAAGAATACGAACATTTGCGTAACAAACGCAAAAAGAGAAAAAAGGGCAAGCAGCACAGCGATTTCAATAAGTATGGTGAAGAAGAGTGATGCCGCTTTATTTATGTAGGTGAACAAACAGAGGATTGGTTAGTGTGTTGCGAAGTCAGCGGAGGAATGGTATCGAACTCCTCAAGGGGGTCAATGACCTCATTGTGGCAGGGTATGCTTCAGTTGAACTCGTAGACAAACAAGGAGATTTAATTACAAGGTCAGCATTGAAAGACGCTTTCAAGAAGTTTATGTCAGACCCAAAATACAGAAATGTCCAACTAGCACATTCAAACATACAAGTAGGAGAAGTAATTTCAAATTATACAGATAATCAAGGGAGGTTGTGGAAAAGCGAAGTAGACGATGCTGGAATGTTTGTTGTAGTAAAATTAAGAAACGACATTGAGAAGGCACGAGAAGTAGCAAGCGAAATCCGAAAAGGAAACCTAACGGGATTCAGCATCGGAGGACAGGCATTCAAGCGAGTAAACAAAAGCGATAAATCCCACGGCTCATATCAAGAAATATCAAAACTAGAATTACACGAAATCACAATATGCGAAAAAGGAATTAACCCCGAAGCCACATTCAACATACTAAAAGAAGATAAAAACAAGGTGAACAAAATGACCGATGAAGTAATGGAACAAATGAACGATGTACTAACCCGATTAGAAGGCAGACTTGACTCTATGGAGAAAGGAGAAATGCCTCAAGCATTGAAAGACGCTCAAAAGAAGAAAAAAGAAGATTCTGAAGAGAAAGACGACAAAATGAAGGCGAACTACATGGACAAAGATGAGAAGAAAGATGAAGAGAAAGACGACAAGAAAGATGACAAGATGAAATCTGAGTTTTCAGATGTTATCACTTCTGAATACCTAGATTGGATGGAGAGCACTCTCAAATCCGCAGGTATTGACACTGATGGTGCTCGTGCTCACTTTGACGGAATCGCAAAAGCAAATCTAGGCTCTACTCCTGAAGCAATTGGAGACGGTGCTGATTACTTCGCTGGTCAAGTCAAGGGTCGTGCTCAAGAAGGAGGCAACCCATCTACTAACGCTATCCAGCGTGCTGGACTAAGCGGTGGTGGCAGTCTTGAAAAGTCTGACTTTATCACAGGTCACAACATTGATGCTTACCGCATTGAAGAAGCATATGGCGTATTCAAAGCAGCAAAGCAAGAAGAAGAGTTCCGCAAGTCTCTTGAAGCAAACTTTGAAGGTCGCTTCGCACAAGAAACTCAAGCAGAAATCGCAAAGGCTCAGGCAGCAAACTTTGACGCTCGTGCTCCTCTTGACGAGGTAATGAAGGCTCTAGGAGCACTCAACGAGAGAATTGACAATCTATCTAATGGCGAAGGCGAATTAATCGCTAAGTCTGCCTCACCAACCATTGATGTACCAAGCACACAAGACTTGGCTAACATGAGTTGGGAGGAAGTTCACCAACTTGCTGGAGGACTATACCGCAGTGAGTGAGGACTCATACAATAACAAAAAATAGGAGATGAAAAATATGGCACGAAATTATGTACGAACAGTAACAGACATGGAAAGATACTACTACGGAGCAGGTAACTCAATGGGTTACACTTACACTGGTAGTGAACTTCTCAAAGCAGATTCACCAATGCTAAGCACCACTGCTGGAACATACCAAGCAATCTATGGTCGCAAAGTTTGGTCACAGTTGAACCAAGAGTTCAACGCATTTTCAATTCTACCAAAGAAGCCGTGGGAGCGCAGTGGATGGAGAGTCATCACTGAGAAGCCTAACAGCGGTGCAGTACACGGTGGAATCGCAGAAAACGGTACACTACCTGAAACTGTTAAGCCTACTTTCCAACATGTAGCAGCAAAGCCAAAGACAATCGCTCACTCTTTCGATGTAAGCGAAGTTGCAGTATTCCTTGCAGACAAGGATGACGGACTTGGTGACATGCGCTCAGTTCTGAAAGAAGAAATGGGTAAGCACCACGCTGAAATGGTAAACAAGATGCTCTTGACTGACTGTTCTACAGCAGCAGGTAACAACTTTGAATCACTTGACAGAATCACCGCTGCTGAAGCAAGCAACGGAGCAGGTTCAGCAACTACCTTGAAAACCACATCCAGCAACAACCACGCTGATGATGGTGACCTTGACATTTACAGCATTGACCGCAGAGACAATGCTTGGGCTAGTGCAGAAGTAAACTGTGCAGCAGATACTACAGCAGGTAACAAGCGTGTTCTATCATTAGACCACCTTGACACAATCTTCCAGCAAGTTTGGGAGCGTGGTGGTAATCCAAAGGTTATCCTAACTGGATATGACACTCTAATGAGACTACAGCAACTACTACAGGCTCAACAAAGATTCATGGAGGAGAAGAGAGTTACTCCAACCTACAACGGTGTTAAGGGTGTACCCGGTATCGAAGCAGGTTTCATTGTAGCAACTTACAATGGTGTACCTATCATTCCATCCAAGGATGTTGTAAAGACAGATGGCCTAAGCAGAATGTACCTCTTAGACACTGACTACATGTACTTTAGCACAGCAATCCCTACTCAATACTTTGAGTCCGGTATCGAAACTGGCGACCCATTCGCTATCAACAGACTAGGACAAGAAGGACTTTACCGTACAATGGGTGAAGTTTGGACTACTTTCTTCGGAGCACAGGCAAGCATCCGTGACTTGAAGTGAGGATAATAACAAAAAAATATAGGAGATGAAAAAATATGGCAGTAACATTGACAAGAACGACAGGCAGTGGTGGAGTAATGACCATCAAAACTGAACTAGACCTTTATGCAGGTAGCCCAAATGATAGCACAGCATGGCTCGATGGTGGAGCAGCGGCTGACTCTTATCCGGGTGCTCTTGATGGATTCCAAGCAAAAAATACCAACACAACTGATGCAGTGGCTGGATTAAAACTCATTGTTGGAGAATGCACTTTGGTTCAAAATGGAAATGTATTCACAGTTGGAGGAGACGCAAGTATTGTTCAATCCGTTATCATTGGTGGTAGCGGTGCGGCTGGTAAGTCTTTGACAGCAGTAGCAAGCGGTGGTACAATCACATTTACCGCAGAAGCAACCATTGATACTACAGTTGGATTCATGGCTATCGTGGCATGAGGTGAACCTCATGCCTACAGTAACCTACATGGGGCGTTCTTGGACTACAAGAAATATAGACGCTTCTTATCCCGACTTTGTGAGGGGTAGACCTGTTGAAGTCACAACAGCGTGGCTCGACAAGTGGGGGCATAGACTTAGTGACGATTTTATCGTAGAAGGGTATGAATCTGTAGATTCAGGTAATGATGATATTCCTGATGCTGGATGGAGTCGTGCTGATATAGCAGCATGGCTCGCAAAATACGACATTAAGCCAAAAGGCTATGCAACTAAAACTACTCTCCTACAACTTGTCGAGACTGTTATGAGTCCTGACGGTGCTGAGGAGACAGAAGCACTTATAGAAGAGAGTGCAGAAGAAGAAACAACTGGAGATGAATGAATATGGCAGTAACTATTGACCCACGACCAACCTATTTTGGAGACAGAATGATTGTAACAGGTAGCACCGATGGTGCTGAAACGATTGATTTGAGTAGTCTTTTGGCCTCAATTGATGGCGCAATTGCTAACCCAATCGGCTCAGCGGCTACGGCTACTACTACTGGTATTGACGGAGCAACACTAGATGTTGGTGCGGCTTGTACTTTTGTAGCAATCGGCAGACGCTCTTGAGGTGGCTGTAATTGGCAAAGACCGTGACAATCCTTGGCCCTTATCCGCCAAAGGATTTCCAAGATAACACCGCTAAGTCTGCAATAGAGACAGCAATTAGTGATGCTATCGCTAGTAATACCTGTGTGTCTTGTGACCCACATGTTATTCTAGGTAATGTGTTCATATTCGTTACAACCAGTTGAGAGTGAGGGGTATGTATGTCACTGAAGGAGCAATCAATTGACTTAACGGATATTGAGCGTTTTCAAAAGCAAGGCATTCGTTCTGACGCACAAACTCTACTTGGTAAAGTCATTGATGAGGAAAACCCGCTAAAGGGTGTGACTCAAACACAGCGTAAGCGTAATCTTGAGGCCAGTGATGTTCTAAACATTGGCTCAGGCACTCGCTGCCAACACTGTGGTATGCTTCATTTCCTATGGCGAGAAACCTGCGGTAGTTGCAGTAAACCTATGGAATACAACCTTGCTTCTGTTGATGAGGAGGCAAGAGCATGACCCGTTGTAAACTCCTTGATGAATGGTTTGATGCTAAGTCGAAAGAAGTCGATGATGCTGAAAAGAAAAGCAAGAAGTGTTTTGTAACGGGGGATAAGAAATGCCAATAATTTTCAATCCCGGTGAGGCTGAAACACGACCACTTGACCCTTCTGCTATTGTCTATACTACTGCACAGAAAGTTGCAGATTTCCTCTCAATTGGCCCTCAAGATGCGGTACTTGTTAGTGCAGATAGCACTACTAATACCGTTTTCGTCACTGGTGCTGATTACAGAACTATTGGTTTTGAATCGGGAGATACTATCCTCATTTACTCGGATGCTGACCCACTAGGTATTGAGAGAGTAATTACAACCATAAGCACAAGTGCAAATGGGGTTGAACTTAATTTTGATACTACAATCACTGCTTCTAATTATCAGGCTGCTGACAATACCTATGTTCAAAACACAGCATCGTTTACCAATGGTAAAACTCGTGGTATGAAAAGGTCAGTTGTAGAGGCTCGTATCAAAGAGGCTCAGGATAAAATTGACAACCTTACACACAACGCTTGGCGACCATATCTTGTGAGTGCCGAGTACATTAACTTCGACACATACAAGCCATACAGGAGAAGATACTATACAGATTATGTCGGTACTGCTCCTCTACTGTTTAGAAATGTGCAACAGATTCTTCGTCTTGAATTATGGCAGGGAGACGACTATCGAGAAATCTGTAGTGCTGAGGCTCGTATTCACATACCTGACGATGTAAGAGCACTTTCAGGCTCTATCATCATGTCTACAGGTAACGGCTCGGCTGCTACATTGACTATCGGTACTGGTAGTAATCAATGGCGTGCTGACTTTGACCCTGCTACAACTGCACAAAATCTTGCTGACCTCATCAATAAAGAGGACAGAGTAAATAAAGCAGCAGTGGAGTTTTCACCAGCATACAAATTAGAAGGTTCTTCAAGCAACATCAATGTCGATAACGAGTTCCTCGCTACAGCAAATGCTGATTACGGCACTGGTAAAGTAAAGGTTACCAGTATGCGTGCTGGTAAAGGTGGTGAAACTTGTTCTATTGTCACCACTGACAGCAATATCCAACTCAAACAAACCACCAAACATACAGCAACTATTACCAGTATTGTATCTACTACTGTCAATGTAGACGATACCAGTTCTTTTTCACACGCTGGTGTCTGTGTAAAGGGCGACACTGTGTTTAGATATACTGGTAAAACTGCTACATCATTTACAGGATGCGTTATTGTTGTAGGTAGTCCTCTTAGTGACCTTAGTGGAGAAATCATTCAGCACACTTTTACTATCGACTTACAAGGTGGCTCAGCAAGTGGTGATAATGCTCGTCTAAGAGATTGGTGGGCTGACTATGAGATGGGTATTATCTACTTCAACAACTCCTATCCGTTCTTTGAGTGGAATGCTATCAAGTGCTCATACATTTATGGTGAGAGATACTTAGAGAAAGCCATTGAAGAGGCTGCTACAAAGATGGTGGCGATTGATGTTCTAATGTCAGATGACAGAAGTGTATTGATTCCTGAAGGAACTCAGAATGTAGATTTGACTTCAAAGATTCAGTTGCTACGGGCTGAAGTCGATGCTATCTTAGCCCGATATATCGAAATTGTTGTGTTTGAGTGATGCCCTATGAAGCCTCAAGATGAGTTTTTGGAAATGCTGACTGCTGAATTGTCAGACCCAAAGATGCAAAAAGAACTTCGTGCTGTTATTACTCAGCGACCTGAAGTGTTTAGAGATAAGGTCGAAGCACAAGAATTAGGCATGTATAGTATTAGAAAAACTGACGATGGTTACAAAAAAGGTAACCAAGCAGCACCTCAGTCTGAGATTAATGCTGCATTAAAAAATGCCGATAAGCGTATGCTCCGTGAATCACCACTGTTAATTGAGAAAAAGTTGGTGTTTAAGGGTGGCTTGTTGCTGCCTGATAAGAAGGCATACAAGAAAATGAAGGCGGAGTGATAATATGGTTGCTACATTTACTGAGTCTCTTGATATGGTTATTAGCACTCTCAATGACTGGAATCGTGCTAACACTAGCAACATCAAACCAGTCATAGCCGATATTGCTACCCTTGTTCCTGAGCGTGGAAAGAGGATTGATTTATCTCGCCACGACTATATTCTGTGCTACGAAACAGCACACAACGAAGAAGCACCTGAATTGCTGTATGACTTCGTTACCACTCGTCTCAACATAACAGTTGATGCTCGTACATCAAAGGGTAGAAAGCATCTTCAGTTGATGGAGAATGAGATTAGAAGATTGATTCACTCCGTAAGAAAAGGTGACGGTGTAAACTTTGACCGCATGGTTTACAAGACCCGTACCGATTTATCTGATAGGTCGAAAGTATTATTCCGAATGACCTTTCAGATAGAAGTAGTTATCTTTGCGGAGTTAGTGCCTTGAGTTGAGCCGACATGCCATCTACAGTATACAAAGGAGATTTAACCGAAGTCTCATTCGGTCACGAAACAGCATTGGAACTAAAACACAATGGATTTGGCTCATCGTTTTTGTTCAAACATGTATCTACAGATGCTAATTCAAACACCAGTGTTATTGGATTTTCAGGCGGTGGCTCTGCTTTACCTTGTGCTGGAGGACTTTTGAAATATCCAGTTGGTATGCTGGTCGGTTGTAAAATCTCTATTGTTGGTAAGACAAACTTCACGGCAGACGATTCTCACAATACTGGTCGCACTTACACTGTATTAGAGCACAAAAATCACTCTTCAAATGGAACGGAATTAACCGTTACACCTGCTTTGAAATCAGGAATTGGTAATTCTGGCGCAAACGATATACTCATCATCAACTCTTTTGGTACACCAACCTTTGATGCAAATATGACTGGATGGAATATCACAGCGGCTTCTAGTAGTGAGCGTGTGCTTACTGACCAGTTCCTCGGTCTTGCTGCTACTGTTACTCTACCTGAAACAAAAGTAGACCTCAAGCGTTACCACATTGTAGGACTTGGCCGTGATGCTGCGGTGCAAGTACCGGGTCGTTTCCTAAATGAAGGTGGGTCATTTGAAGTCAATCTACACAATCCACGATGGTTGTATTATTGCTTAGGTATGGAGTCTATATCTTACATGGCAAACGGTGCTGCTGCAAATCTGTATGACTCACTTATGAGCAACACTCGCACTCTAAATGGTGCTGTCGAAAAAGGACAGTCTCTGATTACAGTAGATGGTGCTCTTCAATTTACCAGTGCTGCAAATGGTAGTGCTGGAACATCTAACGCTCAAGCAGGTGATTACATTCTTATTAGAGACACAACGGTAGAGGATATTATAACTCACCGTGAAGGTACAACAGCGACTGGTGCTGCTTTTGGTGCGGTGAATATTGAAGGAGATGACTTCTTTGACACCACTCAAAAGAATGAGATTCGTAGAATCGCTGCTATTGATGGTAATACTATCTTCCTAGATGACGGTCTTTGTTACGGTCACGCTGATGGTTGTCAAGTGCGTATCATTCGCTTTGATGGAGACGGGGGAGGAGCAACCAATACTGGTAGCCCTCATCGTGCATCAACAGGTGCTCTTACATTCCCTATCAGTCGTTTGCTTTATTCTCGTGATAGCGTGCCATCTTTTGCTATGGAGGTAAGCATTCGTAGAAGAGATGTAGAGGGTGCTGATGCTGATGTTACAGACGGAGGAACAACAGACCCTAAACAACTCACTCGTGTGTTTAAGGGGTGCAAGGTCAAAGATTTCTCTATGACTGCTGATACAGATGCTGCTCTTCGACTTAGCGTAAACTTTGATTCAGCACTATGCTACACAGATACTGGTCGTCTTGAAACCACTGCTGTATCTAATTACTCAAGTGGTACAAAAGGTGACAGATACAAAACTCATCGTATGTTTGAAGAAACAGCAAGCACGCCTGTTCTACGAAAAGAGGCTGGTATTGAGAAAGGTACACAAAAGCCATACATGTTCTACAACGGAACAGTTGTAATTGCTGGAGTAAACATAGGTCAAGTTGTTTCATTCACTATTACTGGCAACACTGGAGTGCAGCAATTCTACACCATCAACGGTGCTGCTACATCCGACAGTGTTACTGACCAAATCCCATTCGGTGGCTCTCGTAACGCTTCACTTGCTATTGAGGGTAAAACTGAGTACAGCATGGACTGTGAGATTATTGTAGATGACCCAGTATTCTATCATAAGATGCGAAGGGCAGTAGACCACCCATCAAGTGCTGATAATATGATTCGTTTATCCTTTACAAAGCCGGGGTCTGCCACTCCTCGTGAGCAGATTGACATTATAGTAGATGACTTCTTTATCACAGAAGCACCACTACCAATCCCTGAAGATAAAGGCGTAATCAAAGCACCTTTGAAGATTTTACCAAAGGCTTTGCGTGTAGTTTCAAGAGACACGATACTACATTCTTGAGGTGATTTAACATGGTAACACCAGCACAGCGAGCAAAAAAATATGGAGAACTGTCTTACGAAGAGTATGCTCTTTGGTATGCTTCTGAGATAGGAGTAACTGAAGGAGATATTACTGCTGCTGGTAAAATGCGCTCAGTAGAACTCATTGAAGATGCAGTTACTGCACTTTTACCTACAGTAGATGAGCAAGATGTTGCTGAAGAGCCAACAGAAGAAGTATATGAAGCAACATCAGAATTGGCTACACCTGAAGAGATTGGTGATAGCGAAGATTTTCCAACAGACCTGACCTATGACGCTATGACCGTCAAGGAACTTCAGGCACTATGCAAAGACCGTGGGCTACCTGTCTACGGCACAAAAGCCGAAATCGCTCTACGCTTGAAGCGTGACGATGAAGGCATATCCGAGTCCACGACTGAGACTGAAGCCCCCGCTGAAGCGGCTGCTGAAGTTGAGTCGGACACCCCCGCTGAAGCGGCTGTGACCAATGGTGAGACAAATGACGAAAACAGTAGTAGCAAACAAGAATCTTTTGATGAGACGGCATGATGAACAGAAACACGAAATTAGCGTAGACCCCGATAATCCTGATATTATCATGGAGGTTTGGGTGCGTGATGTTTCTTTCTTCGACATTCAAAAGGCTGCACAAGAAATGTTTAACATCGGTAAAGATGGTCAAATGTCTCTAAACCTAGAAGGCTTTTACAAATACGCTTTTTCAAATTGGGTAGTACGAACTAACCCAGCCATGTCGAATGATGACTTATTGAAACTCAAGGGTCACATTGGTGAACAAATATCTGCACTCCTACCAAGTCCTAACGAACTGGGTGAAATGATGGCAGGGGGGTTTACCAAAGGCGGGAAGAAGTGATTCGGGATTTCCTGAGTCGCAAAGTCATAGCGACACCTGCCGATTTAGAACTCTCTCTTGAGATGAAAGCATACATTGTAGCAAAGCATTATACAATTTCAATAAAAGAGGTACATGAGATGACTCCACAGCAATTCTATCAATCCTATACTTGGGCGATGATTGCTCGTGAAGAAGAGGAAAAAGCAAACAAAAGAGCAACACAATCAGCGAAAAATGGTAGTCGAGAAACAGTGTCTCTTGACTATGATTTCCTAAATAGGGAGGATTTCTGATGGTAGCACTGGCTGGCTTAACCGTAGCCCTTACTGGGTTATCGACTGGTGCTGGTGTAGTATCAGGTATCTTTGGTGCTCTTGGTGGTATATTTGGTAGTGCAATTTCAGCAATAACTGGTGCTTTTGCTGGTGCTGTTACACTCATAAAAGAGGGGTTTCAAGTTGTCAAAGATTGGTTTAATGAAAATATCATGCCAATTTTCCAAGCACTTTGGGAGTATTCTGAGCCTATTATAATGACAATAGGGCAGTTCATAATGGACACGCTTGGCCTTGCGTTTGATACATTAAAGGTAGCATGGGAGATTTTCGTGCTTGCGATGGATTTATTGTGGCAAGAAGTAATAGTACCGTTATGGAATCTAGTTGGCCCAATTATCGAAGGCGGTCTTGTTGTATTAGGTATCTTATGGGATGTTCTTGTTAAAGGAATGAAATTAGCATGGGATAATTTGATTGTGCCTCTTTGGAACTTAGTGGGTATTCCTATCACGGCTGGCTTAACTGCGATTGGTTTACTTTGGGATGCGATTATGGCTGGTATGGCCTTGGCTTGGAATAATATTACAGTTCCTTTATGGAATCTAGTTGGCCCACCAATAGAGGATGGTATAAAGGCAGTCGGTGCAGGGTGGGATTTACTCGTAGATGGTATGAAAGCAATTTGGGGTGTTACAGTTGTACCACTTTGGAATCTAGTTGGTGGGCCAATGATTGCTGGTATGGAGGTTATCAAAGCATTTTGGAATGTACTCGTAAGCGGTATGAAATTAGTTTGGGATAATACTCTTGGTGCTCTATGGGATGCAGCAGGGCCGGGTATAATGCAGGGTATAGAAAATCTGAAGGTTGTTTGGGATGCTATGGTAACAGTGCTTGAATGGACTTGGGATAATATTCTATCACCTGTATTTGACGCATTTGCCTATGCACTAGATTTAGTATGGGATGCTATACAGCCGATTCTCGATGCAATTGAAAAGGTGATGGAATATGGCGGCAAAATCATTGATGCTGGTTTAGAAATGATGGGATTCGCTGACGGTGGTATAGCAACTGGGCCTGAGTCGGGTTACCCAGTAATGTTACACGGAACAGAAGCAGTTGTTCCTCTACCGGATGGTCGTTCTATTCCTGTAGAAATGAAAGGTGGTGGAGGCGGAGGCGGTAACACCTACAATATTACAATCAATCCATCAGGCATGACAGACAGAACTGACAAGCGTGAGTTCGCAAGAAAGATGAGCAACGCCATCCAGCAAGAGATTGCTCGTGCAAGCGGTGGTTCAACAATGAGGTCGGGTAGATGAGTGACGGATATGGTACACCTATTCGCCTCCACTTTGACGGTGGAGTAGGTCACAAAATAGGTCTTGGTGACAAACCTTTTCCTCCTATGGAACTTCAAGCACTCTCTATTGCTCTTAGCGTAGAGCGTAAAGTTGGTGGTATGCCTATACCGCTATTCGGAGGGTCAAGAATAGGTATTGATTTGAACATGGTTAATTCTACAATTGTTATTGAGGGTATTTTTACAGACGATGATGTAAACAGACGCTCATCACCTGCTACTGCTGCTACCAGTGTAATTGATTTTGCAGTTAATCAAGCAGAAACTTCTAGCATTGGTAAGTTCGTACAAGTAGCAAACTCAATTTTTTTCAGCAATTTAGAAAAACTAGAGTTAAAGGAAAAGCAATCTGCTGATAGTAGCGTCACTGTAGTAAAGACTATTCATTTTGTGCCTGATAACAGTAAGGACTTTTCAAACCCCGGTGTTTCAAATGTTGTAACAGACACTAATTCTCCATCCGGTACAAAAGTATACACTCATTCTTCATCAACAACACCAGCACATATCGCTGCTTCTGTCGTGACAGCATTAGGAGCAAGTCATCTAAACTCAACAATCACTGGCTCTGTATCAACATCTGAGTTTGCACCTGCTGCTGGTAGTTCAAAACTTACACTTACACAAGGCGTTAATGGTGCGATGTTAGTTAATGATAGCGTAAAATGGTTTGTAGATGCTGACAACTATGCTCCATATCACCGACCATTCAGTGGAGGCTCAAGCGCAACTGATTTGAACAATAAATCGGCTGGAGATAAAGTGCAAGACTTGTATGGTATCTTACACAATACAGACAGAGGCACTGCTGCTTTAGTCGCTGGCTTAGCAGTTGGTGTGGCAACTGGCGGTGTTGGTTTAGCCGTTGGTGCTGTAGCAGGTGGTGTTTTAGGTTTTGATGGTTTATTTAATGGTGATTATCCTATTGGTTTACAAATACCTTACAACTCAATGATTACTGCTGATGATGGTAAAAAATATAGTGTCCGTAACTTTATGATTCAGACTGGTCTTTTTGTAGATACAAATGAAAAAATAGCATCGGGTAATACAAAGTCAGCAAATGTAGATTTTAGTACAACAGATGAAACCACTGGTATTCAAGGTACAATACAGAAGTTTGATGTTGGGTACAATGCTGGTGAGCAACACTATACATTCCAAATGGTCTTTGCTCCGATTGACATGATTATTTGAGGTGATAAAATGCCAATTATGCTTCAATCTAATCACGCTTTATTTTTTGACGGAGTAAGCGACAGCGTGATTATTCCTCAAGGTAATTTTAGCAAGTTAGGGCAAGATTACGATAAAGAGACAGCCATCACTAGAAGAAGTTCTGAAGAAATTGTATCTCATTCATCAGGGCGAGGTATAATTGCTGATGCGTTAGGCAGTGGGCTTGCTATTGAAGCATGGGTTATACCTGACTGCGGTGGTGTGATTTTGATGAAAGACGGTCAGTTTAGGCTAAGCATGGGTACTGTCGATACACCCGGCCCAATTGAGTTTGAAGCCAATCTTACATCTTCTTCTATTGGTGATTTCAAAGTTTTACTTCGTAGTGCTCAACCTGAAACAAATGGCTACGATGGTCATGTTTACCCAGTTACAACATTTGGTGGTTTAGATGACTCATACAATCGTTTTGATAGTGGTAAAGATAAAGCAACATCGTTAAGCAAAAATCAAAGACCGTTATACCACATTGTTGCGTGTATTAATCAAAGTAATGCTGAAATCTATGTAAATGGTGATTTAGTTGCTAATCAAAATATTCCTGTTGGTAGTGCTTTGAAAAGTAAAAACTCTCATGTTTACATTGGAGGAAAAGGCGGTGAGTTTAGAGGTGTAATTGAGGGTATTCATGTCTCTTCTTCATTTAGTAATGAAATGACAACTCGTAATCCTTCTATGGTAAGTGAGAAAACCATATCGTTATTTAGATTTGAAGAACCTATTTCACCACTAGATACTGTTTACACTATTAGCAGTATAGATTCTACATACAGTGATTCGGGGGGTGGAACTCCGTTTACTGAAAATGACCTTACTGCCATCACCATACCCACTGCTGATGCTCAGTCTTTGGCTAATGCTTTGACTGGTAAAACAATTACAGACACTTATGTTGATTTTACAATCTCTCCATACTCAACTGGTGACTATTCTGTTATTGACAGATACAGCACTCCCGGCACGACTACTAATCATCTTGTTCCTCATGTTCCTTACAATCTTCTTATTAATCCCGGCTCGATAAATCAAAACTCAAAGAAGCCAAACGGTAAACCACCTGAGCGTGTACGACTCCATCGTATCAATATTTCATCAGGTGAATTATTAGTATCAAGCATTCATTTAGATTTCAAAAATACAACAAATACCAATGGGTTGCGACCTATTCTTCATTCTACTCACACTTCTGCTAATGGAGCAAACTCGTTTGTTGTTATTTCAGCAGATTGTTTAATTGAAAATGGTACAGGTCGCCCATATCAACCACCGCATCTTGCTACTCAGTTGATTGATAGAGCAGGTCAAATGTTGATTGATGAAGGTGAGTATGAGCAACACGCTATGGTATATTCAAGCCGTATGTCTACAACCGCTGTTGATACTGATAATCCATTTGCTGTAGCATGGCCTACAGATTTAGACGAAAGTTTTCAGATAGGTCACTCAGGTCGCCATATTCTAAATCATATTGAAGGACATTCATATCTTAGAATGATGCCTCGTGCTAACGAGGAAAACCTAGACCAACAGGCTGGTAATTCAGACATTCTTACACTGATGTACGATGCTGCTACAAAAGGCATTGACAAAATGTTCCCTATTAATTCTCAAGTTGATTATTACAAAGACACAGCAGCGTTTGAAATCAAAACAGTTGTGAACTCAAGTGCGCCACATGAAGTAGTATCAAATGGTCTAGCAGGGGCTAATAGAACTTTGATAGCAATTGGTGGTTCTAAGACTGGTGCTCGTAACTTTAACCCACTACCGTTTGTTTTGAAAGGGCCAGTTCCGTCAGACTTAGATAATATTGATAGTAATGTTCGTAAGTTCCATCTACACCCTTCAAGAAATAGCCGTGTTGCTCTATTACATGTACCCACTCTTGCTTCTCGTGGCTTAGCACCATATGTAGAAGTACACTACAACGCAATTGATTTTACAGGCGCATCAATGAATAAAACCGCACCAATGTTAATGGTCGAAAAAACTGTACCTGCTTCAAATTATGAAGTAGCAAGTGGGGTATATGTTTACGATGACATAGCCACAGATGTTGCTGCTGGAACTGCCACACTTTACTCCCCCGGTGGTTACATTGATGTTGGTAAATCAAAAGAAGGAAACTTAGGCTCTATTAATTTCTCTCATTCTCTAGTTGGGGATAATAGCGAAGGATTTGAGGCTGATGTTGAATTAGACGAGAGACTCACACCTGCTAATTTTACAGCAACAACCACTAATGGTAATACTACTCCTCAAAGTCTTACTGCGTCTCATACAACAAAGGCTCAGCACGACTCTGTTTTCCATCGCATACTTATTGAAAGAGTGCAAAACGCTGACGCTTTAGAAATTACATCTGAGTTTAATCGTATGACTCCTCATACTGTTCACGGTAGCCCAAGTGCTGGTCAATTTGATATTGGTGTAACTTCTTCTGCCTCTGCTATACATGAAATGTTTGACATTATTGACAATGTAGAAATCACAACTCTAGTTGGAGTTACACATCGCTTCTTTATTCAACCATCTGATAGAACTAGAACTAATCAATTACAGTACATTTACTCAACAGGGGATAGACCTGACTCTAGTAACATAGCCGTTGTAATGTTCCTTATGGGTCGCTCAAAATTGCGTGGTGTTGAGCAGATAGAAGGTGATGAAGGGCGTTTCACAGTGGTAAACTGCGTAGGTCTTTCTGATGTAGCAGCGACTCGTAGTATCAATGAGTTAGGCTCAGGTAGCCCTGACTCTCATGTTGTCAAAGAGATAGACCCTAACGCACCAGTTGTGAGTGTAACGCTAGGAGGAGTAGGTCAAGGAGCATATGATACAAAGCCATCGTTTGACAGAAGCACACTAGCGCATTTACCTTACAGTAGCAGAAGAGGTTTCTCTTGTCTTGCTACTAAAGTAAGAGTTGATTTGAGTTCAAGTAATGAAACTCAGTTCATAGAAGTGTCTCCTCTAAACAATGAGTCGCCTGATTTAGCAAGTTGGGGTACATACCCATTCCCTAAAGTTGGGAGAATATATCTGAAGAACGGAGCGAATGCGGAGTATCAGAGTAAGAACGGCTCTTGCTTTTTGTTTACGGATTCTACTATTGCTACCCGAAGATTCCTATTACCAAATGGTAACGCAGTTGCTACATTCCAAGACTGGGTAGTTGGTAGTGGATTGCGTAAAGATGCTGGAACTTTAACAGGCACTCAGTCTCAAGATTTCCCGCTTGGTGAAATTATTATGGGAGACGGGCATTTCTTTGTCGAAAACTTGCAGTCAGATGGTACAACTGTTAATGACAGAATGTTCCAATCTATGGATAATATATCGCATGACTATCAACTTGGAACTCAATTTGCTTCTACTCGTGCGCTAGTAGAGATTCCTTTGTTTAGAGGGCAATTCTTTGTAGATAGATTCCGTAACAGTTACCCAAGCCCTGACAACTCTTTGAAACTACATATCGACCCTACTATGACAGCGCATACATGGAATCCATCTCCAGTTGGTCGTAGATACCAAGATATGCCTCCTTCTGATAGAAGTGCATACGGAGCATTCGCAAAGAGTATACTTAGTAATCAGCGAAATAATCAGTCTAACATTACTAATTTTGAGATACTTACTTCTACTTATCGAATCTATGTAAGCAATCCTAAAATGTACCCAGCAGGTGATACATCATCTAACAAATATTTCAATGTAGACGATGTACTGCTCTACCGTAGAGTATTTTTACCATCGGGTGAATGGGCTATCTATTCTAATAACCCAGCGGCAGATGGTTACATAGAAATTGTAAAAGAAGAATCCTATGTATCTGAAGCATTTGTAGGAGAAGTGGTAATAGGATTGCCATTACTAATGGGTAATGCTTACGATTCCCAAGTGTTAGTACCACTGAAAGGAGATTCTCTTAATGCTGCTGCTGACTTTGAAAACAGAGGTGAACATTACTACGATGCTGCTAGTGTAAAAACACAAGGCGGCAATATTGACTATGGTTTACGACAGTATGTGAGCGCAGTAGAGTTCAAAGCAGGGCCACTGTCAAATCCTCACGCAGCAAAGATTCAATCTAAGCGTGCAGCGGGAACTATTCTGAGTGTAGAGCCTATTATGAATGGGTCTGTTTACACTGGGTTTGCTCATCTTATTATGAGTCAAGAAGATGTAGATAAGTTCCCGACTATTGAAAGGCAACCTAATGCGATAAACGCTGATTATGAATGGGAAATGGGTCAAGCGCACTATAGTTTAGAAATCGGTGCTAATACATTTGTTTACTTTGGAGAAGGTAACAAAAACAAAAGTACGCTGGTTACCAGCGGTACAACTCCTACTGATTCTCTTGATACACTTTCAAGCATTATAGTAATGACAAAAGAAAACAACTCAATTCCATCTTATCTTGACAACGACACTCTGAAAGGAGAAGTTGCCACGCTTACTAAATATGGATATGATGTTTTCTTTTCAAGTGACAAGTACAACACATTATTGGATAATACAGTAAATATGTCACACACTGGTAGACCACTTCATTATTCAGCACCTTGGGAAGTTACTGGGTTGGGTGGTTCGGATGATGAACTGGGTCTAGCCATAGGTAAAAGCGAAATACTTCAATCAAACACTTTTCATCTAAATGTCCAACATGAGGACTGGCTTTATGCTGAGCATCATAAGGATGGAGAAGTAGTCAAAGTCACACTACTAGGACAAGTTGATTACATAGACGAAAGTATAATTGTCCATAATCCAGTTACTCTCCCACAGGCTGCTGGAATAGTTCATCTCAAATCAGCAGTACCTACTGCTAACAAAACCAGTCTGAACGCTATGATAGGAGCAGCGGCTCTTTCTGCTACAGAGTTTGTTTACCTTAGAACTGGTTGTCATTCAATGATGGTAAATGATGAGGAGGCTTGTCTAAACAGAACTTGGCTATTCCCTTACGCTCAAGGTGGTCTGCGTAGAGGAGATACAATATGGATGAATATGACTTACAATAACCCCCATGCTGTTCAAGGAATGTTTGCTAAAAGCCGTGGTGTACTGAATGAAGCACTTGTTTGGAAAGGCTTCAACGGTGGTTTAGGTTTGATGGCGGCTGAGCCTCGTGATTCTATACCACTTGAAAACTTCTTAATTGGAGACAGTTGTATTGATACTGCTCGTAATTTTGTTCAGCATGTGAATAAAACAATTGAGTTAAATTACACTAACCTTGGTATTGGTAACCCACCAACAGTTGCTTACCTCGACCCATACTTAGCAACAGAAGGACACGCTCGTGTATTATTATACGATGTAGCGCATGACCGTGAGTTCATAGCATTCCAAGATATACATATGCAAGTTCAAACATCTCAAAAGGCTGCTGAAATTGGCTTTGAAAGACTATCTACCTCTCAAAATGTAGCCGATGGAACTGATGAAGTTGATTTGAGTTTTTATTCTATCAAGTATAATGGTGGTGGTCAAAATCCATTTATCACTCAAGTAGATGTTGCTAATGGTTATCCTTCTCAAAATAAATACATCAGAGCGTATCAACATTCTAATTTTATGGAAAGTGCTTATGCTCATAATATTGCTAACAGTATGGCAAGTGAAATGCTAGACCCCGTAAAGGGTATTGTTACAAGAGTAGCAGCATTACGGGGGCAAACAGCATTCAACAAACAAAATGGTACTGGTTACCCATCAGGTACGACTACTAATGTGGCTACAACTGCCATAAATACTACAGGCACTGGATTAACTGTAGATATTACTACAACAGGAGGTCAAATTACTACTATTGCTGTTAATAATCCCGGTAGCGGCTATTTAACTTCAAGAAGTGGCGGTAGCGGCTTTGAGTCAAAAGTAAGAATTAGCGGTGGAGATAACAATGCTGTTTTCAAAGTATTCACAACAAACACATCTTTGATTAACACATTAACTACCATGACTCAGAGTATGATTTATGGTAAAGCCCACGGTCATTTCGTACATACAGGTTTCCACACTGGTGGGCCACTAGCAAGAGAGCGCACTCTTGGTGATAGTATTACATCAAGAACAAACAATGCAACAGTTACAATATACCACGCAAATAAAGAGCATAAAAAGACAAGAAAATTATTTTCATCAAATGATATTCTAGTCAAGGCTTTAATGCAGCATCGAATAAAGAAAGGTAAAACATTGACTTTGAAGGCAGGTGGGTCTACTTACAACAATGGTACTTTCTTTAATGTAAGAACAACATCTGATGGTAAAGGAAAAGGAATGACTGTTGATGTTACAATATCAAGTAATGCAGTGGCTACAGCCACAGTAAGAAGGCATGGTAACAGTCTATACAAAGATGGAGATACAATTTTCATTGAGGATAGAAGAGTCAATGATTTACCATCAGCAGCACCACCTGTTGTGGCCGGTGATGGTAAAGGTAGTTTTACACTAAACCTTAACAATACTAACGATGAAACATCTACTCTCTTTGATACACCGGATGGAACTCGTGTAATCCCAGCATTCCTTGCATTAAAGGGGATTAGGTCTGAGGCTCTTGATTTATCTAACATGAATGAAACAAGATTACAACATTTGCCTCAATGGACTCAAATGGATTTCACAAGAAGAATGACTATCGACTTAGGAGAAGTTGCTGTTAAAGATGGTATTACTAATGTCGAAGCAGCGGCAACTGAAGTAGTTCGTATGATTAATCAGGCTGCTGCTAAGAAAGGGCGCACTCACAGCGATAATAACAACAAACAATATCCCGTAAAAGTTGCTGGTGAGGCTGATTTTGCTACAACTGGTTCTACTCACGACCCTGCTGTATGGTGGGATGAGGACAAAGCGTTTGAGTCTCACGACAAAGGAACTCATATGGGTTACATTCGTGCTCACCTTGGTAGGGTTGTGAAAAATATAGATGGTAGCGAAGAAGGATTTTCAATAATTATCCACAGCACTGTACCGGGTGCTACTGGTCGTAATTTCTGTGTATGGCTCGACAATAGTAAGGGGCAAATACCTTACAGACCTGAGTTTATGATAGGTCACGGAGGTAGATTCAGAACATTTTGGTGTATGCCTGATGAAATAAGTGGGGAAAATATGCACCCAGCACCAATGCCGCTAAATAAACACGGTAGACCTTTTGCTCCTATTACTTCTTTACGACAGTACACACAGCCCGATGAGTCAATGCAAGCAGTAGCATCGAAGGGAGAGTTTTCCAACAATCACGATGAAACTACAACACCAAAATTGCGTGCTGTATCAGCATATAGTGGTAGTGGTCAAAATCATAATACACTCAATACCGAGTCTGTTGAAATAGAAGGATTCAACACATCGTTTACTGAAGGACTAAGAGTAGGTACTAATGCTGTAGCAAGAGTAAACTTTGGTGGTCTTGTAGCGGCTGGTATTCCGGGCTTTGCTCCTGATGCGGGTAAGTGGGGATTCGGTAGAAAAGGAGATAATAGATTTGCTAATGATTATGGCCTACTAACAACAGTAAGTAACACAGACCCGGCTTCTACATACACAGGTCATGTGCCTACACCTGATACATTCCCTGAAAACATAGGAGACACCAATCTCTATGGGCTACGCCTTCAAGACCATAGAGGAGTAAGTCACGGACTGCGTTACATTTACAAAAATATGGATGATGAGTTTGCTTTAGATAACACAATCTTACCAAAAACTTTGGATAACGAAGTTGCCATCTATTTCAATCACAAAGACTGCTCTCAGGGCGGCTTTACAATTGGGAGACATATGCATGGTATAAGTGACCCAACTGGTAGATTCCCTGCTATACCTGATAATGCTAATTTAGCAAATTGGAGAGGTAACTACTGGAGAGGAACACCTGCACCAAACGCTTCTTACAACACAAATGTAGTTTACAGCGCAGCAAATCAAACAATTACTGTCACTCTCTATGCTCCATATGACGCTTGTGACCATCACGACATTTTAGGCTATATGGGATTCCCCGCTGAGAATGGTGTCATACATTTATCTGACCCATTTAATCACATGGGTATAGCCACTATAACCGCTGGTGGTTCAGGATATACAGCAAATCAAACAGGTGCAGATGCCATAGGAGTAGGCGGTAGTGGCGATGGGATGACTTTGAGTATCAATACAAATAGTAGTAATGCAGTCACAAGTGTTACTATTACATCCCTTGGTGAAGGTGGTTACATTAACGGAGATACAATTAGCGTAAGTGGTATAGGAGGTACTAACGCTCAGTTTACGCTAGGAGAATCTATCAATGGTAACTGGGGTAATATGTTCTCCTATACTCATCGAACAAGGAATGATAAAACCGGCACTCATGTTTTCCACGGTGTTGTTGGTGATACATATGTTTCAAGACATAAACATCACTCTTCGTCTACTATCAGTGCTCCAGTCTTTGAGGCTGGTGATTATGTTGTAGGCGAAACAACCGAATCTACATCAGCACTTATCACACCAGTTGCTAATTGGACTACACTGATAACAGATGAATTAATGGCTGCTGTGACTGCTTTTGCTATCAACTTAGACAATCCTAACAAACAAGAAGGACACTTCTTTGATTGCACAGAAATGTATGCTGCTGACGGTAGAACATTTGCTGAATGGGGTATTACTGAAGAGTCAATTAAAATTAAGGCTTACAATACAAAAAATGACATAGAACCCATATCTAACTTCTTTACAGCAAGTTTATCCCAAGATATAGGTATTAGAGCCAGTCATATTGAATATGGTGAAGTTGAGAGTTTGAAACTTGACGATGAAGGCGTATCTATAGGAGGTACTGGAGATAGACCAGTGACTAATGATTTGATAGATAATGGGCGTAGCGTAAACTGTGGGTATATACCATCGACTGTTTTACAAATTACAACAAGCGGTAGAGGTCATAACGCTAATACACCTACTCCAAACATAGTAGACTCACAAAACAATCCAATTGATACTAACACATGGCGTAAAAACTTGATAGGAGAGAACTTTATTGAATCTAGTGGTGACTTAATTCTACCAAATATTGACAACCCAACATTAAAAATGAGTGCTATAGGACACTCAGGAGGGGCTTTACTCCTTCATAGTGACAATGCTATGTGGCATTTTGCTAAACCATCGGGCGAAGAATCTAATGTAAATCATGTTTTCAATGGTTCATCAAATGACTTAACAAGAGTAAACTCTTTTGGTACTCAAACTCCAATAAGTTACGGCAAACACACAGCAATTACTGAAAGCCAAGGAACATCATTAGCCGCTGCTGAAAGCACATTTAAGGCAATTAGTGATGAAAACTTGAGAAGTGAAGATTGGCCTTCATCAAACCCAAGTGGTACTATTGTTATACAGAAATACAATGACACTAGGAGAGCATTTTTGTTTGCTGGTAAACGCTCTCTTGGTAGCGTACATTCTATACCAATTATTCGTTTTACAGGTGCTCGTGATAGCCCTGATAACTATGTTCCTCTGTTCTTTGGTGGTGGGTTTAGTGGGGCTACTATTGACATAAATGATGGTACTCAAAATGACTATTCAGAGCACAATACACATCCGTATGCAAATGGGCCGACTGGTTCATCAGGCATTCAAAATGCCAATGAGATTCTTTCATCTTTCTCTACAATTGATTGTAACGCTATCATGGCATTTTTCCCAGCAACTGCGTTGTTAAAGCAACATCGTGGTAGTATTAACCCACCAGTTTACAACAAAGATAGTATTCTTTCTCAAGACCTAAAACGAGGTTCACATACTCCAAGTAACATTCACCCCAATGCTGCTCCATATACTGCTGGAGTACATATGCAAGTTCCTTCTCCTATGGTATTACGCTTTGCACACCCAACTGCAAGGTATCAAGACCATAGAGATGGAACAGAAAATAAAACAACCTTCATCATATTTGGGCCGGGTCAGGCATTTCCATTAACACAAGAGTCTGCAAGTCCAAATAATAATTTTGAACCACATCCCGGTCATGCTATTAGCACTGGTAATGGTTGGTCAAGAGTTCCGAATATGTCAAGCGGGGCTGGTGGTCGTGCCTTTTTACCAAATCACATTCATAATTCAAATGGCGATTATATGCCTGAGCGTGCTGCTACCCAGTTAAATAAACGCAGATTCCATTATCGCCAAGTGCTTAATTGGGAATCACCTCTTGGTATTGCCGATAATGTATTTTTGAGAGAGCGACCTGAAAGCGGTAGAAACTATGGTAATTCATTTACCGCTGCTGCGTTTAAGCAGTACAACAGTTTTGGTAACTTTACTGATAATGTTGCACTAGCATATTCTGTGGCTCAACCAAGTAGGCACGCTATGTTTTATGGTCATGGTATGGTTAAGAATGCTGATTTGTGTTGGCATATGGATAATGGTAACCATCCCGGTGGTTCGTGGATGGATAATCAAATTACCATGAATCCACCAAGAGAAGCAGATGACGCTAGAATCCCAGCCCAAACCACTACAACTCAAATTAACAAAACTGCATTTAGAGTCGCTGGAACACTGGCTACAAAAATGTTGTATTCTAATGGTAATTCAAGTTCCCCAGCGTTTGCAGCAGAAACGCTAGATGCTGATGATGTAGACCATGATTACATCGTAGTTGATGCCACTCGTTGTCAAAATAGCGAAGAGTTAGCGTGTGTACTAGGTGCTGCAATCAATACATTCCCCGGTAAAGGTGCTCTAAAAGCAATAGGTGGTACATTCATGCCATCTATGGGTAACTCTACTAAACAAGACCGTTATGGTTGGATTGAGGCTGAGTCTACTGTTATACCAGCAGGTGTTTATGGTGGAGGCGCAGGTGGTGTGACCCCACACTCTAGTGTTTCGGGGTTAGGTTATTCAAACAATGTAATTTCAAATGAGCCTATGACTAGACAGATTCTGACTACATCTACATTTACTGGAAATATTACTAGCGGTGACCCAGTAATTGCAGTTACTGGTACATTCCCTCCGAATATGCAAGCAGGGCAAACTGTAACTGGTCTTGGAATACAAGCCAACACTGTTGTTGTCAGTTTTACTTCTAATACCATTACTGTATCTCCTAACCCTAATGCAACAAACAGCGGTGTAACCATTACGCATACACATAACACATTGGGTAATACGGCATCATTAGCATCAAATCTCAAAGCAGGTGACTGTTTTATTGATTTACGAATAGTAGGTTATTCAATCACTGATGCTCAATCTGTTGTTAATCGTATACCTGCTTCGGGTTGGTTGCGTACTGAAGCAAATACTGATTATGGCGGTGTTGTATCGTCTAGTGTAAAAACGGCAGCATGGGCTTGTTATCACAGTCGTGCTACCTATAGAGACGGCTCTGATTTATTCTGTAGATTCTTCTTATCTAACAATAAAATCACAGGTTTGAAGGCGTTTGAAGATGGCGAGGCTTGGCGTATTTATGCTAACACCACCACTCCGTTTAATAGTCAAAATGGCTCAAATGTAGGAGGAGTAAGTCTACCTCACCCTGCTCCTACTAATGGTACAAAAGTATGGATATGGTCAAAGAGTTCAACTCTTGGTGTAGACAACTCTACTAACTTTCAAAGATACCTTGAGAAAGGAATAGGAGCAGTTCACTTTAGCGGTATTGTCGATGCAATAGATAGAACAAAACCAGTTGGTGTCGTTGGTTGGCATGGTGAAAGGTACTCTTACCTCAACACTCTACCAGTAGATGGTGGTTATTCCGCTGGTCTAGGTGCTTGGCATTCTATGCTTGGATTCTCACCATATGGTGCTGCATCATCTTGTGCGACTATACTAGGGCATTTACCACATACCACTCCTCTACCTAACTCGCCTGAAAGTATGCCTCCCACTGATGTACCGGGTCGCAGTCTTGACAATTTCCCAAGTGACGGTGATACAGAATCAGACCAAGTAAGTTTCTCTGTAGATGACCCAGTGGCATTTGGCACATATGTCGTAGGCTGGGCTGACGGTGCTCAGTTCAACAACCCACCAGTGATGCGAACTATGCCTGAGTTACAGAAAGAGTTGGTTCATCCTCAAGGTACTTACGCTCGTGCGTTATTAGTAGTAGCACATGAGGGTGAACTTAGTTTAGTAGCAAGGAAAGATAGAGATTCATACACTACTACTGGTGATTATCTTTTAGCCGGTGGTACTACTCAATGGGATGAAAGATTCCATAACGCTGACCGATTTATTGCTCCAGCAAACGCTGGGCCAAATGTTGAGGCTTTGATTGTCGATGGCACAGCACCGCCTACAATTGCTGATTATACAGCAACAAGTGCTTTAGATGACGCACCTTTCAATGCTCAGTTCTACCTACATGGTAGTATATCTGCTGATACTTCATTGTTAAACGCACAGCCTTGCTTTGCTGAAACAGGCGATTTATTCTTTGATATTGACAAAAATGTAGGTATTATAAATCACGAAGAAGATATAGCGGAAAGAAATCTTGCTACTGATTTTATTACAGCGAATACAAATCCTTCTGCTATTTTGGTTCACAATGTAGGTACTAATCAATCTCCAGTATTTTGGGCTGGTGATGTAAACGCTTACGATGTGCTAAAACGCTCCCCTCACAAAAACTTCAGCACAGAACATATTGTGTGGAAGCGAATGGATGGTGGTACAGTTACTATGCCAGCATCAAATGCTCGTGGTTTAGGAGCAGTGCCGTGGATTACTCGTGTTAAAAACGCAGTAGTAGGTGGTGCTGCTGGAACTGCTCATCAAATGGGAGAGAAGTTGTATGGTAACATTCGATTCTCTTTTGAGACAACAAACTCAGCCATGATGCCAGTTCTACAGGCACAAGAAATAGCACACCCTACATTAGCAAAAGAGCACCCTATTGCTCTTGGTGGTATACTTGAGATACCAAATGAAGAAATACAATTTGAAGATATTACCGTTGTTGATGATACAGGACAGGTACACACACTAGAAGGCGGCTCTCCTTTGGGTATTGTTATCAGAGCGTATAAACCAACATCGACTAGACTAGCAAGTGGTTTACAGCCAGTTCCAGCCAACAGCGGTATCGCTCCTAACTTTGAGATTCAGTTACCCGACCCTGAATCTATACCCGGAAATATCCTTGTCCGTAGTGGCTTTGACCCAATTCAAGCGTACCAAACTGAAACCGTTGGTGACGGTGGTATGATTCATCCTGATTTGGGTGCTTCTCACATTGGTCATTTGTTTGACAATGTAGTGAAGTCACCGAGAAAAGGGCCAACTATGAACGAAGTAGGATGGGAGCACATATCGCAAGGAGAAAACTTCCCTGAGTCTACTCGTGATGGATGGGTAGAAGCAACACGCAATAACTCACTACGCAGTTCTTACGAGCAGCAAGACAGAGCACTGTATTTCCACATCACTAAGATGGGTCACAGTCACACTGAAAAGTTCCCAGTAACTTACACTCACGCTGCTGGGGTAGTAAATCAAGATTTGACGGTCAATAGTTTCGCCAGTCCTGTTCTAACTGCTAGTGCTACTATTACTCCCTCTATATTCGATGCTGGATTTGGAACAAAAGAAGTAGCGGATAATCGTAGATTTATTCGCATAACAAATCCAGCGGGTGAAAGCGTTGTTGCTTCATATGCTTCTATTGGAACTGGCGGTGAGGCTAATCAATTCAAGGGTGTAGTAGGAGATATTGACTTCGACCAATTCCTTGTAGACAACCCACCTGCTACAACAACATTGACGATTACTCCTTCTTACTATATCCCAGCGGGTAGCACTCGTATATTTGCAGCAAGAAGATTGCGTGACCACGCAGAAGTAAGTGGTAACAGTCCTGACATGGCTCACACTCTATACTTTGATGGTGATTCTCAAACCACTATTCATTCAAGATATAGCAAACCACAACTAACTCCAATGCCTATTCCTCGTATGGGTCACCACTTCGTCAATGCTACCATGCCTATGATGCCGGGTCATTGGGCGCATCCTTCGTATGCAGGTTTGTATGACAGAGCAAACTCAGATAGACTTGCTGCTCTAGGTGACGAGGACTACACTTCATTGGCTGAGAACTTAGTTGAAGTAGATGGTACAACAAATAATCAAACATCAATTCCTACAGCAGTTAAAGAGAGAATATTCCCTCTTAACCCAGCATTAAGAGTAGGTTCGCTCACTGCCAACCCATCAGGGCCAAGTGACATTCACGGTGGCGCATTTACCCTAATGTTTGAGACAAAAATCAAGTATGACGGTTACGGTATACTAGCATCAAAAGGCACTGCTGGAGATATGAATAAGGCCGGAGGTCACTCTATTGTGCTTGAGGCTGGGGGCAATTATACTCAAACCAATCATTTCCCTGACCCTGCTGAAGTTGGAGCATATCAAATTGTCATTCAACCAAACTTGCGCTCACAACAAATTACAGGATTTCATCGTAACAATGCTGACTCTACAGGCTTACCAACTGCTGGTACAGAATTGTCGAGTCTCACAAGTCAGCAAGTTGCTCTTGTAATAGGAATAAGGTACGATGAAGGGCGACACGCAACACTAACTAACTCTGCTAATATCGGTGGTTTGACACTAATATTGTCCGAGGCTACATTGGCTGATGTAAGAGGTTGTGAGATATTCTTGAATGAGGTCATACTAGACCACGACCCTGACCACGGTAGCCAGTTTACCAACATCCCTCCGATGCTGCTTTATAATCCACTTGGAGTCCAAGGTAGCGAAAGTCCTCACTTTACTCGTAGAGGTCACCCATACCACCCTACTACATCTGAAGTTTCTTTCAAAGATGCTACGCCCGGATTTACAACTAACATTCCGTGGTGGAGTATTATGCACCAAGGTACTCCATCTGACGCATCTGCTGTTGGTTTCAGGCATCTTGCCTTGTATCGTATTGACAATTACTATCAGTTCTGTCGTGCAAGTTATGGAGCAATAGGTGCTCAATTGACACTGGCTGGTTATCCTAGCATATACCCTGATATTTACTCAAAGATAATGGAGAATGTCAGTCTTACTCCTACTTGTATAGTAGTAGGAAATCACAGTTCTTCTACTACTATACAAGTTGATGACTGTTCACTATTCCCTGAGATACCGTATTATGGTCAAAAATTACAGTATATCGACCCTGATACGGGGGAAACTGTATCTTTTGCTTACACAAAAAGACGGGGTACAACACACAGTTCAAGCAGTATGAATGAGCCTGATATATTCCATCTACCTACAGGTGTCACATTAACAAGCGGTACTAAACTGACACTAAGCAAACCGTACTCTACAAAATCTGTTAATGACATTTTCAACATAGATAGTGAAAGTGTAATGACAAAGAATCTAGGACAGTTACTAAATGGTACAAGAGATACAAACAGTCTTTTCCTAACCGATGCGTACCTATGTGCTTGGAGTCCTAATTTGGGTCGCCCTCATACTTTCTATTCCGATGCAAGTAGAACATGGATTACAAACGGTGTGAATCACACAGCAGATAGAGCAGTGAACAACGCAGCATACAACAGTATGCCACAGCATTTTGAGACAATACACTATCAGGATGTTAATTATACCGCAAGTCATGGGCCGTTTGCTTTGAAGATGAAAACACCAAAGCCTCCTCAACCACTTGCTGGAACTGTTCATGCTATTACTACCACTACTGTTACAGTGATAACAATGACCACGACTGTTAGTGGTGTATCTTCAAATGATGTGCTATTCGCAAAAGGTAGAGTTATTGGTAGAGTAAACACTGTTAGTGGTGCTAATATTACGCTCCACACCAAAATATTTCAGAGCAGTAACTTGGTAACTGGAGATACTGTGTATGTAGGTGCTGATGGTTCAATTGATACCGCTGTAAATATAAACTCTATGACTGGTATTTCGTCTCAGGGTGGTGCAACTGCTATGCTCACTAACTTTTGGCCTTGCGGTAGTCGTGGTGGGGCATTGGTTAGTCGATTAGATGGCTACGCCATGTCAGCGGCAGCATGGCATTTACCGCAAAATTATGCACATGGGGCTGGCCTTCACTGGCGAGATGATGACGATAGTGGTAGTTATGCAGTTGCTAACGGTGTAAGCACTATATCAGCAACTGGTATTCGCACTTATCCATTTGGTTATCGCTTTGGATTAAGACAGGCTTGGAATAGACCTCAATGGGGTCATTATGGTATGCGTGCATTCCAAGAGCAAGCCACTCATTCAGGAGCAAGTAACTTTGCAGTAGGCTACAAAGCAGGGCCACTGGTAGAATATGAAGCCATAACAAGTAACGGATGGCTTTACGCTGGTGGAGATACAACGCAAAGCAATACTAACTTACCAACAACCTATGTTGGTATTATCGAGCGTAGCACTACAGCAGCGGGTATGTTGAATGCTGACAAGTACGAATGGCAAGTTCGTTACAGTGAAGGGCGAAGAATGACAAGAGGATTTGGTTGTGCTATTCGTACCATAAGAAATGCGAGCACTGTACTAAGAGATTGGTGGGGTGATTCAGCAGGTAAAGGCATGAGTCAATATAGACAAGCGGCTGCGTATTATCTGATTGATTGGTGGGGTAATACTCGTGGTGAAGATGTACGAAGATTCCCAGTTCGTAGTTTCGGTATTAACCCATCTTGGGATGCTGGAGATGCATACGAATATGATAGAGCCAATGGTCGTACACCATTTGAGCGAGTTTGGAATAACGGTAAGCCTATCTTTGACTTGAAGGGTATTGTCGATTTCACTAACGGTAATGTATTATCATCACCTACAGTTACTATTCCTAGATTCGGTGGTAGAAAGAACACTGGTAACAATAATACAGACACTACCTTAGTCGATGTATTTGCTCCTACAAACGCTATGCGAGTAGGAGATATGGGTAATGGTCGTGGTGTACGATTCCCAACTCAGTTTAACGAAGATAGATTGGTAGAACTCAGTGCCGTCTACGAAAACTCAGGTATAGTGTTATCAGGTAACACAGCAGAGCCTACATTTGGCGAAGGTCTAATTCGCCCAAGAAACGATGTACTGCAAGCAAGTGAAATTGTAAGAGGTATCAGTAGTAGACTAGAAGTAGACGAGGATGGTTTGTTAAAACCTGAAGCAACAGTGAGTGACAAGGTAGAGTCAATCAGTGGTACATCAGTACACAAAGATGCTATTTCTCGCTCTTCTCCAAGAATTGGTATAGATGGTGATACAATAGAATCTTTCACTGGTAGTAATAGCAACATGATAGCCATTAACTCAGAGGCACATAGTCTACACACTAACAGAGGCGTGGGTCAAAGAGTTGTATTACATGGTGGTATGCAATCAGGTTCTCAAACGCTTGGTGACTATGACTTAACATCACTATCGTTTGCTGCTCAGCCTCATGGTGGTGTGATGAGATTTAGCCACACTAGCAACTTTAAGCCGATGGGTGGAACTTACATCCTAGAGGCTCGCAGTTTCGCTAGTCCATTCGATGACACAGGATGGGGGCGCAGCGGTATGAGTGGTACTAAAACAAGCAATCCATACCAAACAACAAGTTCGATAGCAAACCCAACAAACAAGAGTGATGACGCTGTGCAGTTTATGCTTAGACCTATTCGATTGCTTGACAATCAACACATAGCAGTATTTAGACCAGCATTGGCTCTACATAGCGGTAGTAAACAAAATGGTAGCACTGCATTTACTGCCACTGCTGGTGGTAAGTATGGGTTGTTTACCTACTCAACACCAAACGGTAGAGCGAGCAGTGGGTCATACATGCGTGCTACTAACCCTGACACATCAGCCCCGTATCAACCAGTGTACTTAGTTGAGTCTAGCAGTGACACTGTGCCAGTGTCAAAAGGCCCAAAGTTGCCGGGTACGGAGGTTACTGGCTTTGATAAAACGACATTGAAGAGTAGCGTTACTAGACTTATCATAAGTGAAAATACCCTACAGCATTTCAAGAGTGATGCTCCTAGAAGAACAGGCCAAGGTAAGGACTACACTGTTAAATCAAGGTTCAGTCAATCGCTGCATAGTAAAGGGCATAAAGAAGATGTATCATTCAACACATCAGACCACAGTGGTGATGCGTGATGGGTTTACTCAAGGACAAGCGAGCAACAGCAGATACAGATGCTGTAATGAAAGCGGTTCGTAAACCAAAGTTTGTGGATAATGCTCTACATCTTGGTGAGTATACTCCACAGAGAAACTTGGAGAAGAAAGTCACAGTAAAGCAGCGCAAGACTGCTAACTATGGTATCGCTACTCCGCATACTTACACCTTGACCGAACTGCAAGATTCTGTAATTCTGAAACATACAGGTACACATGGTAGAAACTACGAAGGAGCAATTGTTTACTTAGATTCATCAATCACCAGTGACACTGACAAAAACAAACCAGTGCTGCTTTATGGTAAAGATGCTGAGCATGAGAGACTACGAACATCTTCAGTAATTTCTAGCGGCACTGGTACTACATTCGCTGTTAGAAACACCAAGGGTAAAACACTGGAGTCGCTTGGATTTGCAGGTAGGCAAGCGCACTTCGGACAGCCTGTTGATGCTGGTTTAAGAACCACAGACTTGGCAGTACGCATTAGTAGAGATATTGCTGACTCTCTTACATCTGTGAACATAGCACTACCTATGAGTCCAAGTAACTCTGAGGTAGATAGAAGGGCGCACAGTAATAGTTTCCTTGGTGTAGATTTCCACGGAATAACACTTGTAGATGCTATGCGATTTATTAGCCGACATGATGGTAGAGTTATCCACTTTGACAGGTTTGGTAACTTGCTTTATGTTCCATTCCAATTTGAAGAAAAGAGTAGATTCATAGACGCTAACGCTCGTACTGGCCCTGCTATCAACAACCCAGTTGAGAACATATCAAATCGAGTTATTGTAGAAGGCGTGGCTACGGCTGTAAACGATACTGCTTATGCAGAGGTAAACAATTCAGAAAAGCAGTCAGGTCGTGCCGGAGAGGTATTAGAAGAACCGCAAGTTGTCGGTGATTTTACTGTACGCAGTAATGAGCAAGCAAGAGAAGTAGGGCGTAACATACTCAAAGCCAACTCAGTCATGCTTGGTAATTTAACAAGTGCTGGTCACCCTAACTCTTGGGATTTAAGACCGGGTATGACTATTGAGTACGATGGTCAGAGAAAGATATTGGTAGAGGTTAGACACAAACTCGCTAGTAATACTGCTGACCTTGTATTCTTGAGTGTAGAAAGTGGTGTAGAAGGTGTACTACAAGGATTGCTTGAAGGTACTAAAAACACAGGCGACCTAGAAGATTCAATCGAGCAGATTGTTGAGAAGAATATGGCTTTATTCGGTGACTTAGAAATCATATCAGTTGTTATCACAGAGGTAGTAGGCCACGGTGTATCAGGCGATGGTTTCATCATCGGTAGAGGTATGGGTCGAGGTGTCGTAGGTAGAAGTGGCGACAAAGAATCCGTTGGTGGCAGCAAGACTTTGAAGTTTGTAAATAGAGGTGAGTAGATGCCAGTATCAAATCATGTAAGACGATTGTTAATTGAGACTATTGCTGATAACATCAATGAGATGGTTATTGGTTTCGATGGTAACCCTGCAACAAAAAGTGACGGGGCAGCAGGTAGACCTGCTAAAGTTATCAATCCTACAGTACGAATAGTCAGCGATTCTTCTTTGCTAGTGGAGGGCTTCTTAGGGGCAAATCACACATTTAACGAGGACTTACGAGAAGTCTTTGTTCAATTCAGAGGTGCTCTGAATACGATACCAATAGCAAGGCATACGATAGCAGCGTTTAATAAAACAGCATCAAACGAGATACGAATACAGATTCTAATTGAGGTGAAGTAATGGGGCAGAATCCAATATCAGGACATACAGCAGGTGCGAATGACGGACTAAGAGATGGTGACCATATAATATCACCATCACTGACTAATATCTACGAAGGACTACACGGCAACGGTATACTAAATCCATATGATACAGCATATGGTAGCCCTACTGGTGACCGTATTACTCCCGCTAATCTACCGGGTGCAGTGAGTAGTGGTGCTGACCATCAAGTTACAATCAAGGCTTGTAGTGTGATTCTTGACGGAGTACCTTACACCATAGACAATGGTTCGGGTGGAGATGTAACTCTTAATTTGACAACAACTTCAAGTGACAAATTAGCAGGTACAAGTCATACTGTTTTGACCGGTTCACCGGACAAAGAGTGTTTGTTTGCTATTGTTGCTACCGCACATGGAGCAAAATGGGTACAAACTACAGCAGTCACTACTGCTGCTGGTGCTTATGCAGATTTAGATAGTACAATTGCTAACTCATATCTAAGAATGGATGGGGCTAGTACCCCTGCTCATAACAAACAGTCTTTGGTATTGGCTACCGTGAGGGCTTCGTATAACAGCGGTGCTGCTGCCGCTAATGACCTTTACTTAGACATTGATGAAATTAACGATAAGAGGGTTTTCATTAGACCTTCTCCGTTCTATTTGTCTCCCGTAACCACAGGCGCACCTAACTCTACCGACCATTTGAATACACACACTGCGTTAGAACAAATACATGGTTCAGGGCAACATGGTGATTTTGGTAATAATGGTGTTATATGGCTGTCTTACAATGAAGATGATGGACTACCAAATCTATACTTTAGTGCTAAAGATGGTTCTAACAGACACACGCACTTACTTGGGCCAAATCGTATTTTATCCTTAACAGCAAGTCGTAACTTTGAGTTTGATGACGCACAGGTATTCACATTCAGTGGTAGTGGTGCTAAGAGTTTGACTCCAACAGGAACATTCCCTCCCGGTCACACAGTTATCGTAAGTAACACAGGGGCTGGTGTTGTTACCTTTGACCCTAGTGGGGTGAACATAGGACTGGCTAACACAGAGGCAGTTATGTTCGTATACAACGGCACTGCTTGGGTGAAGGTGATTCACAGTTCTACTGTTACTCACTTAGCAAGTGGTGCAACAGGTTTAGTTCAGTTGTCTGATGGTTCAGGTAGCCACACCAGTGATGCTAAGTTGTTTTGGACTACTGGTACTTCTACACTTACAGTGAATGGTAAACTCACAGTTACTGGGTTGATTGACCCTACTGGACTTGAACTCACACCAGTCGGCTCTAATCCGGGTAACACTGGTGCTAACACGCTTTGGTTAGATAGTGGTGCGTCTAACGCTTTGAAACATGGAACTGCTACAGTTCTTAACTCAGCATCAAGTGTTGCTGACTTGAGTGATGTAACAGCAGCAGGTTCAGGTTCAATCATAACTTCAAGCGAGCGTAGTAAACTCGCAGGTATAGAGACTGCTGCCGATGTTACTGATGAAGCAAATATCAAGACTGCTTTATCAGGGTCATTGAGTGCTATCACAAGTGGCTCTGTAGCATCAGGTGACTTAGTGTTCGTTAGGGATATTGATGATTCTAATAATCTCAAAACTGTAACTGCTACTTCTATAGCGGCACTGGGCGGGTCTACCCCCAGTAACATAGCCGATGCTGATGCTGATACTAAGGTAGATGTAGAAACTTCATCTGATGCTGATACTATTTCCATGCACACAGCGGGAACTGAGAGAGTGCTTATTGATACTAATGTCAATCTTGGTGTAGATGTTAATGTTGTCTTTGAAGGCTCTGCTGCTAACGCTCACGAAACTACGCTAACTGTAGCAAACCCTGACGCTGATAGAACTATTACTCTACCAAATGCTACAGGCACTGTTGCTTTAACAAGTGATATTAACGCTGGAACAGTCACTTCTATCGCTACTTCTGCACCGATTACAGGTGGTACAATTACATCTACAGGTACTATCGGTATATCCGCTGCAACAACAAGTGCAGCAGGTTCAATGTCGGGTGCTGACAAAACAAAACTTGACGGTATTACTGCTGGCATAGCCAACGGGAACTATTTAGTCGCAAATGCCAATGTAGCCGATGATGATTTCCTAAGAATTGACGGAACATCGGTTGAAGGTTTGACAGCGGCTGAAGTCAGAACTGCATTGAATGTTGCTGATGGTGCAAATGTTACTGATGCTACTACTGTTGATGCAGCAGGTGCAGTTATGGAAACTGATGTAAATGCAAAGGGTGACATTTTCGTAGCAACTGCTAACAATACTCTTACACGCCTAGCGGTAGGAACTAACAATCATGTTCTAACTGCCGATAGTGCTCAAGCATCCGGTGTTAAATGGGCTGCTGTAAGTGGTGGCGGTGGTAGTGGTGATGTAGTCGGGCCATCCTCTGCGACTGCTAACAACTTTGTTGCATTTGATGGTACTACAGGTAAGTTAGTCAAGGATAGTGCCAAAGGTGCTGCTGACTTCGCAACTGCTGCTCAAGGTGCTTTGGCTGCATCTGCACTTCAACCAACCCAAGCAGAAACCGACCCCTTTACTCCATTAGGCGCACCGGGTATAGGTGCTTGGGGTGGCGGTGGCCCTCCGGCTAACATTCAAGAGGCTATTGATAGAATAGCAGTACAAGTCGCTCTATTAGGTGGGCCGATTCCGTGATGCGGTTACTTGAAGGCACTATCTTGCCAAATGTGACCGCATTCTTTGCACTGCCATAGGCTTATTCGCTCACGCTTACCATCTAGGTAACGGGCTTGTAGCCTTCTTGGGATATGCTCGTGTAAACAAGCCCTACATTTTACCTTGAGTTTGTCAAGGAGTCTACCCATCACTCAGCACCTCTACGCCCGATTACATCATCAATGCGTAGAATAGCACTAGCAACTTCAGTAGCACCATTGATGGCACTACGAATAAGCGATGTTGGTTCTAATACTCCCTTCATTTCTTTAATTCCACCATTCTCCACATCAGGGCCATAAGGCTCAGGTAAAGAGTGTCTCATCGCTAAGACAGTATCAAGTGGGTCATAACCAGCATTCTCAGCGATGGTAGCAGGGATTGCTTCAAGTGCATCTGCAAAGGCTTCTATCGCCATCTGAGCACGACCACCTACTTCACTAGCATTTGCACGCAGGTGCATAGCAATAGCAAGATAAGTAGAGCCACCACCATAGCGCATAGAGTCGCCATTCTCAATCAATGATACAACCCCTAGAGCATCATCAAATCCACGCTGAATCTCATCAAGAGTAGATTGAGTAGCACCGAACAATACTAGCGTAGCCTCTTTGTTTTGTGCGTGTAAGAATAGATAGGGTACATCATTGTATGTCTCACGAGAAATAAAAGCAGTACCAGTTGTAGATGTAGCGTCAGGGAACATATGTGTAGGTGCTCCTAATTCATTTGACAGTCTACGCATTGTACTCTCAGGTACTCTCTGTACTACAGATATGCCTTGTTTGCGTAGATATGCTATGGCTGTATCGTGGATTGCGTCACGACATAGAACCACATTAGCACCACTGCTTACCACTGCCTTAGAAGCAGCGAGTAATTTGTCACGCCCCATCGCTTGAACTTGACTGTAAGAGTTAGCATCAGATACTTGAACAGATACATTTGTGTTATCCTTGCCTTCTGTAAGCCCACCATTGAGTAGTAATACTTCTACACCATCTTCATTTGACCAGTTGTTGAACTCATCGCCACCACCAATGAAGTCCTTATTGAGAACTACACCACGGAACAGATAAGAGTCAGACAAAGAGCCACCGGGGGCAGCGAGTGTCTTTACCTCACGAGCGTCTCCAACTGCTTCTATTGTTTCTACACACAAGTCAGCAACTCTATCCTCTGATGTTTCAAGGGATTTACCAGTGATTGCAGTCTTTGCTATGGTTTGTAAGTCTCCCTCAGCATTAGGCATACCGTTAAGACATTCAATAGCCATATTTCGTGCCGCTGCATAACCTTTGATGACCACATTAGGGTGCAGTCCTTTACTGAATAAGTTCTCTGAATTGGCAAGCATTGAACTCGCTAGTACAACTGTGCTAGTAGTACCATCGTATGCATTTGCCTCTTGCATCTTAGATACCTCTACTACCATCTTAGCAGCAGGGTGAGCAGTGTCAAGTTCTCGTAGGATAGTAGCACCATCGTTAGTTACGATAACATTACCACCACCGTCTACCATCATCTTGTCCATGCCTAGTGGCCCAAGTGTCGTTCTCACAGTTTCAGCGATACGCTTTACTGCTTCTATGTTTAACCTCTGTGTTGTATTATTCTCCGTCATTCCAATCAACCTCAATTTCAACTATAGAGCCGTCATCCATACTGCGACTCTTTACAATGCCATTGTCACAACCATACTTGTATAGGTCGTAAGTCAATTGACAATCTTTCAGGCAGTAGTCGGCTACCTCAAGATACTTACCTTCACGCCATGCTAATGGCGCATCGCTACTCTGCATACTCTTTGACAAGTCAAGAGTAGTGCGTACAAGAGTGTCAAGTGTGGTGTGAACTTTACCCACGCTCAATGCTGCTTTATCAACTAGCATCTTGGTGTCAATGATACTTTCACTTTTGCTCATCAAATCACCAGCAGTCCAGCAGTCCAGTGCAGCATTTAGAACTGGTAAATCGAACTTACGAATATTGTGACCCAGTATCTTACCACCACCGTCAATGTGTTTCTGCAAATGGTCACCAAGAGTACGAGGGTGTAAGTCGTGAACAGTAGCATTTGCCATTTCTATATTCTGCTTAGCAAACACATTACCCTCTATGCCATCCCATGTTGCTACAACTGTAGGCTCAAACAGACTATGTTTATCCCAACCGCCTATTTCCCAAGAGTAGTTACCAGTCTCAATATCCAGTGCCATAATGTCACTCATATTCACGCCTCCTTGTATTCCCAGTAAATCCATTCTTCAGTCTCGATTTTTACTACTAAGTTTTCTTCATTCACTAAGCCCACCATCCTACTTCTTTCTTAATCAGCCCGTAGTGTCCTTCGGGTTTTACTTCAAGGCCGTTATATTCAGCCCAGCACTTCTCGGTACAAAAATGCCTTACACCTACAGCAGTGTTGTCACTAAACTTTGCTTCGTTATCACAACAGACACACTTCATGCATCCACCTCCTTCTGACGAATGTATACAGTAGAACCATCTTTAGCCGCATCGAATAGGTGAGCACCCCACTTTGAGAAGCGGCTGAATGCAGTACCACGAGTCACTTGCTCAGCGACACAATACTGCTTGATGACTGCTGACTTCTTTCGCCAACCCTCACCCTTCTTATTCAGTTCAACTGGGGCAATTGTGTTGTAAGCAGTCATCCAATTCTTTGCATGGTTAGCCTTCTCAGTTTGCTTAGCACCAACTTCAACTTCACCCTCAAGCCACAGAATCAGGTTCTTGAACAGGTCGTAGATAATTTCCTTAGCCATGTCAAGATGCTCACCAGTAATAACCCACTTCTCATCCATCATAGCGATGTGAGTAGCAAGGATAACTGAGTAGTTCTCCATAGCAGGTATGAAAGATGCAACAACATTTCCGATAGCGAAGTTCAGTCCATCCAGTAGGGAATACAAGTCCTCTACCAAGTCATATGTAGCCACATAGAATGATTCATCTGCTGTGAACATTTCGTGCATGACTGACTGAACTACATCTTCTTGCTCTTCACGAGTCATGCCATCCCATTCAGTGAATGAAATCTCAGTTAGATTGAGAACTCGGTCACGCAGTCTCTTCTCAAGCCCAGTGAAATAGTCAATGATTTCCTCGTAGGATAATTTCTGCTTAGGAGTCTTTGTGAAGGCTCTCTCCATACGCTTCATACTGACTCCCATACGCCTATCCATATCCCAATCAGACCAATACAATAGAACACGCTGGAAAATACCTTTTGTCAAAACATACTCTTTAACACCAGCGGGTGGGTAGGTAGTAATCCACAATGAGACAAGTGACTCTGTTTCTATTCTTCTACCACTCAAGTGTTTGACCAGTATGTTTGAATTACTACCAATCGGGTTACAGGCTGACTGTAGATACAGAACAGTCTCTTGCGAGTGCTTGCCCGGATTGAGGATAATACTGCCTTCATCGAAGTTTAGTGCCTTCTGACCAGCAAGCATACCTTCTGTTTGAACGGCTACCTGCTCTTTCTTTCCGTTCTCATCAACAACTGTTTCGTTAGTGACACCACCAATCAAACCAGCATCTGAACCTGATGTATACATATCCTGATGTAAACCACAGTCTTTGAGTACATCACCTACGAACTCCCATGCTACTGACTTACCAGTCCTTGATGGCTGAATCCAAAAGACATGGACACGAGGGTCGAGGTGACTTGCATCCCACGGAATACGAATGAAAGGGGCGGCTATCTGACCTTGTATGTAGAAGAAGGATAACATCGCTGGTATGTCGTTATCTATACTTGTTCTACTAAACCTATCTACATAGCCATCAAAGACAGGGTATTGCTTGACTGCCATGTAATCTTGTGCTTTTCTCATATCTCTCAACTCTAACTGTTCCTTTATATATCAACTATCAATATTGGTTGTCTTGATTGTCCGATGTACCGTCTGAACATTATATTCGTAATTCATACACTCTATAAACATGTAAGTATAGACAAGACAACGGACAACCCGTACAATTAGGAGTACGATGCTGCCTTAAATACCCCTCTTACGCCTGACACTTCGTTGTATGTGGACTGGTGATTCGCTGGTCAAAACCTCAACAATGAGTTGTCTTTTCTTATCACCCAGCCCCTTAACTTGCTTCAGGGATTCAGGGAAACACATCTCTTCTAAGTTACCACATTTCTCTAGTAAACGCTCTGCTAACTCAGCACCGACACCCGGAATTGTTAGCAACATATCTACCCGTACATCGTTTGTAGATACCCTACGAATAGCATGAGCACCATGCTTACTCGCTGGCTTGTGTAACTTATTGTGTAGTTTAGTGACGAACATAGCAGCCTCGCTGATGTTTGGAGTGAAGAATACCTGACATTCAAAATCAGCCATGATACGAGCAATAGTACCAGTGAGTTCATTCTGCACTCTACTATGTGTCAAGAACCTACCTTGCTTCTTAGCGAATGCAACATACTTGGCAATCGAACCATGTATGACTAGAAAGAATCGCTCGTAGTTGGCATCCATGTTGTCTAACTGTCGCCATAGGTGACCACTATGGCTTGATTGAAACAAGTCGGTAACACTCTTTGCTTCTACACAAGCAGCACCTAGTAAGTAATCACCTACTACTAATGGTTGTCTAACTACATTTAGACCTTCTTTCTTAGCCCTGCGCTCTATTGATTCACAAAGGCTACCTCTCTCGTTAGAGTCTATAATTAAATCAGGCTTAGGCATTACTCCTCCTCCTCTTGATGCTTATGATTATGACAATAACCTGTACCATCTGTGACTACTGTTCTACATCTTGCGCCATGTACTGTCTCACCTTTACAACGGTATTCTTCGGGTAGCAAGTCTACATTTTTAGCACACTTTGAACACAACATATTTTTTCTCCTGTTGTTGTTCATTCTACCTAATCTCTCACCGCAGTTAAAGCAAAGATTAGCGTGCATTCTATGTTGTTTAATCTTCATCCGAATCACCTATACTGCCGTCATAGTAGCGGCATCTCCCGCTGCATAGTCCATCGTATTCAAGTGTAGCGCATGACGCTGCCGAGTAACCATTGTTACCAGCACCACCAAATACAATGTTTTCTACCTGCTCACGAGTAACACGAGGGGAGAAATCTACCCATCCCTGCTCTTCTATGATAGCACATATACGATTGACATGCTCAGTCTTTGTTTCATCATCTACTGCATCAGGAGGATAGAACCATCGTAGTCTCGCAGCAAGATATGATGCTAAGTGAAACCTCGCCTTGTGGGTAGGGTTACCCTCACCTAATGCTGATTGAGCAAGGCATGGTAATACAATAATATCGCCTAGTGTAATGTCAGGTAGACCGTCTACTTTCTCAACAGTTTTCTTGAATGGGCTTTTACGCTGAGCCACTGTTATAGCAACATCGTTTTCACCATGTTCTATATACCCACTAATCGGGTCTTGCGCTTTCTCCATCAAATCATCGTGTGTTAGATTGAGAATGGAATCTGAATCTAGTGGTATGCTCCAGCAACCTCTCCTAGAGTTGTAGGAGTTAGGAATACGAATCATGCCTGATGTGTCGAAGGCAACTGTAGGGTCATTACATGACAAGTTGAGTTTCTTATGCCATGCTGCTATTAGTTTTCTACCACCTTCTTTTACTCTAGCAACACTGTAACCATCTGATGGTGTATGTGTATTCTTTAGAGGAATCCAAATATGAAAACCACCACCACTGAACCAAACAAAGTGACGAGTATTCTCTCTCAGTAGAAAACGATGTAGCCTTTTAACCTGCTCGTGCATGAATGAAAAATCAACTTCAGCACCTCTTTGCTTGAAGTCCTTACAATCAAAGTCCATGACAAAATGACGGATGATAGGTGTGTCATAATCTACTCTGTGGTTTCTTGGTGGCTTAGTGGCTCGGTAACCGTAGGCTGTGAAGTATACATTACCACTACCGTTCTTACCTTTCCAGTATCTTTCTAACTCACTCCAGTTTTTTACGCAATAACGACCACCTTGTTTACCATTAGAGGCTATTTCAAGGACTTCACGAGGAAAATCAAGCGTGATGAAACTCATTCTATCACCCCTCTATCAATGCCATTTCGTATATCACTTTACTAACGATAGTGTCGTATGTATTCCTAATATGCTCTAGGGTTAATTTAGATGGATGGATGGCGATGAAGAAGCAAATGTGTCTATCCTTTACATCAGATTCTTCATTATAATCATCAAGGACTAATTGAGACATTGACTTGACCATGATACGCTTACCAGTGGGGAGAAGTGATGTTTCTACAGAAAACTCATACTTAGGCCATAACTTCTCTAGTGACATTTGTAGCAACAATGAAATCGTATCTAGCCCTTCTTTATCCACTCTATCACCTCATATCATCAGGGTCGATTGCTAAGTCACCCATCCAAGCCGGACACATTTCCATGAAGTCACACCAAGCGCATTTTGCCTCGTGAGCCTCAGCAGGGAAATCATCATTCAAATGTGCATCAATTAAGCGCACAAGCCTCTTCTCTACAGTTTTAGGAGCGTACCGACCACCCGGCCCTTTTACGCTCTCGTAATCCCACATAGCACCTTCGCCACCATTGATACCTCCGCCCGGAAACTGCCAGCCCCAGCCGACAACAGGTAGGTATTCTATGTGAGGGCTGTGCTCTAGCATCATACGATAGAACTGCATTTCAGCACGCATAGAAGCACGCTTACGCTCTACCCACTTACCAGTTTTCAACTCCATTAGAATGATACCAGTGTGGTCATCATCAATGAAGATACGGTCAATGAACCCCTTCATGTGAATTGGTACTACTCTACCATCAGTGGCTACCACCACTCTTGTTGAATGAATCTCTACTTCATTAGCAATAGGAAACCAATCTTTAGGATTGTTCTGCATCTGTAATAGCCTTTCAAATTGCCAGTCTACATACTGATTGAGTTGAGGCTCTTCACCATAGACATAGGGAGTAGGAGGCTTGGGTAGTGCTTTACGCAACTCCATCTTAGCAGTGTTTACTTTTCCTTCACTTATCAGTTCATTAACAACTGGTAGGCTCGTGTGTGACTCTTTCCAAAACCACTCCACTGCATCGTGAACATTTGACCCACGGATGTGATGGTCTTGCTCTTCACCTCTCATTCCTAGTATGTTTTGAAAATAATACTGCTTAGGACAGAAATCGAAAGTACCCAGCGATGACTTAGTTACACGGAGTATCTTGTCCTCCATGCTAGGTTGCCAGTTGTATGCACTCTTGTCATACGACTCAAGCATTTCAGGATAAGGGTACTGAGTATCTACTAGGTACTCAGGGAAAGTATTCATTGACTTCTCTACAATGCAGTCATAGTCATTACAGATGGAACAGGCTTTGCCTTCGTCAGCATCTTTCACTACCACACTACACGCTTCACACCAGTAAACAGTAGTTTCATTCGGATTGAACCTCATCCCCACCACCGAACTTGTTGTACTTTCTTACTGCTCTTTCTAACTTTTCAGGTGGGATAAATGGCTCATACCTGCCCTCTCTTTCCTTTACCAAATCTTGAGGGTGATAAGGGTCGAAGTCCTTGTTTCTGTAGTAGTCTAACTCCCCTTCTGCTCCTTCTGAAAGTGGCTGTGGGTCAGGTCTTTCATCCTCCATTGTCAATCGCAATAGAATGAAGTAACCAATCAAGTCCTCAATCACATCAATGTCAGACTCAATGGTATCACTCCCTCGCATGAGTCTACTGAGTTTATCATCAATCCTCACTCTTAAACCAGCATCAGGGGGTAAGTCGCTAAAGAATCGGATAGGGTCAAATGCGCTATCGCCATACTGTTCATTCTTCTCAGCAAGTAGATTTACTACTGTCGCTGCTATCTTAGCACACTTCATCTTAAACGAATCTTCTGTCACTCTTCTTCACCAACTTGGTCTTTAGTGTTCCTTTTTATATCAGCCTCAAAAGTCATTCCAAACTCAGTGAGTTTTGTCTGTCCTTCAAATGTCATTCCATACTCCGTCAATTTTGTTTGTCTTGTTTTTGTCATTTTATCACCTCAAAAATATGACTTAGGCATAGTCGCTCCAGCGGCAGCATCTAGTTCCCAGTCAAGGCTCTCGTATATTCGCATGAGTTTAGACTTAACCATTACACTGAGCACTTTATCCCAGTCTATGGTGTAGTTCTTCAACTCAGACTTATCACGGAAAGCAACGAAGTCTACCTTCTTCTTCTCCCCGTTGAGAGTATAATAGTCAGGTACATCATTGTTGAAGCCCTTGACATAAATCCATGATACACTGTCACCCTTAGCCCATCTTTCATCAGCATTAGTAGCCACATGCTCATTGTAATACATAGCAGCCTTTGCTGGTGCTGGTAGGCTCTTGTAATCTTTGAAATCCATAGTCAATCGAGAAGAGCAAGCCACATCTTCAATTGGTATTTCACCGTTCCTAACTTGGAGACTTATTTCTCTCAGTGCATCAGTCACAGCCTCTTCGTCTTTACCAGTGCCTATCATTTGCATAGCCACTTCTTGAATGCGTTTGGTAATCCGTGATGAACTAGAGGCTTTGATTTCATAACCACTAATCTTCATTTCACCCTTGCTCTTTTCAGGCCACACCTTGATACCGAAGTAACGGTTTTTCACTGGAGCAGTAATCCAGTAGTCAAAGTATGCTTCAAGTTCAACCTCCATTGTTGGTAAGTTCAACTTATCCTTCGCAGTTTGAGTAAGATGCTTAGCGAGTGGCTCAGCATCATCGAATGGAACTTGAATAAACGCTGAATCAGTATGACCATACAGCGACTTGTAGCCCTGCTCTTCACTCTCCTTTAGCAAATGTTGGATAGCCTCACGCCCTCTGTATGTGATAGCGGCTGCTATATCATTATCAATCCACATACCTTGAACAGACTTCATTCCCGTCATACCGTATAGGGCATTGACAAGGACTTTTGCTGCGGTCTGCATCATGTCGTACCCCAACTTCTCATCAGGGTCTGTAGCGTCACGCATGAGCCTTTTGTATTCAGCACGAAGAGCGAGCATTTCTTCAACAATAGAAGGTAGTAGACCCTTCTCTTTCTGACACCAGTGTGAACCATTATCCAATGTCTTGGTAGTGGTAGTCGGATGGTCACGCTTAGTAGTGTAACATAAATTGTCACTGAGAATGATGTTTGGATATAGTGAGGCATAGTCTACAATGGCTACACCCTCATGTCTACCGGGAATAGGGTCAGGTATGTGTGCAGCAGTGAGTTGCTCACGCCTGTTATTGATAGCACTCTTGGCTTTCATCTTAGTCCTTCTACCAACAAGACCTCTAAAGTATCGAGTGACCTTGTGTGTACTGGCAAATGATACACCACATAACTGTTGTACTGCTACGAAGAAATCAATGGCATTGAGTTTCTTGTCAATGTCACGCAGTAGCGTAGTGTCAAGGAGACAGTAATCTACGAAGTCACTCCAGTATTCGTACCAACCATTGTGAACAGTCATACCCTCAATCTCCTCAGTTAGTTTGCTACCAAGTTCAAGTCGCTCTGCTATGGTATTCAACTTACGATTAGGTAATTGTCCTCTACCTGACTTCTGCCATAAGGATTCAAAGCCACTACCTGATTTCCAAGGTGCTGCTGAGTCAAAACATATTCTACCCTTGATAGGCTGTTGAGTATCTTTGTAACCGTCTCTACCCTTGAATGGTCTAATCACTTGACCAAGTGGTGAAAGTTGGTCAGGGTCTTTGAGTCTACGCATAAGGTGTGGTAAGTCAGCCCACATGATAGCATGGGCTACGAGAATATCGGGGTCACGCTTGTGTAAGAACTTGATGAAACTCTCGTGCATTTCTGCTTCAGAAGAGTGATTGAAGAGAGTGTATTTTTGACCTCGGACTTCTTTATCTATTGGCCCACTTGGGGTCGAGCGTGTAGGGTGAGGGCAGTTAGTTTTCTCCCAGTCAGCCCAAGCAAATACAACAGGCTTCTCAAGGTCGCTGTCTACTACAGCCATAACTGATGTGAAGTCCTCCTTTATATCCCACTCCAAATCAAAGTACCATACACGAGGCTTAAACTCAGGTAGTTTGTCAGGATATAATTGTAGTAACACTTGGTCAAGATAATTCAAGTCTGCTTCATAAGTAGGCATTTCATCTTTAATATCCCAAAGGTCTGTAGGTTTGTCTACCTCGACTTTCATCAGTGGCTTCTTGTCAATACCTTTGGCACGAATGTCTCGATGAATCTTAGCACTGGGGTATCTACCCATCATACGATTGAGTTTCCACTCAGGAGTATCTACTGGAATCCAACAATGCGGCTTTACATACCTATCATCTTCAGGCCATATGTGCTCTTCTTGCAGCGTACCATGCTTGTCACGAGTACGCAAGTACAGATTAGGTTGTCCGAAGTTGTCGGACTCAGCAGGGTAATACCAGTCAATAATCATTCAATCACGCCCTTTGGTCTACAATCACCAGTAAATCATCATCTTTCTCAAGTGCGATGATAGTCGCTTCACCCATGTGTATAGTAGCCTCTCCTTTACCAAGCAGTGCTATGTTATCCATGAGCCATGAACCAAATGTAGAACTTACGCTGCCCGTAACTGGGCCAGTAGAATCACGCAACTCAAGCGTAGTAAACAACTTCGTCTCATGTCTTTTACCTGATGATATGAGGAACTCGTTTTCACTTGGGTTTGCTGTAATCTTGAAGATAGGTGTGCTGTTAAGAATACCTCTCATCTTTGACACAGTAGACAACTCATCCAATGTGATGACTCCTGATGTATTCAGGTCACATGAATGAAACTTAGTCCACTTAGATTCGACTGCTTCATCAATCAACTTCTGAAACAGCACAGCCTTAGCAGCACTGACAATCGTAGAAGATGTAGGCATAGAAATCTTAGACGAACCACAAGTAATGTTCAGCGTCTTTGCTGAACCTGTTTGCCTGATGGTTACCAAGTCACTCTTTGCAGCCTTGATGAACTGTCGAACCTTGACAAGTTCGGTAATGTCTAGCGTACCTGCCTCCAGTATAGAACCCTCTACCTTTCTAGTCTTAGACAAGTAGTGAGAAATGAATGCTACCGAGGCTGTCATCTTACCATCAGCGAACTTGATACGCAAGTCCTCAGTGTTCTTACCAAAGTCGGATAGGAAATCCAACAACTGTTTTCTGTCAATCTGTATCTTAGTCATGTTATCACCTTTAGGTGGGGGAACGGTGTGAGGTGAAAGGATAAGACCCCACTGGCATTAGTAACTGTCTACAACTATTGTACTCGTGACAAGTATTTAATCGGGAAAAGACCTGTTACTGCGTCAAACACCTTTACCGTTTTTAATCTGCCAAAACCCCCATGAGAATATCAAAGTGTGCCGTCATAGAGTTCAGGTAGTCCGAACCACTGTGGTTCTTTACCTGCCTCAGTAACGAGTGTAGTCCTCTTCTGTCCTTGTAATCGTGCATTGGTTTTGCTCTTGTCAAATCGAATAGTGTATTCGGACTTGACTATATCACCAGTGTCCTCGTCAAGAGTATCTTCACGCTCACAAATTAGTATCTGATAGACAAAGTTGTTACTTGCCTTCTCCCAGTCAGGTCGCCATGTAGAAGCAGTGTCCTCATTCTTACCCCAAGAGTAGTTAGTCAATCGTAGGTGAGTCTCCCAAAAGACACGCACTCCTGACTTTACCAAGCCACGGCATAGTCCAGTGAGTTGATGGAATCTAGTCTTACGAATAGCCCAATCCCACTGGTGGCCGACCTTCTTGTTCCAGTCAGCAGCCTCGATACCATTTTTAGCGATGTTCAAATCTACGATACGCATACAGTTCACACATACACTATCCCAAAGGTCTACCCCAGTAACATGGAATCCCCATAAACGAGGGCCAGTGTACTCAGGGTCACGCTGCTTCTGAGCAATATCATTAGCGAACTGAGTGATACCCATGACACGAAGATGTGTGTCAGGATAGTTGTAAGCAGTGCTGTCATTCTTCATCATAACCCACGGCTCAAAAATCTTGATGTTGTCATTGTTACGATGGAATGCTGACTTGTTAGCAGCACCTCCGCCTTCAAAGTCCATAATCCACAGTTGCATTTCTTTCTCCTGTTCTGTTCTCTCAGGCGCAGCCAACCACTTAGTAAAGGCATCAGTTACGATAGCCGTCTTTCCAGTGTTGTCATGCCCTGCGATACCCATGAAGATATGAGTCTGTGGTGTATTATCCATCATCTGTAGTTCCTTGCGTAGAGAAGCAAAGGGGTCAGCGTCAGTACGCTTGACTGCTGGAGTTTCCTCCAGTACCTTCTCTTCTTCTTCTGCCTTGTTTGCTTCTTTCGTCTTACCAAATCCCGCCATTATTTGTCACCTCAATTGAATTGTCCTTCGCCAGTGTCTCCACCAGTCTGCCTTCTTCTGATGCGTCTTGCATCAGCAAAGACTCCCATGACCTTGATACTTGGAATGTCAGCACCGTCTTTACGCTTTACAGCGACACGGCCACACACCAATACTGTGGAACGCTCTGCATAAGGAATAGTCTCATCATCTGTTCTAGCCACGAATGGCGCAGTCAAATCATTAGCAGCACTACCAATCCAGCACATTACATCTGCTGCATCCTTGCTACCATGTAAACTCTGTAAAGCAGTAGATGTAAGAGTGAGTGAGTAACCTCGCCCATCTTCGTCATACTGGTTGTCACGAGGCTCAGTAGACATACGATTGACTGTACCTTTAGTCAGTACAACTGGGCCACTGCGCCCCTGTTCACCGTTGATAGTGAAGGTACGACTGCCAGCCTCAAACGCTTCTACCAAATCTTCTAGTGCTGTGAAGTGAGGGTGTAGTTCACTATCAGTCCAAAACTTGAACGGCTTGAGTAGTCCACGCATATTCTCATTAACGAACTCATCAGTGTACTCAATCATCTTCGCTGTACCCATACTGGTAGACAGCACATCTTTGAATCCTTCAGCAGCCTTCTCACTTGGAGGGCGTGCCATGATACGACAAGGCTCTCCAATCAGGACTTCTGCATCAGCATCTTCGCCTTGCATGTCAAGTCTCCATAGTTGAATAGCACCATCATTAGTGAACTCATCTTCGGGAGCACCCAAGAAGTAGTAGTTACGACCATTCATTGTCATAGCCTTTGGTCGGCCACTCTTAGCAAGCAAACAAATGCGCTCACCATCTGCAACGAATGAATGCTCAGGAACTTCATCTACTGGAGTCTCTGTAACAACTGTGTCGTTGTTGCTCTCTAAGCACCATACTCCGTCTTTCTTGACATAGTGACCAACCATACCGCTAGTCACAGCAGCAAGTGGGTCGAGAGTAAAGTCACGCTTAGCACGATTAACAAGGTTGCTTCTACGGTCACGCCTCTTATCATCGACACCGACAAAGCATCCTACGAATGGTACAGAGCCAGCCATTACTGTGCCGCCTCTACCTACATTCCTTGTCTCAATGAACATCTGTTCAGCCCAGTCAATGAGTAAGTCCTCATCTTCTTGGCTTGGGTCACTACAACCATGTTCTCTCTCAATCTGTTCACGGAACTTGGCTACCACATCTTTGAGTTCTTGCTTAGTGCGGGTAGCATATTGCTCCAGCCTCTCCAAGACACCATCGGGTAACACAGTACCTGCTTCTTTGTTTACTTCTTCATTAACATCTTCGTATTCTTCTGTCAAACCTTCACCTCCTTTCGTAGTCTTGCCACTAGGCAATCAACAAAGGAATAAGAGCCGATAGGCCACTCATACATGTGGGGTATCATTTCACCCAACACACACATGACTGTCCATGTATTATCTTCATCCATCTCAAAGAACTCGGTCAGGTTCTCATGGAATGTTCGCATGACAAAGGTAAGTGAAAGTCCTCGGTCAAGCATGGAATAGAATTGCTTTCTCATATCACCGTACTCACCGCTGATAGCAGCAAGTGCGGCCTGTGATGGGTTACCCCCATCGGATAGTGAATCGGTTAAGGAGTCCATAGAAGTGTGCATTTCAGCGATAGCAATAGCACTACGCATATCCCCACCAGTATGCTTCATAAGCCTCATGTAAGCCTCTATGCATCTAGTTGTTTGTTGATAGTGTGTCTGTGGGTAAAAGATATTCTTTAGTCTCTCAGCCCCATCTTCAGGACTGATAGGCTTGAACTCATACACAAGACACCTGCTTTGAATAGCAGGTTTGATTTTGCTAATCTCATTACATGTGAAGATGTAGATAACATTGTCAGCATACTCCTCCATGATACCTCTCAGTGCATCTTGAGCAGCAGGGGTAAGCCCGTCAGCCTCGTCTACGATAATGCCTCTCTTGTCAGTGCCTACAGCCTTGACTGCGCTCATCTGTTTGAGTTGATTGCGAATGTAGTCAAGCCCTCTGTCGTCTGAGGCATTGACGATAATGTAATTCATCGGGTCAAAGTAGTCACCCATCTTCTCACGGAGTATGACCTTAGCAGCACTAGACTTACCAGTGCCTTGCATACCGTGGAGGAGAACAGCACGAGGCCACTGACCACCATCACGCCAGCCCACAGCGTCAGATACGAATGCAGTTTGACCTGCTATATCCTCTAATACCAGTGGCTCGGTACTGTTCTCCATGAGTTTCACCTTTATTGTTCCTTTATATATCAACTTGAGTTTTAGTTGTACTCAGTTATCATTTCATGCTCACTGTCATACGCTTTAGCCCACTCTTCAATTTCCTCGTAGTTGCTAGGGAGTGGGTTATCATAAGTCCAAATCCACATATGATACCCTTCTGCATCTGAGAACGCATTAGCGAGTCTGTATTCTTTATCGAGTGTGTTAATGAGTAAGCGTAATCGCTCTTGCTCTTTCTTGTTAGAGTACCCCTCTCCCTTGTAATCTAGGTTAGCAATATCCAACACTTGTTGAATGTAAGGTAGTATGTGTAGCGATGGCTCTTTGTGCCACTCTACACTACGCCTGAGTCTATAGCCGCTTTTCGCACTTGAGGATTTGCTAAAGTAAGTATTGAACTTTAACTCACCTAGCATGTAGCCTATACCTATACCGAATCCTGTTTTATCATCTGTCTGCATCATCCGTTTATTCCCTCCCCACTCGTACAAGCAGCACACCAAAACTGAACATCTGTTATCATTCCAGTCTCGTCAGTGTCTATTATCAGGCTAACTTCTTCTTTACCTTCAAAGTGCTCTTTGTCTAAATTACAACCACACTTACCGCATTTTGTTTCTTTCATGTCATTCCCCTCTCTATGAGTTCTGTGAACTGGGTAACATCACGAATACCCAAGTCCTCTCTTAAACCTATCACTGTGAAATTGATTAGTTGTCCTTTCTCACTTACTCGCACTGCTGCTACTTCTACAACCCAGCACCCTTCATTGATACCGGAGTAACCCTTCACATTTATGTCGTCAGTAGTCGCTACTGGTACGAAGTCGTCAATACCATCTATCGCACTAAGCGTAATTGACCCATCGAACTCAATGCCTCTTTCATGTATGGTTGCTCTAAGGAATACCTTAGTTCGGTCAGCGTGCATTACATACCCACCGATAGCATCAGGCTTGAACTTCTGCTCAGGCTTGATGAGTCTAATACATCTTACTTCGGGTGACTGCAATTGATTAACAATATCATCCCAGTGCTCGTCTGTATTCATATCACTGAGATTACTTCTAAGATTGCGACTAGAGAACGGTGAGTCAGGATTTGCTTGCCTGACTTCATCAAGTACAATACAATCGTAATCAAACTCATCAATTACTAATTCGATGTATGCATCTAAATCTTTGAAGGCATTGTGAGTAGTAGGTTGTCTAACCCCTGCTCTGTTACGAATCTGTCCTTTGTAAGCATACACAATTTTACCTTCAGGTACAACCACTGCTAAGTGTTTCTCTTCAGGAGGAGAAAGTGATGTATAGGCTTTCCAACGCATAGGTGCTGGAGGCATAGCATAATCCCACCATCTTTCAAGCCCAAGTATACTGTCTTTCTGATTGTAGACTTTAGCAATAGTGCTGATGTTCATGTTCGCTTGTAAGACATGAGTTGGTAAACCGTGTATACGAGCCAGTGTGCCGAAAAATGTTCTCTTTGTCATAAGAGGAGCACCCCCTTTACCACATGAGCGTAAAGCCCACCTCCAAAGCAAGCGTGCCTCCTTTTCATTGAACTGCTTCGCTATTGCAGTGAAGGACTTTTCTACATTGAGTAAAGCACGAACATACTTAGTGTCATAATCCCTTGAGCCATAGTTAGCACTCTCCGATGCTATTGTCATCCAAGGCTCTTCGTCAGGTAGCATATCTTTGACTACATCATAAAACGATGCTGCTTCATAAGCGATTAGTCGAATTGGGTCTTGAGTAGGAACTGATGGAAATAAGAACTGAAAGAATACTATAGCATCGTCAGCATTCGTCAATCGTGCTAACTGCTGCAATCTGACTTCATGTGAATTATCCAATCTTATACGCTCATGTATATCAGCGAGTAATGCAAACTTTGTCATAACCATGCCTCAATAAAATCGGTGAAGTCATTCTGCCAACTGTTTGGCCGAGGCTGAGTACCTACTCCAAATATGTCAAATGACAAGTCACGAATCTTAATGGCACTGGTCTTGATACCCTTACGCTTAGCACACAGATACAAGCAGTCCACCATTAAACCGTGAGGACTTCTTTGATTTCTCCACCTATCGTCACCTGCTACCTTGATTGATAGAGCCTTAGCGGAGGCATACTCGCCTCCCTTTAGACCCATAGCCAATGCTAGTTCCATGCCTCTATCTACACCAGCGTGCGCTGCTATAGCACGAGCCAATATTTCTGCCTTATCACTCATTCTTTATCCCACACATTTTTCATAAAGTTGAAACCACCAGTCTCTTTCAATCGTTCACGAAGCGATTGATTTTCTCTTTCTAACTCCTTGACCTTCTTATCAAACGCTTCAAGGTTCGCTGTCAAAATCTTGATTGTAGCCTTCTGTATCTTTACCATCTTCTCTAAGTCTTTCTTCTTACTCATCGCCTAACACCTTCTTTCTTGTTATCTTCAAATCACCGAGAACCCAACGGAGTCCATAGATGACTCCTTGTAGTCCTTTGAAATCCCTCATGTGCTGAACCTTCTGTTCCTTAGTCAGACCTTTACGCCTAAGTGCCATCAAGTGCTGATTCTGTTTTCGCTCAGCCTCCCATAGCAAATCTTCAATCTCTTTCCAAGTACGGTTGTACCCAAAGTTCTCACTGTCTTGATGGTCGCTCATTGTCATATCTTATCCTCCTTCAGTTTGTTCATATACTCTGTAATGGTTTCAGCGCATCTCCAACATACAGGTATGCCACTCATACATTGATGGGGATGACCCCAAATCTTGATTTGCTCAGGGTGAATATCAACACACAAAAGGCAGCGTCTCATTTCACCATCCTTAGTGTAATGATAACAAACTTCAGCCTTCACTAACAGTCACCTCTTTCTTATTCTCCTTGATAGCGGAAACATCCATCATGGCTGTCTCTATTTCAGTGACCTTGACATTGAGTAGTGTATCACCAGCACGAGTGCTAAGTGTTTCATCCATCAGTTTACTGATAGCCTTGTTCAATGCTGGGGCGTGCTTCTCTTCTTCAATGCTCCATTCAGAATCATTGGCAAGCATGGCTGCTATATCCTTGATAGCATTCTCAACTACCACACTGTAGTAGGTAGGGTCAGTATCTGTAGGTACAAAGTTACGGATAGCCATAGCCAGTAAACGAGTTATTACCTTCTTCTGAGGAAACTTGGCTGGCATTCTTTGCTCAACCTGAGCGCACTTTCGATAGCCTCTACCGTGAGTCTTGCCCTTAGTGTTGTCAGTATCAGACTCAATCAGTACAGCAGCACCAGTGTTCAAATCCATGACATACAGTTGAGGGTCAGCGTAGTATTCCACTTTAGGGTCACGCTTATCCTTCTCGCTCTTACTAAGTTCACTACCTAGTTTACTCAATGCTTTACCAGTTCCATCAGTCCATTCCATGTTATCACCATTCATTGTTGCTTTATATATCAATCAAGGTCGAAAGTTGAATGAGTCATACCGTCTTGTGTAATAGCCCAATCATGTTTCTTAGCCTGATGCCTGAGTTCCCTTTGCCTCTTAATGAGTAGGCTGATTCTACTTTCAACATCAGTCCTTAGTTGTATGATACGAGAATTAACTGAAGCAAGTAGCGTTTTCATTTTGTCCTCATGCTCTTTCTGTGAGGCTTCTATGTCTGCTTTAAGTGCGATAAAATCATCAGCGTGTTCCAGTGCTGCTTTATCACCAATGGCCTTGAGTGCTTCTTCTATCGCTGCGTCTACCTTTGTTTGGATAGTTTCTGATATATCCTCGTCTAACAACTTTTGAGCCTCAAGCAACTTCTCCATCTTCTCATCCATCTTATCCAGTTTTTTTACCAACTGCTTCTTAGTCAATTCATCATTTGCTACAACAGCGTACTTGTTATCTGTTTTAGTCCATATGCCTTTGTAAAGACAATCGTGACATACCTTTTGCTTTGAATTGAATGAACTCCTTTGCATTTGCTTCTTGCATCTTTCACATTCTACAATGAGTCCACCCATCAAGCATCCCTCCTGTAGTTGCTAACATATAATTCTCCAGCATCAAAGTCAATGATACTTGGAGAAGAGAGCATATTCTCTGTCAATGTAGGTGGAGCGAAAGTTACAGCAGTCTTAGCAGTCTTTTGTTCCCCAGTCATACCAACGAATCTTTGACTCTTCACTTCTTCACAGCCTTCGCACAAAGGTAAAGTTCTTGCGAACCTATCGCTCAAACATCTATCGTGCCACGAACCTTCTACCTTGTCACCGCATAGGTATGCTTTACCATCTACGCTAGTATGCAATACTTTCGGTGTATATCTTCTATCACTCATCTTCAATCACCTTTTGGTCAGGCATCCATATACCACCCAGCCAATACAAAAATATCATCATCCCAATTCCACATAACAATTCAATCATCTTCACTCCTCCTCCATGCTTTCATCTACACTGTTATCTGATGCCATCTTGAAACAGTCATCTGCAATAACCCAGTCTTTAGAGTGGATAGTCACAGCGATAAGTGTACCACCCTTCGTGTTATACAGTTTACCTCTACACCATCTCTGTAGCCTACGAGTAGTCTTTTGACCGAATGACCATGTATAGTCTAACACTCTACCTTCGGATGTAATCTGAACTCCCATCTGTCCTTTACCATATGCCAAGTGATTGTTTTTGTCTATCTTGTGTAAGTCTATGACAAGTTGTTCTTTCCATTTGTTGTGGTCACCGGCTATTTCATCGGGTAACTTAGTGACATAGTTCAACAGAGACTCTATGCAAGTTCTACCTTCGTAGACTTTACAGGATGCTTTCTCAGGCTCAAAGAAGAAACTCATGCTGTCACCTCCAGTTCAGGTTCGACCCACCATGTAGGAGTAGGTGACCTATCCCACCGTGGTGGCCCGTTAGCGAATCGCTTGCTGTGGTAGTATGCTCGGTAAGCAGTAACAGCATTGTCATGTTTGTATTCATCAGGCATAGCCTGAGCAAAAGGAGTAAGGCCATCTTTTACAGGAATTATATGAGACATAGCCTCCAAGTGGCGAATGCCTTTCTCACAGAAGTGGGTCTTGCCAAACCTACGAGTGTATTCTTCACATAACTCTACAGCATGAAGAGCAGCCCACTCAAAGTTGGCTCTTGAGTCTCCACACCAAACAGTGCAGGGGTGATGATGGTAACCGCCTTTCAGTGGTGTACCCTTCTTAGTCAATGGCATCATGTCAGGTGTAGCACCATGGCGAATCACTGCACTGCCAAGTTGTTGTAATAATTCTACGCACATCTTAGGCGAATGTTTGTCACAGTAGTGTCTTGCTGCTATGATTGGGTTGAAATGTAGGATAAATATGTTCATGTCACTCACCTACAAACTCACCAATGTATGGCATTTCATTATGTTCATCTGTCATTCTTATCAGTCCTATTTCAAACTCCATTTATTTCACCTTCTCTTTGTATTCAGTATGTGTCTTAGGCAACTTATGTGTGCGTCTGTTACACATATTATCTAGTAACTCACAAACATTGGCTACACCAGTAGACCAACGCTTCTCAGTAACATCATCAGTAACCATCACTTGTTTCAGTGATGTTAGGTCTATGCTATCACGAAGTAATGCAATCACTTCGTATTCCACATGGCTAACACTTGCTGCTCTTTCCATAGAGTGGTCTTTAGTGTTGCTTTATATATCAACTTCAAGAGTCGTCTTTTCTATCTGCTTGCTCTTGTGCATCTTTGATACTCTCAATTGCTTCTATGAGTCGTGGTAGCATCTCAGTCGCCTGTTCTATAGACAAGCGAACTCCGTGTCTAGTGTGCTGTTTACCATCACGAAGAATGCGTAGGTCAATCCAGTCTTTACCGTAGAAGTTTACATGAGCCAATCTTACATCGCCTCTACCATCTTTCCATTTAGCCTCAAGGCTACTCGATTGCCAAACTACTTTCTCAGTCATGTCTACTCCTCTTCATCTATAGGTTCATCACCAATGTACTCCCAGTGTTTATGTAAATCACGAGAGCACCATCGTTGATTCTCTAGTATGCTTTTATGCTTACCAGTCTCTTCTAGGTAGCGTAATTCAAAGACACCACTCAAAGGCTCAGAAACTATTTCTGCTAAGCGATGGGTATGCTTGTTTTGCCAGTAGCCACCAATCACTCTTCTTCATCTCCAAGGAGTAGGTCTGCTTCTGATACTCTAGCACAGTATGTACCCCACATCCACGGAGGAACTTTGTCTCCACTATCAGGACAAGTAGCACCTACTAATACACCGAGTTCTCCTGACTCAGCAGCATCATACATCTGCTGTCTAGTCATAGCAATCATGTAAGTATCAGTATCTGTTACACGGTAACGCATAAACAATGAGTCACCAGCAAGTAAATTGTAATCATCAGGATTCATTGTGATTGTATCACCTTCATCAGTTGGTACAGCAACGCCCCAATCTTCTACTGTGTGTGTTTCTCCGTTATCTAGCAGCACTTCTCTATTACCAATGAAAACTGGATAGGCTTGCTCTAGTGGTAAGTCTGCTAATCTAGTACCGTTCTCTGTAGTCCAAGAAGCAGCAACCGCTTGACGCTCTTGCATTTCTTGTCTGAAAGCATCCTCGGCTGATAAAGCAGCACTGGTAATCATTGGGTTGTCGTCTATCATATTGATATTAACTGAGGCAAACAAGCCAGTAATACGATTGTGATGTGCTTCTGAGTCAGGGTGGTCTACCCTATGCTCAAGTTGCAGTGTCTGCTCGTCTACCTTACGGTATCTACAGCCAGTTCCATCAGGTCGCCATACAGCCTTCTCAGCCATTTGGTTAAAGTGTTCTAACGCCCATACTTGTAATTCAGGTTCATATTCTTCTGTCATAATTTCACATCCATATATCTAGGTTTATCTTTTGGTTTTGATACAGTAGGAGTTTGTCGCAGCAGCGTACAACCAAGTAGTGATGATTCTCCATGATGAGAACCATCCCTTCTTTGAGTTCTTGCTCGCACTCAGGGCATACTTCGTAGATTCCCTCTGCCGATAGTATGACACCTAGTACCCACTCCTCGCCCCTCCCATCAGGGAGTTGTAATTGAACATGCCGGAGGTCACACTTGTGACCATCAGGGAGTACCCACATACCATCAGGAGTGATGGCGGAGGGTTTCAACTCGGCATTCCTGTACTTCTCTTTATCTTCTTTCATTACTCAACAGCCGCCTCTTCTTTCGGTGGGGCTTGTTTTACAGTGTAAGAAGGTGCTCTCTCAAAGTTAGGCTTGTGCTCTGCAAGTACAGCAGGTGCTCCTTGTCGCCACATAGCCACGACTTCTTGAGGGGATAAGTAATCTTCAGGGTCTATACGACCATACATGACTACAGTGATTTCGATAGAGCGAATGCTCCATTCACCATTGTCATTCTTCTCTAGTCCATCGTGAGTACGATTAGCAAAGTGACCGCCACCATCAAGGTGAGCATTGGAAATAGCCTCCATGAAGTCGATACACTGCTGCTTGGTAGAGAAGCGAAGGTTTGTCATAATACCTGAAGCATTCCAGTCGCTTACTTCTTTACGGCCAACCACATAGTCTTTGATAACATCAACTGGTTTCCAAACGAAGTCAGCAATTTCGTGACCATGAGACCTACGAGAGCGAACCTTGGTGTATTTCCAACCGTTCTCAACATCACCCTCTTTACGATTCTTGCTGCTAGTGTTCTTCACATAAGCAGTCATTTCAGCAAGCCAACTCCAGTCAGACCATGAGTGCTGAGCAGTCTTACCCTTGCCAGTCTTAGAAACAATGTTGTCATTACGCTTTAGCATACGAGTCAAAGATTCACGAATGTGTTTGATTACATCTGCTTCAGGTACAGCCTGAGCCATTCCTCTACGCATTTCATCCCATGATACTACATTCTTAGCATCCATGTCTTGCTGTGGCCTAGACCATTGGTGACTGTTCCAGCCACTGTGACATGGAGCACGCTTCCATGCAGTAATGAAACCATCAGCACCATTGTTTGCTCTTCGCATAGCCCACATGGTTTCAGTAGGTCTGTCGTGGTGTCGGCAGGTCTTTTCAGTGTCATTAGCCCACTTACATTCACCGTAGGTGTGGTTTATCGACCTGAAAATCGTACTGCTGTTATTAGCAGGTCGAATATGCACATCACCAAAGAAGTCTTGGAAAGCATCTATCAGTTCAGCAAAGAACTCATCTGTCACCATAGTTGAGTGAGTGATTACGGTCTGCTTACTCATACGAATAACAGAATACTTCTCTGACAATGCAACTGGGTCATGTCCTAACTCCTTGAGTTTGTCAGCCTTATCAGTGAACCATTCGCTGATATTGCTTGAAGCCCAACCAGTTTGTATGTAGAGTTCAGACTCATTATCACCATACAGAATCGGTAATCCCATGTAATGATTGTAACCAATGACTTCATCATGGCCGCAAGAATCAACACTTGGTTTAGGTACTGTACCCCAACCAACTTTACCTGTCATCATCACAGCAGCAGCACGAGTGTAGTTGTTCACCATGTCACTCCATGTCAGCCCAGTATCAGGGCCAGCCTTCATCAGCGTATACGCAACTGCTGCATCCATAGGCCAGCACTTACGAATAGCATTCTTCGTTCTCCCAACAGCGTGGTCTACGATAATCGCTTCTTCGCTGAAATCTACAGCGTTTTCTACAATACCTGCTTTCTCGTATCTATCCCAACTTTGCCATCCTTTCCATTCTCCACTCATACAATCAACTCCTCTATATCGTTTGTCTTTTCTAATTTGGTTTGCTTACCTTCAATTGAATAACTACTCTTAATGTCCTTGCATCCCTTCTGTATCACATCTACTTTGTTGAATATCATACTCAAATCACCCATGTAATATCTGCTGTTACCATCGAAGATATACAGACTGGCATAGTGATTAGCGAATATGGGTTTAGGTGTAACACGCACCACATCCCAGTTCATTCTGTCTGAGTCTACTTCATCCATCTTCTGAGTCATCCTTTCAAAACTAGGCTTACCTGTTGATACAGTAAATACAGCATCACTAGACATAGTACCATCTAGTTTGTATGTAGATACAGAGTCACTACCATGTCTGCTAGAATGGTATGCAAAAATAATCCCTGTAGGATTGTGCATAAATGCCAAGTATTCTCCCTGTAGCCAACTATTAACAGGGCTGTAGTACAAAGTGTCTCTCGACCAACTTCTATGCTGGGCGTAGCCAAACTTCGCCTTTATTTCTGCCACTGTCATTTCAGAAGGGTGAGGTATTCCACTTCGCCCAACTATCTTCACATCATCTGTTTCGTTTGTCATGTTCATCATTCCTTTGCTTCGTTTGTTTCATTCATTGTTGCTTTATATATCAACTTCTCCAATCATCGACTTTCATTGTAATCCCGCATGAGGTCGTCTATGTCGTGCTGTATTTCTATACACTCCTTACACCACATATCCCCGCTATCATTGTGATACAACTGCTCAACTGTTTCTGTGCAGCCACTGCACTCAGGACAGTCAGGACAATTGGAATACTCATCTGTATCGAATAATTCGTCACATAATTTGCACTGCTCAAAGGGATAATTGTCACAGACATTCTTGATAATGCCCTCCAGCACTGCTATCTTTCGCTCAAGTTTCTTGCTATCGCTCATACATTCACTCTCCTAGACGACTATCATCATTCTCTCATGCGAGGAATACATCTTCTCCTATGTCTCCGCCCATCATAACATCTAGGAAAGTTGGCTTGTCACCTTCTACTCCCATGTCCGAAAGCACGCTTGCTATCAAATCATCGAACTGGTTCATTTCCTCTAGCGATAGTGCTAGTGCAGGTGGATGGAGTTCAGCAATATCCCAACCGAACTCTTCTGCATGAGCATTAGCATAAGCAACAAACTCAGGTGCAGTCTTATTGTCTGATGTAAGCATAGGTTTCAATCCTCTAATCTTGATTACACTCTTGGCTGGGTCTGCTGATATACCCATGTCGATACAGTTGATTGCATCAACCGATACACCATACTTCGACGCTAGTGCTTGGTAACATAACTCCCATGCAATACCATCAACAAGTGGAGCATTCTGTGCTATGTTTTGATGATATGTAATCCATGTTAAGTGTGTACTCGCTGTGTCCTGTGCTCTGCACGAAGAAGAGGATAATGCTTTCCTTCGTGCATGTAAGTAGCCTTCTACTTCTTCAGGTAACACATGTAGTCCTTTCATCATCCCTTCAAAGTGAGAATTGTTCTTGACCATAGTATCAATCAAGGAGAGTATTCTCTTCTTCATGTTTGCGTAAATCTTGGGCTGTATGTCCGAAGTCATTATGCTCACTCCTCTTCTGTTGAATATACTTCACCACTCTCAAGTACAAGACCTGAGTTGGTGTTCTTTACGAATGTGATTAGCGTAGCAACTGCTGTTGATTCATCCTTTACATCAAGCATAGCACCCTTTGGGTGATTCAGTTCTTCACCTTCAATGAGTATCTGCACTGTGCCTTCTTGCTCTACATAGGATATGACTGACATAGGTGCATACAACAAAGAGCCACTTGCTGGACTTGCCAGTGTAGGTTCTTGTTCGCTTAGCCATTCAGTCAATTCAGGTGGTGCTCGTAGTTCCAATGCAATACCATACTTACGATTCACGGTAGGTTCACCTACACCCTGAATGTGTATACGGTTAGTATCGAACTGTGTTCTAACTTGTAGTCTTGCTTCTCCATATTCTGCCATGTTATCTGTCTCCAATGTTCCTTTATATATCAACAATCAAACTGTAAAGTCGTCTCGCCAGTCCTCATCCTCTACAGTCATGCCGTACTTACCCAGCCCCTGTAGGAATGCAGCCTCCTCCTTACGCCTTTCCATTTCCTTGTCGAGTTTGTTTTTCTTCTTAGCAGGGTAGTTCTTACCTTTGCCCTTACCCTTACCTTTCTTTTTCTTCTTAGCCTTGAGTCGCTCGTTGCGCTCAGCATCATATGAAATCCATGTCTCTACATTGATGAACTCAGGTAGGTAGAACTTCTTAGACTTCTTACATTGAACCATACCATCACGAGTCTTGACCTTAGCCTCCTCAGCAGCACAGACAATACAGTGACCATCGTGGTGCATACCAAAGTGTGATACAGTGTTGTCACACTTAGGACATATATCTACCATGTCATACAGACCATCAGTAGCCAGCATCAGTTCAGGTGCTCCACAGTTGTCACACACTTCAGGTACACCATCTTCTTTGTGAACCCACTGATGGGTAGTACATACTGCACAAGCATACAGTTCCCATGAAGGTGGGAATCCATCACCCTCATCATCTTCTTCTTCGGGAATCCAATACTCGGACTTTGGTTTCTTCTGCTTCTTCTTTGGTATGTCCGATTCATCTGAGAATGTAAAGTTACCACGGTTGCTACCAAGTGATGCAAACAGAGACTTACCTTCAGGTATCTGTAGAACTTCAGCAACATACTTCTGTTGCGACTTGCCTTCGACTGCATGGTGGCAGTACAAGTCACGAACATGCTCGATTAAAGAAGCAGCATCAGGTTGCTTGAGACAACCAGCATCACCCATGAGGTAACCAAGAATACACAGTTGAACACCAGTACGACCATGACCACCAACGCACTGAGTAGATACAGTCTTGATACCCTGAGCCTTTATGTCAGCAACAAGTGCAAGCCAAAACTCACGGTGAACATCTTGAGGGATAGAGAAGTCAGGCCAGTCGATACTGATAATCTGTGGTGTGCCACCACCAATGTAACCTTGACATGACCAACCAGTAGGCACAACAGTAGCACGAGAGTTCTCCATTACTTGCGCTGGCCCAATCGCTAGGTCAGGCATAGGAGTCATACGATGCCAGCCACCATTACGACTGTGACCACCAGCGTGAATTACTACACCATCAATCTCAAACACAACTGGGTTACCAGTGTGACAACCTGCTTTACTATTATTCATCCAATTCATTGTTTCACTTCCTTTACTTCATCCTCAGTCATAGCCTTGAGGAAATCCTCTAGCCCATCACCCTGCTTCGCTAGATACTTGTTCAGTATCAGCATCATTTCAGGAGTGTCAGGGTCAGTAGGGTCAATCGCTTCATACAGAGCATTGAACTCCTTCGCTGTAGGTAGGAACTCTTTCGCTTTGATGAGAGCAATCTGCTCCTTGATACTGGTACGAGTCTCACCTTGAGAGCCAACCAACCATACATCAACAGGAGGAGGGGCAATCATCAGTGAAGCACTGTGCTCATCGAACAGTGACTTGAGTTCAGCCAACTGTGTGTGAGCCACTTCGTTAGGATTGTTAGCAGCCCAAGTCAGATGCTTAGAACACTGCTGGCAAGTAGATACACCACACATAATGAAGTCCTTATTCAATGGGTTGTTGTGGCTACCTTTGTCACCATGTCTCCACCCAACTGGTAGAATCTCCATGACATTACGAAGAGCCTCGTGAACATTCTTGCTAGAAGCAATAGGAGTCTTACGCCAGTAGGCTGGAGTTTTCTTCTCAACATAGTCAAGTATTTCTCCCCAATCGTTCTCAGGTGGAGAAGCACTCTCCCATTGAGTACGCTTCTCTTCAAGGTCAGGGTCAAGGAACTCACGAGCCATCTCAAAGACTGAGGCCATAGCATTCATGTCTCTTCTTGGATTGAAGCCAGCAGTACCAGCATCGAAAGCATACTTGCTGAGCCACTTGTTGAACAGTGAACCATTGTTGTGTACTGCATTCTCACCTTTGTTCACAACTACAATGAGTTGTCCAAGAGTGGTGGCATCAGGTTGAGCAGTGAACGCTTGTATAGCATCACATATTTCAGCACCCATCAGCATGGAGTCGCCCCACTTCGGGCCACCGTATGAGGATGACCACCCTTTGCGATAGTGCTTGTTCAAGAAGCGAAGCATCTTTGCACAGTCAGCCCAGTCCACTTCGATGTGACCTATTGCTGCATAGTAGTGACCACGAGTAGAGTCAAGGTGAGGAGTGTTGTTGATTTTTTTCCATACATCGCTACCAATACAAGCAGTCATTGTAGCAAACAGTTCTGCATTGGCATTGGTCTTGAGGCTACGAGCGTGTCGCATTTCACCGAGTCCAAGAGCAAGCATGGCTTTAGGTAACCAAGCACAGAACATACCAGCAAGGTATGCTACATCAGATGGTTTGCTGTATGGTAGACTGACCCACTGGTGGAAGAAGGTGGAGAACCAGCCCTGTTGCTTTCGCCAGTACAAGTTACCATCCTTGAGTCCACGAGAGAAGTCATCAAGGTAAGCATGAGGAGCATACGGCTTAGGAGTAAACTTGTGCTCATTGTCTTTGACAACCCAGCCAGCAGCAGCCTCAACCCAACGGTCACCCACAGTCACTGAAGGAGTGATAGCATAAGCAACACCAACACCACGGCAGTGAGCATAGATGTGAGAGAGACGAGAACCAGCAGGTTCGACAACCATGAAACCTTCAGGTAGTTTCTCAGGAGTGATGTTCTCTTCAAGCCAAGCGACTTCTTCAAGACCACTCATTACAATGAAGTCCTTCACTATGACTTCACCATCAGCAATCATACCGATAGTATCTACACCTTCAGGTGGAGGGTGAACTGGAGTGTGGGATGGAGCACCACGAATCTGTGTAAGGCTGTGCTTCATTTCAGGTAGTTCTAGTAATCCTCTATCACGATTCTCATTGACTAGATTGAATACGAACTCCAACTCGTGACGAGTAGGAGAATAGGACAGCGAGTTCATAATCATGTTATCCTTCGTATAGTCATCAATGCGGAGAGGGAATGCAAGATTGAATCCATGTCCAGCAGTGACACCATCGTGACCAACTCCCATGATGTTGTAACCTTGGAACATTACTGGTTTGTCAAGCCCAGTCTCAGGGTCAGCAGTCATAATGGTCTTGCCAGTCTCATCCACTTCAGGGTGAGACAATGCCATAACAGAAGATGACGAAGCATCAATGAATGGCATGAGTAGCATACAACCATTAGGGTCAGCATCAGTCATAACTTGAGCAAGCCGATTGAAGTTACTGATAAGAGAAGCCTCATCATTACAACGGACAGATTCAATGACACCATGCCGTGGAGTCTCAGGGCAAGTCCTCAAGAAACAAGGGTAGCCAATGAGTTCACCTGCTGATGCTAGATGTAGAGCAGTGTCAGTCAAGTGAATGGCAATCATATCTAGTGGTTGCCAATCCTTCGGTACTGCATACTGGTTGTGGGCTGAGCGATGAGTAAAGAGGGCTTTTGCCTTCTGTGATTTCATCGCTTTGATACGGTCTGTACTGTTAAGTTCAGGCTCTTTCATTCGGTTAGTCATGGTCTGTCTCTCCTTGTTTCACTTCGTTATTCATTGTTGCTTTATATATCAACTGTTGCTGTTCATCGGTTTTGCTATCGGTAAAGAAGGGCGTTGGTGTAAGTGACTCGTCACTGATAGTGAGTCGCTTGTATAGTCCACCGTTCTTATTCTTGAATAGTATCTCAATGTTAGGCATGGCTCTGTCAGGATGTAAAGCATAAGCATCTTTACATCTATCCAAGTGATGCTCTAGTATCACTTCTACATTGTTCGATGTATTCTTTTCTACATCCGTAGTCCAGTCATAGGCAAACTGTCTAGCATCCAATAGTGATTCAAATACTAGATGCTCATGCTTGGCATCCCACCATCTTTCATATCCATCTTGGTCTACTGAGTGTCGCTCTTGAGTTATTGTTAGTAAGAATACATTCGGTTGGTCAGATGGTATTCTAGTTGTAGTAAATTGTCTTGTCATGTTATCACCTTTTGATGTTGCTTTATATATCAACTCGCTAATTACTATAGACTGTCGAGGAGTTACTCCTCTTCGTAGTCTATCAAATCCATATGAGACTCATTACTAATCTGAGTATGTGATGGTAGACGATACGATGGTCTAGTCATGGCTGCTGTTGGATATGCTACGAACATATTCTTCTTATCTTGATGAACCATGTCACCCACTTTAACCTGTGGTAATCTATGTGATTCAATTACCTGAAAGGTACTGCTTCTCCCTCTCGTAGTTATGTGCTCAACTATTAGCCATTGGTTCTGTCCTACTGTTAATCTATACATCATTCTTTCAACTCCTCTATCTGTTGTTCAAGTTCTGCTATGTAAGCCTCAAGTTCTTTCACTCTCGCTCTCTCCTTTCGTAAAGCGAATACCATTCCTGATGCTCTGCTCATACAGTCACCTCTTCTATAGAATCATCACTGCTACGGATTCGTTTGCGACCCCACTGCTTACCAGTTGGGTCAGGGTTGTATACAATATCCCAGTCGCCATCCCATTCCTGTTCATTAAGATACCATACACGCTTTCGTTGGTAGATAGAAACATGGGGTAGAGCATTGAGTCTATCCTTGGTCGTCACTGTTGAGTAACCAGCATCGGTTATCTTGAGTGTACCGTCAGCCTCGTGACAAGCAATCATATTACCAAACAGATACAAGTAAGCAGCACTAGGTTTAGCAGCATCGAGTACCACTTTTGTGTTGCCTCGCTTGAACTTCTTGTACGACATTAATGCTGCTGCTGCATCCTTGCTTATCTTTCTCATGCAATCACCTCTTCTTCTACACTACAGTTGCTTAGGATAAAGTCGGCTGCTGCTTGAGCCTGACTGAATGCTTTGTCAAGTGCATTGTCCTGATTCTTACAAGCAGCAAGCCAGTGCTTCAAGTAAGCCTGAGAGTTAGCGTGCTCTTCTTGTAGGACATAAGGATTGAACTCACCACCAAGAGTAAGTGTCACAATCAATGCACCAAGTTCAGCAACCAGTTCCTCAAAGGCATACTCAGGAGTACCAAACTTAGGAGTCAGTGGTCGTTCCTTTCTCTTAGGGTGACCAGTGCTGTGTACTGCTTCGTGCATGGCTGTCATCACTTCACCAAGTTGAGTCTCAAAGTCCTCATGCTTTGGTAGTCTGATAAGGTCACCATCTATTCTATAGAATGCTTGACTGCCCTTACGCTCAAGAGTCAGGGTCTTTTGTGAGGCGACATAGGAATAGAAGGACTCCATCATGTCAGACTCAGGTGTGACTGATAGGTTCTCATCTTTCACTTCAGGTGCTTCGTAATCTTCACACTGTTCAACACAGAACACTTCGTACCATCTAGTCAAGTAACCATTACGGATTGTCTCCTCACCAGTCTCCTTGTCTATCTTAGTGTACTCAGAAGCCTTGAAGTATTTGATGAGACAACCCTCACCATTCTTCAAGCCCTTGATGCTCAGTCCTTTCTCAAGCAATTGCTTACGAGTTCCAAAGCGTAGGTCAGTGTAGCCACGACCCAATCCCCAAAACCATAGAGCAACTATGTTACCACCACGGTAAGCCTTCTTGCTCTTTAGATTCACAGGCATGGTAGCCCCACCTTTCCACGGCTTACGCCACGGAATGTTGTTGCTCTCTATACCTGCTGCAAGGTTCTCATACCAAGTAGCCTTGCTTGCTTCTGCTTTGCTCTTTCCATATGCTTTCTTCTTCTCTTTACTCCAAGCCATTTTTCTCACTCCTCATTTCGTTGTTGCTTTATATATCAAACATGATACTTGTCATCTACTGTATGTACTGGTGAGGAATCAGTGTGTCCTCTCCACATTTGTTCTTTGTATGTGTTAGTGTCTCTATCATAGTGCATGAGTTTCACCGTCACTCTTCTTTCATCAATCACTTCAATTGCTTTCAGTGTACTGGTTAGTGCTGGAGTTAGACCAGTGACATACAAATAGAGACAGCACCTAGCATTAGGTTCATACTGTAACCAGTCTCGTAGTGTATTGTATGCTTGTGTCAAAGAGTTCATCGCTTGATACATCATCCCTTCATAGTCATGGATGTTTTCTATTGCATCCCTCCATATGAAATGGATAACCTCTCCTCCATCATTCTTCTTTATGTCATGCCTACCTTGACACAAGCCAAGGTGTACTTCGTTATTCTTATCGCTCATTCTTTCACAACCTTTCTCCAATGTAGGCGGAGTAACCTTTCGCCATCCCAGTACCAACCCGGATTACATTGAGCCTCAGCCTCTTTTGCTAGTTCCATTTCTATTTCACCAGCGTCAATCCCATCACCAAAGATAAACAAAGCGTGTATCAGTTCGTCACTTAGTTCATCATAAGGTATTGATTCATTGATAGGATAGTGTGCTATTTCTGTATACTCGTGCATACCATCACGGTATTCAAAGGATACTTCGATGTGAGTAGGTTCAGAGAGGAACTCCGCCTTCAGATAATCAACCAAGGCTTTAGCATCCTCTTTAGTGAACACTCGCAACTCACTTTCCCAAACATCACAGAACTGTGAGTGGTCGCAGTCTGATGTAGTTGTCATCAGTGTACCATCTACGCTGAACAGTATCTCGTACAATGAAACATTCATTAGTAACCACCCTTGTTTAGCAGGTTTCTTAGATTGTCTGAATAAGTACCCGACCATTCCTCGTCACACATTAATGCAATCTCAGTTGCTGTATCTACAGTCATGTCGCCTTCTACTACAGCATCATATAGATACTCACCTATCTTCATGCAGTAACCAACCATGTGTAGCAATCCTTTCATCAATTCTTCTTGTCTATTATCTTCACTCATCTTTCTTCACTCCTCATTATCAATGTTGCTTTATATATCAACTTCATTCCTCTCTCTTTTGTTAAACTCTTCAAGCGTCATAAGGTGGTCTGTTCCCTCTACCATTTGCTTGGCTACGCATAACGCAAACCTACCTGATGTAGTTGTCTGAAGTATGCTCATGTATAGCATGGCATCTCTAACTTCTTGCGACTCATACCATGTAACATCTGACACTTCATCGCCATCCATCCACTCAATACCATAGATGAAGCCGTTGTTGTTGTCGTCAGCAGGGTACTTGTTATCTCTTCTTACATCATCCCATTCAATAGGATAGGCTGGTAGTCTCTCTTCATTCATTTTCATTCCTCCTCTTGTTTCTGTTCTCTTACTCTTGGTGTATTGCCACGCAAGCATTCAGCACATCTCCTGAACCCAGCATGAGTACGATTGTCACACCTCTTGACATGGCAAGTGTTAGCGAATAGTCTCACGCCTTCACCCCCAAGTCACGAAGCATCTCCTTTGGTATGTCTCCAG